GATCTTAGGGATATAGAATCTAGCGGAATAAGGAATATAAAGAATATGAAAAATCTTCAAACCCTTGAATTGTCTTCATGTTATTTGGATAGGTATATAAAGGAGTTTAATGATCTTCCTAAATTAACTTCGTTGAGAATACATCCTGGCCCTTCTGATATGTGGAATTATTTTGATATAAATACCCTTCCTTTTTTCGAGGTAGATAAGATAAATCCTAACATTACTAATTTTGATTTTTTAAATGACTGGGTAAGTGGAGAAAGGAGGACGGGTTGGAATGATGATAATATGTCGGGTAGAGGATTGGATCATCTTACAGGTTTTTTCGTCTATCATAGTAATAGTATTAGAGTGGATAAGCTGCCAGATTATATTTATGAGATGAGGTCTATTACATGGTTTGTGATGGATTATTCTACTCATAGCCAAAAAAGATCAGATGATTTCGTAAACTCCTTCTACGACCTTGTTGTAGGATGGGATCAGATTACCATGGCATCCGTGGCCAAAGATGGGGAAAGAAATCAGTTTTATGGACTTGCGGTTTCTATGTATGGTAGTCAATATCCTGACGAGAACCAGCGTCCTTCCGGCACGGAGCAGGTCCCAGAGGGATTCGTGAAAGGCTCGTCCAACGGGTCTCCCGCTACACCTATGGAGAAGATATATGTATTAAAAAATAATTACGCCCAGAAATGGACGATAAAACCAGCTTGACATGAATAGGAATGATATTATAAAAGAACTTGGATCGTATTTTGATATAGTGGAATTGGTGTGTCCTCATACGTACAATAAGTGGAAGGACAGATCGTGGCAGTTTCTTGATACTGCGTTTCTCCATAATCTTCTTATATTACGGAGGGATATAATTAAACAGCCTATGTATTGTAATAATTGGGACAAGCAGGGGCAGTTTTCCCAACGTGGTCTTAGATGCAACATCTGCCAGATAGTTAAGGATAAGAAAGATGTTTATCTATCCGCTCATGTGTTGGGTAAGGCTGGGGATTTCGATGTCAAGTCAATGACGGCGGAACAGGCTAGAGGCTTGATCTTGGATCATCAAGATATGTTACCATATCCTTTCCGGATTGAAGGGAAGGTGGGTTGGTTGCATTTTGATATCCTTGATACGAGGAATGGCATACACGCCGTGGTGTTTTAGGGACTTAACGGTATAGTAGTTAACTTTGCGAGTAAGGTATAAAATGAAAGACAAAGACATGATAGAGCGAGTGGGGGCTTTATGGAATATAGCGCTTGCGTATGGTGCTTCTTGTTGGGCTTACTTCCAGCCAGTGCATCATTTATTGACTGTATTACTTATAGTATTAATAGCGAATTTTTTGGCTAGGTTAGCGCAAAGCGTAAGGGGCTGGAAGCTCCGTAGAAGCCGTAGGAGGAGGTTTAGTTTCAAGAGATGGCTTAGGGAGGTCAGGTTCACTGATATTCTTAAGGAGTTCGCTTTGTCTTGTTTTATAGTAATGACATTATGTGTTATATATAAGACGTTATACCCGATCGAGGAGGAGGCTAGCATGATACTTACCGTTACCAAATATGGTGTGTATATAGCCCTTGTGGGATATGTCATGCTTTTCTTGAATACCATAGGGGATACTTTCGCTGACGCTTATTTGGTTAAGGTATTCAAGGCCGTATTCAAGAGGATAAATGTATTCAAGATGTTTGGCTTCTCTAAAAACATACCTGACGAGACGTTTGACGATATAAAGAAGATCGCTGATGATGAGGTTAAGAATAAGTCTTAGGGCGATTGTTTGTTTAGGTCTGTCGCTATTCCTGTCCTCTTGTGGAAGCAGGAGGCAGGTTAGCGACATGTCTATAGATAATCGTTTGATAAGCAGGATAGAGACGATGATAGATGAGGTCATGGATCGGAAGATCGTAGAGATCAAGACATCTGATCTTAATGCCGATATTGTTATAACGGAGAGAGAGTTCGATACGGACAAGGATGTTGATCCTACCACGGGGGAACGGCCGGTGTCCTCGCAGACAGATACCCATATCGTCATCGGCCGGCGGGATAGCACGGTGACGGTCGATTCACTTGGCATTGATAAGACGATTACCGGTGTTAAGGATATTGACAAGAAGACAGACATCAAGCATAAGGACGTAGATGATAAGAAAGAATCAAAATGGCCAATAGCTGTCACATCAATTAGCGTGTTGTTGATATTATTGGGCTTGATATATTTACTAAAAAAGATGAAGGTTTTATGAGACGAAGAATGATTGTATCTGACGATAGGGGGGGGGCTTGTAGATCAATACACTAAGTTTTTGATGAGATTCGATGACGGTTTCAAGGTTCAAGCGGAACCGCCATCTTTGTATCCCGAAGATGGATTGGAGATCAAGGGTGGATACTTTTACTCTAGTTATGATGGATCATCCGGTTATGCGTATAATAGTACTTCTGATTCTTATGGTATGATTAATACGTCTAAAATGTTACGTGCTGAGGATTTCCCGGACTATCATCCATTCACAATCGATTTCTGGTACAGACCGATGTCAGATAAAAATTCTTGCCATGTAGGGCATGAGTGGATAGACGGTCTTTTTTACTTCGGACGATCGGGGACGGAATCTGAGGGGTATGGCCTTTATTTCGCTACCCGTAAAGGATCTTTCGGAAAGAAGATAGCTGATATGGTTAGTAGGTGGTATCATATCGCTATAGTAAGAAAAACGAATAGTAGTGATGTGAGTTGCTTTTGTGACGGTAAGTTGTGTGCCTCGTTCTATTCTGGCATCTACTCTTTAAGGGCGAAGAACATAGATTTTAATAGACAGAGAGATGGGCATAATAGAGGATCTTTTGTTATAGATGATTTCAGGATAAGTAATATAGCTAGATGGGATTCGGATTTTGAACCTCCAAAAAGAAAGGGATTATGATCTACCATAATCCCTTGCCATTCATCCTTACCCACGTATCAACCAAAACCAAAATGAGGTCAGTCCCGGATTCGAACCGGGGTATATGGTTTTGCAGACCACCGACTAAACCGCTCATCCAACCGACCGCATCGCGAATATAAAATTTTGTCTTTGACCAGACAACTTCTTTGACCAGATTTTTACTCAACTAGAAACTGCCTTGAAGAAAATCCCTTATCTAGTAAATACTAGGTGAGGCAATATCTCTTTGAGGTCTATCTCTGTTGACACCAAAGGAAATGTGGCGGCTCCGTAAGGCAGGGCGGGAGGTATCCCCACACGGCCGGCCAGGAGCGGAGCGACTCGTAGCCCACCTCCCTTTTCCCCTTGGCGTATTACGCTTAAGCGTTGGAAAGAAGTAAACATATCAATACATTAACGTCTGATGTAGGTAGTAGTTTGTCGATCAAAGATCCATCGATAACATAAGTATGTGTCAAAAATACACTAAACTAAATCATTGATATACATTATTATTAAGATCTTAGATTTTCAATCTACTACAGATTATTAAGTTAATGTAATTAACTTATATACTTTAAATTATAAGAAAGCGTTAGCTAATGCTTTTTAATTAATCAACTTATGAGGTAAAGATGGTAAGTAATTAAATAAAGAAAGGATTTATAATGAGATTCCCTTCTTAAGGGGCGAAGCTCCTTATATCACATGTCACAAAATAGACAATTGTGTTTTAGTTAGTTACGTTATTATTGAAATAATAGCAGTGGTATTATGATAAATTAATTCAATTTTCTCTTTACCATTATCTATATTTTACGTATATTTGAAGTGGATAAGATATGAACGATATGAATTTTGACTTGGATTATATAAGGAAATGCTCTTCTATGATAAAGGAGTTCCCGGTATATACAGAGGCTGAAAAGAGGCAGGTAGCTGAGGGACGTACTTGTATTAAGTTGTCTAAAGGACAACCTATATATCCTCGTAATTTTAAGAAACGTAGAGATACTTTCGCTGGCGCTGATTATACCACGGCTAATCCAAGGGATATTGATCCTAACAACATCTATATACCTCCTTATTTTAGGCTTAAGATTATCATGGCTATTATCATCAACTTTGATAGGGCTATTGCGTTTAACAGGATATCTGATAATGACTTTAAGCTAGGCATGACATATCGGTTCATTTATGAGCATGTCGGTTCTTTTAAGTGTTTTGAGAAGGCTTACAGCATGGTATCATTAGTTATTGACAACGAGTTGTCAATCATGAGATCCATTGGTGATTATAATTATAAGTGGAATATGCGTAAGGTCTATCCGTCATGCTTCGTGAATAAGGCTAAGTTCAGGTATATTGGTGGTGGTGATAACGCTCCTGTAAGCTCAAAGGGAAGAGCTAATAAGGCCAGAAGGGCTGCTGTTGATTATAAGGTTATGATTATGGTTAATATCATAAATACAAGATCCGCTGATAAGATAAGAAAGATGGTTAAATCTGATGGTAGCCTTAAAAATAATGGGGAAAGAGTTGATGGAAGGAATAATAAAGTCCTTTTTGATATATATAATAGTCGTTTGATTCACGAGGGGTTTAAAGAAATGAAAACCTCTACCTTGTATAAGTATCTTAAGGCTGCGTTAGACTTTTTAGGTGTAAGTCTATTGGAGTTAAGGTCTTTAGCTGATAGGTCTATCTCTGATATAGAAAATGGCAAGAAAGGGTATGAGCCTGATTTATGTCATTTTGATGATTGTTTTGATATCAATTCTTTTGTGGAGGATTCGTGATGAGTAGTTTTAGTATCGTAAGAGGTGGAGATATATTCATCGTATTTAACCACGATAATGGTATGTTTAATATCCAAGAGCTATCGGATTCCATTGGATGTAAGAATATATTGTCATCTGTCGTAAAAGACCCTTTGAATGGGTCGATGTATGTTATGAAAGAGATATCCGATCAGAAGTGGGGAGATATAGTGGCTTTGGTTAGATTCGGATGTCTGTTGAATAAGTCTATTGTAAAGGAGATTATCGTCAAATCTATAAGATTGTGGGTAGATATTTGTGGTATGTCTTACAGCGATATCAAATCATCTACATCCGATCCTATATACAATACGTTCCTTTTTAGCGGCTATATGTCTTTGGCTGGGGATAATCCTGACCTTAAAAAGTTTATTGTATCTCTTAGGAGTAGAATGCTTAGATATGATCTCACATGCTTATGTCTTTATTTAGCTATGTCTATGGCTATCAATGGAGGTATAATTCTAAGCGAGCAGGATCTTCTTGATGCTCTTATCTTATAGCCTCGTTTGTTTTATCGATCAAATTAGTATCTTTGTGAAAAAGATATTAAGATGAATCAGATCAATATCATACCGAAGATAATTCATGATAAGTTTGCCGCTAGGATTATCATGGATGATTACGATATAGAGAAGCCTATCGTAATTACTGTCGTAGCTAGGCGTAACGATGGTGAGTATAATACCCAGATATTGACATACCCGACATCGGGAGTCGATTATGAGGGTAATGTAAGGATGGTGTTTTTTGATGTCGCTAGGTCTCATGTTTGTCAGATAACATCGGTGTTTATCAACGGTCATGAGGTTAAGACATATTATACCGATATCCCGGATCTTGATATGCAAGCCCGTTATGACGATAGCTTATGCCGGTACGATAAGAAGGTTAACATGAATGATATTCGGCTGTCATTTCAGGTGCTAGAGACACGTGATCCCAAGGTGCTTCAGGTATTGGATGAGTCTGAGTGGGGGCTACTGGAGGACAGGAAGGCGATTATCGAGATCACTACGCCGGGCATGTCCGACCCCGTTACGTTGTTCCTTGGCAAGAATCAGGTCAATACCTTTACTAGCCTAACATTAGGCCTCAATTGTTTTAATTACGATGATTGTAATGTAAAGTACCTTGATCTACCTGATGGTATATATGATATCAAGATCATAGGTAGCCCTTCTACTTACAACTTCAGTCGCAAGTATCTTAAGACGGATCTTATACGCAGACGTCTTGATCGGCTATGGATTAAGACTGATATCCTATGCGAGGACAAGGATAAGGATCTTATAAATAAGATACAGGAGATGGAGACGCTTATGGCTGTAGCGGAGGCTAACGTCAGGTTGGATAATATAGAGGCGGCTCATGAGATCATTGATCGTGTCGGAGAGCTTCTTGAGATGGCTACTAATTGCGTGGATTGTTGAACATAAAAATATTTAGTCGTGGGTTGTAATACTTGTAAGGAAAAGGCGTTAAAGGCCGAGAGGGAAAGAATTGAGAGAAGCATGATGAATCGTGTTTCTTCCACTGTTATTAGTGATAGGGAATATGCTTCTAGAAGCACCGCTGGTTGTATGGTTATGCTTGATCCGTTGCAGACCATGGAGCGTGATGTGGTTAGTATATATAAACAAGTTCGTACCAAGGGTGGTGGCGTGGGTGTATCTTATCTTAATATGCAGAAGAAGATCCGTGAGTGGATCAAGAACCTGCCATATGGATGCCCGCCTGATGAGGAGGTACAAGAAATGAGAAAGGAGATACTTGATGGGCGCTCAATCTATATCAAACCTTGATAGGATAGATCTATGTAAGGTCGTAGACGAATGGTTATCTTGCCAATGGGGTAGATACATGAGGTATCATAGGTATAGGATCGGGGACAAGCCCGATGTATCCTATTGGGGCAAGATAATTCGTTTACAAAGATCCTTGTGTGATAATGATTGCGGGTTATGCCCGGATGAGATAAGATCGTTAAAGGAACGTGTTAATAAGTTACTGGCATGAAAAAATACAGTTGTTCACATATAACCCCGTCCACTTGCGTACCCTACGAGGGCGATCTCCCGGAGTGGTCAAAGTATAAGGACTCTGATGAGTGCGTTATGATCTCTGACGTGATAGAGGAGATATATGACGAGCTTACCCGTATCAGGGAGGCTATAGACGTCCGGGATCTCGGCGAGTCTTGCGTGAAGGTAAGTGGTGATAAGACCGTAGCGAAAGTTCTTTATGCTTTGGAGGATAAGATTTGTAATGGGTAATTAATGTCCTGATTTTAGGATATTAAAAATAGCCAATTGGATTGTGTTTGTCACACCAATTGGCTATTTTTGTATGTCCGCCGACTCTCACGAGGGAGCGGACATAAACTATTTAATTATTAATCTCAAAATTAGACTAAAAAATGAAGACGGTTAATGTTTTGACGAGAAAAATGGGTGATTTTAACGTTTTTCAAAGAACTAGTGATGGTTATTTTGATGCTAACGAATTGTTGAGGCAGTGGAATGCTGTAGAGGGTAATCCGGAAAGAAATTTAAAGAGATTTTTAGAGAGTCCTAAAACAAAGGAGTTTATAGACGCTTTAATAAGTGATTTAAGCCATGGGGCAAAAATGCAGTTACCAGATACACAGGTATTTAAGATTATAAAATCAAAGACGTTGAGAGATGGATCTAAAACTATTGGTAAGGCATGGATGCATCCTTATTTATTTATCAAGTTTGCTATGTGGATAAACCCTAAGTTTGAGGTTCAGGTTATCAGATTTGTTCATGACCAGCTTATAGATTATAGGGATAAGGCCGGTGATGCTTATAAGAGAATGTCTTCTGCTTTGTCTAGGATAATTGAGCCTTCAAGATTAAGGGATAAGATTCAAGATCTGGCGAGATCTGTAAATATTATCATATACGGATTGCATCAAAGCATGATAAGAAATTCCGTAGGCGAAGAGGTCAAGGCTAAGGAATTGATGGAGCTGGAGATTGATATAGCTAAGATGATTGAATTTGGATATATAACCACAGAAGAACAGTTAAGGGATTATCTGTATAAGGTTTTGAGAAGCAAAAAGGCTCTTCCTTTGTGATTTGAATTTTAATTGTATCTTTGTGACAAAGTGAATGACAATGGTATACGGTAACAAAGAAATAGTACGGACGTTCACCAGAAACAACCCCCCTGCCGGGTACGTGGGCGGCTCTGTTGACTACAGGGTCCCGGCCAACGTCTATTTTGGCGATACGCAGGAGGAGGCTGACAACAAGGCTGAGGATGATATCAAAGCCAACGGTCAGGACTACGCCAATACATATGCCGACATAATACCGGCTGTATGGTATAATGATCAGGTATGCGATGAGTTTATCAAGAACAATTGCGTAAGCGGTAAGGGATCCAAGGAGCAGGTATGTATAGAGGAAGGTAGGTTTGTCTCTTACGTATCTAAGAAAGATGCCAATGATAAGGCCATGGTGGAGCTTGGACGGATCGGGCAGGGAGAGGCCAACTCCGTCGGGGCTTGCTGCGAGGACTGGGCCTCACAGCCTTTTCGTGGCTTGTTTTACAAGAACGATTGCGAGGCTGGCACATCAGGCAAGGAAGATATTGTATATGAATTACCAGCCGGAGCTGTCATATCCGATATCTCCCAGATAGACGCCGATACGTTAGCCTATAGGAAGTTCATGAAAGAAGGTCAGGAGAAGGCTAATGCCGAGGGTAGTTGTTCACCTGTATTCTATAATACGAAGATCGGTGATTGGTTTGAAAAGGTATGTCCATTCGGATATAAGTCCGGTAAAGTATATTACTCTATCAAAGCCAACAGGTTTAGGTCATGGATATCGGTTGAGGATGCCAACGCCAAAGCCCGTGAGGTTTTGATGGTAGAGGGGCAGGAGTACGCTGATCTTAATCTTGAGTGCGAGAAATGGATTGAGAATATCGATCAGGATGATCAGTGTTATTGGTGATAATGCGTTTGTGTTTTCCATAATGTTAGATTAGTGTTTTGGAGGTAGAGGCTTATGGTCTCTACCTCTTATTGTTTCATACGTCTTGTTGTCTTATAATCAAACCAAATAAGTATCTTTGCTAAAAACATTAATATTATTAATATGTGTAATACAGGTGGTTGTTGTCATGATCATTCACGGGAACGTCCCGAAGAGTGTTGTCATGGCGTTAAGATAGATAGGTTTCTTAACAAATGCCCTAACGATCCTTGTGATCCTTGCGATCGGGATTGTCAGGACGAACCTTGTGTTGGTTATGGATGTCCTATAACCTTGTATGATAAATGCGTCTTGTACTCAGGCGATGAGTTGGTGGTGGATGGTATAGAGAAAGGTACTGATATCTCTGTAGTTATAGACTCGTTGAGGCGTATTATAGCGTCTAGGGATAAGCAGATAGATTTATACCATCGTGAGGTTCTGGATTTGAAGAGGATTATAAACGAGCTTGTCAACGCCGGTGGTAGCGGCGGGGATAGCGGAACTGAAGAGGAGGTTTGGTGATGAACGGTTGCAACAAAAAACAATACAGACCTACTGTAGACGACACGAAAGTACCGTGCTCTACGTACATGAGTACCGATTGTATTTATCCCGGTGATAAGGTTCGTGTGGAGTCGCTGGGATTGTCCCCTAATTGTGATATGTCTGATGTCCTTAACGCTATGATAAAGGCTATACGGGATAGGGATGCGGAGATATCCGAGTTAAGAAGAATGATCAATAAATTAATTTGATAATATGAGAAATTGTAATCCATGTAAGCCGGAATATAGACCGGGGAACGAATGTAGTATCTACAGCTCCCAGATCATATATGACGGCCAGTCGTTTCCTGAGGCAGATATCAGGAACGGTGATGGCATGAATAACGTAATCGAGTCTCTGGTAAGGAAGCTGGTTGCCGTATCTGGCGCCACGGCGTCCATCCAGCGTGACTCGTTCAAGGGCGTTCAAGCTGTCAGATTAAGATACGAGCCGTTGAATGTGCTCAGTGTTACCTATTGTGGTACTATCGTCCCTAATGACGGATATGTCGTTTCTGGCAGGTCCGTTAAGTTTAAGAAGAAATATTGCATGGGTGATGAGTTCACTGATGTTAATATCGTATATACTACATTGAATAGCAATATTTTAAATACCTCATGTTATGGCTAAAAGAGTGTACGATACGGTCTTGGCTTCCGAGTGTGACGGCTGGGTATGTGGTGAGACCCTCAAGAAGGGATCTCTTCCCGTAGACAGGTTAGAGCTTGACTCTTTTTCAGAGGCCGTCAGGGAGCTTATAGAGCGTTTTTTCGAGGAGGGATGGTTGCCGGATATGATCTGTGATCTTGGTTGTGGAGGCGCCAGCGTGTTTGAGATTAAGCCTACTAACTTCGAGTATCCTCCTGAGGGTGGTGAGCAGATTTTGGAGATTATCGTAGGTAAGAGTGATAAATGGACTATAACGCAAGCGGAGTGATATGGCTAGTAATTTAAAAGATATTCTTGCCAAGATCGAGCAAGGCTCCTCATGGGTGTCCTACGACAAGATTTCCGGTACCGGGCCAGACAAGGTCGCTATTAAGGTAGAGCCGGGATGGATGGGTAGGTTGCCTAGGGAGACTTACGTGGCGGTCGAGAAAGGCAAGGTTACGAAGCTCGCTACTATAACCCAGAAGGGTATAGAGCGGGTAAGCGTGGATCCTACCAGTGTCATGTTCGACATGGAGGGCGGGACGGCGACCATCAACGCCAAGCTCAACTCCGCCTCGGTCAAGGCTTCCTGCCTTACCCTTGGTGGCTCGGTGAGCAAGTCCTATATAGTATCCATGAACGTGAACGGCTTATCCATGAAAGTCCCGGAAGAGGATAGCAGATATATAGTGTATGCCGATCCTGAGGATCCCGGAGCCACTGATTTGTATGAGGCTAGCTTTGTCATAGCTATGCCTAAGAATATGGATAACGAACAGCATCATGAGATGTTTGTCTTGAACGGTAAGGTTGTTAATATCAATCAACAGCCTAATGATATACCTTATATCATACTTGATCATGACTTCGATAACGTGACTAGCGAGAACGGTCAGGTTGTCATCGATATCAAGTCCAATACCGAGTATGATATCGAGCTGGTATGTTGCACTTGCGGTGATGGTAGTGAGCCGGAACCGGAACCACCCTTCAACGTGGATCCGCAAAGGTTGACGCTTAATAAGGATGGTGATACCCAAATCGTGAGGGTAGAGGCCGGAGATGATGTTTCATGGAGAATAACTGAAGGATAATATGGCAAGGGAAATAGATAAGAATTGTGTCGAGGGTAATTGCTTTGCCATTAACGACAAGAGCCATGGGGTAGGCGATAATAAGCTCAATATCGTATACAAGGCTAATTATACCGGTCAGATCTGTACGGCTAAGTTCCGTATAACGTCAAAGGACGGTAATATTGTCAAGGAGTATATGATAGCCCAAGACGCCAAGCCCGTTTATTATAATATCAAGATGGTTCAGCCGTTCACCAAGGACGACTGTCTGGCCAACCAGCATGGATCGGTGGTGTTGTATACGGTCGAGGAAAGGACTTACAAGTCGTTTATCTCGCAGGAGGACGCAGACGCCAAGGCTATGGAGGATATAGCCCTGAACGGTCAGAAATACGCCAACGAGCATGGTGAGTGTATAACCGATATCTGGTATAACGAGGAGCAGAGAAAGACGTTTATACGTAATAATTGCGATAAGTTTAGTGACGGTCAGGAGTATGTTTATATCATTCCTGAGGGCAAGTACGTATCTTCCATCTCTCAGGAGGACGCCGATAGAAAGGCTCTTGAGGATATTGAGAAGAACGGTCAACAACAAGCCAATTTGGAGGGTGAGTGTAAGCCTAAGGAGAATATCTATTATGGTAAGTTTAGCAAGACCTTTACCCGTAACAATTGTGACTCCACCCAATACGGTACTGATGTGGTTGTCGATGAGACGATGGTTACAGGGGACTTCAGATCTATCGTGTCTCAGGAAGACGCTAATAGCCTAGCCCAAGCCGCTGTCGAGGCTCAAGGTCAGGATATAGCGAATATCAAGGGTAACTGTGAGAAGATACCGGTATTTACCGGATCGTACTCCAAGGTATTCCAGAGAACCAACTGCCCTGAGGGTTCTACTCCTGTTGACTTCACTGTGGACGAGAAGATGTGTTCTGGATATCCGTTCACTTCTACGGTATCGCAGGATGCCGCCAACAAGCTGGCGCAGGACGCTGTCGAGGCGCAAGGTCAGGCTATCACCAACGAGCGTGGCGACTGTCAGACTAACGTCTACTATAACGTAAGGATGGAGAAGATAGTCACTAGAAACAATTGCGATGAGTTCCATATCGGTCAACCTTATACTTATGTTGTAGCCGCTGGTAAGTACTTCTCTATTATCTCTCAGGAGGATGCTGACAATAAGGCTAAGGCCGATCTTGAGGCTAACGCCCAGCAACAAGCCAACCTAGAAGGTGAGTGTAAGGAGAAGACGATCTACTACGGTAGGTATAATAAGGAGTTCACTCGTAATAACTGTGATGAGACCCAATACGGCACCAAGGTTGTCGTGGATGAGACTATGGTGACAGGAGATTTCAGGTCTACCGTATCTCAGGAAGACGCCAACAATAAGGCTAAGGCCGCCGTCGAGGCTCAAGGTCAGGATGTGGCTAACGTGAAAGGTAAGTGCGAGAAGGTGCCTGTATATACCGGTACTTATACACGTACGTTTACCCGTAACAATTGTGGTGCTGGCACTGGTGGTACTTATACGGTAAATGATAGGATGGTTGACGGTTATCCGTTCACGTCTACCGTATCACAGGAGGATGCCAACAACAAGGCCAAGGCCGCCGTTGACGCCCAAGGACAGGCTCTTGCCAATATCCACGCCCTTTGTACGTACACCGGCCGTGCTTCCTTGGAGTTCACGAGAAACAACTGTGGTGAGTGTAAGATCGGATCTAAGGTGACAATCACCCAAGATATGGTAGAAGGACACCCATTCCAGTCTAACGACTCCCAGACCGCCGCTGACGCTATGGCTATGACCGCCGTACAGACTCAAGGACAGGCTTTGGCTAATACCAAGGGTACTTGTTCTGACGCTACTATGTATACCGGTAAGGCTAGCTTCGAGTTCACGAAGAGCAATTGTGGCGCTAATCAGGTAGGAGATCCGTTCACCGTGACACAAGATATGGTGGAAGGTCATCCGTTCCAGTCTTGCGTATCACAGGATGAGGCTAACTTAGTCGCTATGGCCGCTGTCATGAATCAAGGTCAGAAGATCGCCGATGAACAAGGTACTTGTCATGAGGCTCCTAAATATACCGGTCATTATAGTGAGGCGTTCGAGAAGAATAACTGTCCGTCCGGTCTTATCCCGTCTTCAGTTACCGTTACTGAGGCTGATGTAACCGGAGGTCCATTCTACTCATACGAGAGCCAGTTCGCCGCCGATGAGCTTGCCAAGGCCGCTGTTAAGGCGCAAGGTCAGGCTATAGCCAACGATCGTGGTACTTGTGATGAGTTGAAGATATATGTCGGTAATTATAGTAAGGAGTTCACTCCTAAGTGTCCTACTTGCCAGTACGCTGATCCTATTACCGTAACCCCGGATCTTATGGGACAGTTCTTTACCTCTACCCGTTCACAAGAGGAGGCTGACGCTTTGGCTAAGGCCTACATTGATAGGATGGGTCAGGCGTTCGTTAACAAGAATTATGATGACACGTGCCATACTAAGGATGAGCAACCGGTTTGGGAGACTATCGAAACCGTATGTAAGGACTGTATCTCTAAATTACATCAACGTAATACCAATACCTGCTATACTGATCCTGAGAATCAAGAGCGGTATATAGCTGGTGGTAATAAGACATGCTTCTGGTTTGGTACGGCATCCAAGGCCTTTACCCGTCAATGTGCGGATGGTGGAGTTGGAAGCTCTGTTACCGTAACTCAGAATGATGTTACGGATCCAAGTCCTAGCTCTGATGGTAAGTTTAAGTCATGTGTGTCCCAAGCTGACGCTAACGCCAAGGCATTGGCCGCCGTGAACTCTCAGGGTCAGGCCGTGGCTAACTCGAAGGGTACTTGTACTTGGACAGGAAGCTATACCGGACAGGTTAGGAAGAACAATTGCGCTGACGGCGGCGTGGGCGACATGGTATCCGTAAGCAGCAGCAAGCTTCCGGGACACCCGTACACCTCCACCGTTTCCTTGGCTGACGCCAATAAGAAAGCTGAGAATGCCGTTCGTGGATCTGATGGTCAGGCTTACGCCAATAAGAATGGAGGATGTACATGGACTTACGTGGCAAGCCGTGACTTCTATAAGAACAACTGCGCCGAAGGCGGGGTAGGCCAGAGGATAACGGTGACCTCCACACAAGCCAACGGCGGCACGGCTATCACCAGCAAGGTTTCTTTGGCGGATGCCAGAAGCAAGGCTGAGCAGATCCTAGACCAGAAGGGGCAGGATTACGCTAACCAACATGGAACTTGTGTATGGACCGGTACCGGAAGCGCTACTTTCTACAAGGATAATTGCGGCTCTTGTAAACAAGGTGTGGCTATATCAGTTCCTTATAGCTCGTTAGGATTAGATCCTATAACATCAACGGTCTCTCAGGCTGATGCCAACAATAAGGTTCAGGAGGCTTTCAGAAGCAATTCGGCTACCAGAACCGCCGCCCAAGCTTACGCTAATAAGAACGGAGATTGCGAGGATACTCCTCCTAATTGGAGTGGTTGGAGCTATGATGGCGGAAACTATTGCTCAGGTGGTGATGTTTGGGCTAGATATAGAAGGACTGATAGCACTGGATGTCACTCTGACGAGACTGAGAACAGGTTGCATGAGTCTTGCGATTGTGGATGTTCAGGTGGTTCTTGTGATAGCTGTTGTGATCCTAATTCTTGGAGTAGAATAGGAGAGGCTGAGTGTAGATCTGGCGAAAGTGTAGCTTTATACAGAAATGATTGTGGAAGAGAGGAATATCTAAGCTATGGATCTGCTTGCTGTAATACGATCGGTTTCCAAGGAGGATCTGCTACTAGTAGGAATTGCCCATCTGATAGACCTTGTGGAGTAACGATCTCCTATCCGGGTGTACCTTCTGGATCTATATGCGCTTCTAGCACGTCTTCTGCCAACGCTCAGGCTAGCGATAAGATAGAGAGTCTTAGATCTCAAGCTCAGGCATTAGCGGATGCGGGTTGCAGTGGAAGAGTATGTAATGATTATGTAGAGGCTACTGCTACCAAGCAAGGTTGTCCGTCAGGATGTACGGCTCCGAAGGCTTCCGCTTACTGGGTTTCTGGCGGAAACAATGGCGCTTGGTGTGAGTGTAACGGTGATAAGGCCGCACTTACCGCCGCGGCACAGGCTGACGCACAGAGACTAGCGCAGGAAAAAGCCAACGCTATGGAATGCGATTGCCCCAAAACATGGAGCGCCAACGCTATGCTGAGCGGTGATCCTTGTAATGGCCTGTCTGGTTCTACATCCACCTTAAGGTGCTCCTATGAAGTGTCTTACAATAATCAATGTGGATCATCTAAATCAATAACTGTAACTGTTACTGGTAGGAATGATCATGGACAAACCGTTACGGCTGGAAGTACTACCGTAAGTATACCTACTGGGTCTGGTAAAAAAACCGGTGTCATAGGTTTTGATTCAGGAGTACAATGTGGATCCATAAGTGTTTCTGGGGGAGGATCTGGGAACTGTTAAGATTCTGATGTATAACAAAAAAAGGAGAGGCTAATAAGTCTCTCCTTTTTATTAAAAACCATCACAGCAGTGATTGTCAACAATTACCTGAATCATGACCAGAGATTGTTACATCTCCACATACCACTTCTCGGCTAAAATACACACTTCCACTCTTGCTTCCAGATCCTGCGGGAATTGTAAAGCTAGCGCTATTGACCTGCTCTTCTCCGTTTTGTGTATACCCTATACCACTCACAGAACCAGATATAGATCTACCACATTGATTATTATACGTAATCGTAAATCCTCTTGATGTGACAAGTCGCTCATGACTCATGCAATCATTATTCATAGATACAGACCATGACCACGTCTTCTGCTCCGGGCAATCGCATTCCATAGCGTTGGCTTTTTCCTGCGCTAGTCTCTGTGCGTCAGCCTGTGCCGCGGCGGTAAGTTGGTAGTTTCATCAACCTCTTTTATTCTATTTTCGATAGAAATGACTAATATTGTATCACTAACATTAAAAAAAAGTAAGACTATGACATGTACTAAGAAAAAGAAGATGGCAGAAGGAGGCAAAGTCTCCGAGAAAAAGAAACCTCAAATGAAATGTGGAGGCAAGGTTAAGAAAAAGAAGTAACAACAGGAGGGGTATATCCCCTCCTCAGTATTTAGCATATGAAAAATTCAGAATTTGTATCTAGGATCATGAATGACATGAACTCCATTAACAAGGACGCTCATGTCAGTAGGAGGTGGATATTATCCATAGGCAGACAAAAAGCAAGGTCTTATATAGCCCAGAAATACGCTGACGGTACTTTGTTCGGCGAGGAATCGTTATACACCCATATCAATTGCCTGGAGATGGAGAGAGTTCGGAAGGTTGATTGCTGTTTTGATGAGTTCAAGTTATGCCGGATTCTTATGAGATCTAAGAAAAGGTTGCCCGATATGATATATACCCGTATAGGACCGGCTATTATAAAGGTATCGAACATCATGGATGATATCATATTCACTCCTATATCGTTAAGAAAATACGCTAATAATAAGGAACGTAAATATGGTAATATAGATCAATATTATTATTACGTCAATGATGGATATATCTATATACCTGATATAAATATAGAGGCTATAAACGTGGATCTTATAACCCTTGACAGGAAAGCGGCGCTAGAGCTAGGGGGATGTGGAACGGAAAAAGATGATCCATGTATATCTCAATGGGATTATGATTTCATATGCCCTGATAAGTTACTGGAATATGTGGTATCTGAGACGTTAAGAGAGACGATAACCAAATTGCAGATCCCCACGGACGAGAATCCGGATATGGATATTAACAAGAAAACTCAAAAGATTCAGTGATGATAAATATAATAAGGTCAATAATTAATTTCTTCGGTTTCAATGATGCCATAGTTGATGGTATAGGCGAAAGAGGAATGAGGGATAGCTCAATCATAAGATATAACGAGATACATGATATGTATGATAAAATTATAAAGGATTTAGGAGATGTATCAGCATACGTATCCAAGGGTTATATCTATGATAAGATAAAGGAAAGAACAGGATTAAGCACCAGACATATTAGTAGGATATTGAATCACACTAAGAAGAAGGATCTTAGATTCGTATAGCATATTTACCGCCGCAGCCCTAGAGAACCTGAAACAGTTATGTCAGGAAAGAGCCAATGCGATGGAGTGCGATTGCCCCAAAACATGGAGCGCTAGTCTCTGTGCGTCAGCCTGTGCCGCGGCGGTAAGTGCGGCCTTATCACCGTTACACTCACACCAAAAGTCATCTAAATATTACTCGAATTAGGATAGAATTGTTATATTTGTGGCATGAAAGTTAAGTCGTTTAAAATACTTGATCAATACTTTCTTCGGTTCTACAGGTCTATTATGTCTAAGAACGGAAAGAGGAGGAAGCATACGATCGTGGAGAAGAATGATATTCTTGAATGTCAGTCGTTGATCTGGAAGGTCATACGTGATAAGTACTTAGATAATGAGGGCGGGGTTTATATAAATAACATCGGTTATCTATGTCATAAGATTAATCCCAGCCGTAAGATATATCTGAATAAACTTACCGGGACTATAAACAGGCGTGGGACAGGTGGATATTCTTACGTCCATACGTGTATGGATTTTATGCCGAGGAATAAGTATTTTCATTTATATATCTCTCCAGCATTAAACAAGGAGTGTAGGATGGCTATGGAGTCTGGAAGGAGATATAAGTTCTTGTACCGGGAAGTTGAATCGGAAAGTAAGGTATTTGGAGTTAAATGGGTTTATAAACTGTAGAAGTTTTTGTGATCCAGTTAGCTCGTGAGGGTAGACTGGATTTTTTTTGTATCACGGATTCAAATACATATCTTTGTGCAAAAGACTTAAATATGACGATAAAGGGCTTATTGGCCGAGATCAAGGCCGATTTACATAAATACGATGATAGCGGGGCTATAGATACCTCATCTGTTTATAGGTGGGCTGAGATCGCTTTAAAAAGGTTTGGGGGTGTTATAGCCATCATGTCCGAGGCGGTTATCAAGACCAGTAACAAGCAGGCGGTATTACCTTCCGATTTCTTCGACATGCTTGACGCCTATAGGTGTGAGCCTCTTGTCTGTGAGATTCCGGGGGGCGATAAGGCTAAGGCTGACCTCCAACACGAGATCGGCTGGGTCGAGCGCACGGAGCGCGGGTTTCGTTGGAACTCCTGCACGGAGTGCTGTAAGGAGGAGTTTGAGAAGACGATCACGGAGAAGATATATATCGGGTCTCACGAGGTTCGCTTCCATTACCATCACCCCGTAAGGCTGTCTATAGGTCGTGGGTTGAGACGTGATTGCGCCGCCGACAAGTATCGGGATAAATATGCTTGGGATAATTATGATATAACTATATCCGGCAATACTATGTATACCGGGTTTGATGGATTTATTTACATCATATATCGTGCTACACCCAAGGATGATGACGGTCTCCCGTATATACCTGAAACGGCGTTAGGTTATCTTGAGGATTATGTCGAGACGTATATCAAGATGAAGATCTTCGAGAACGCCGCCGTTAATGGCTTGATACAAGGCGCTGGTGACGCTTACAAATTATACGCTCAGCAAGAACCGGGTAAGTTCGCTAGGGCTATGAAGGAGCTTAAGATGTCGATGATTACCTTGAATGATTATCGGGAACTGGCTGAGGATAATAGGAGGAGGATGTTGTCTTATGAGCGGATGTGGCCTAACGCTTTTGATAAGTATATTAAAATGGTTTAACAAAATACGATGATATGGCTGATTGGATACATTTAGATAAGACAAGTGGTACCGGTCCTGCTGAGGTTAGGGTTACCGCTGATATCAATGAGACTGGAGAGATACGTCAGGCTACGTACAAGGTTATAAAAGAAGGCACCAAGGAGGAGAAGACGTTCGTGTGCAGGCAGGAGTCGGTTCCGGTGGTGATCATTCCTGAGTTCGATTTCCTTGTGCTTAGGTATATCTGGGCTGACGAGGACGGCATTGACTTCGACACGGCAACCGGCTTCGACAACACCGGCCTCCCGGACGTTGACGGCAAGCTGGTTGGTTGGAGTAAACAGTATCAGACCACGCAGGAACGGGTAGGTGATTATCTTATCCATGGCGGTGATAACATGGAATCAGGTAATGAGGCCGCCTTGATTCAGATGGGACCGTTGTTGGATGGCGATAATTACGATAAATTACCTCTTGAGATCAGATGCAGTATATACGGTAACTGGTATGGTGGTCGTGAGAAAGGTAATGTCACTATCAAATTCACGGCCTATAAGGGCGGAACGATGGAGAAACGTGGATATGATTTTGTCAATATAGGAGGTGAGGAGGTTTATACCGGTGATGCCCCTACTAACGTATCCGCTCACGGCGAGGATAATTGGCAAAATATAAAGACCTTGTATTCTAAGGTAGGCACGATGATCTATAACAAGGAATCTCGTGACTGTATTGTAAGAATAGGTGAATAGATTTTTCTTCATAATATAAACACATCGGCTCTCTTGTTCGTGAGGATAGGGGAGTTTTTTTTATTTTTTTAATCCTTCACTTATGACATATTTGATCTTTTATTGCGTGGGAATAATCTAGCTTTGCCGAAAACTAGGATCATGATAACTTTAAATGATGTAAATAACGAACTCCATGTCCGGTTATATATACTGGAGGTACTTAAGGATTATATAAGAGATGATGATTTCGATGGTCTTGTAGATAAGGCGTTGGATTTTGTCATGGAAGGCGTTTCTATGCCTAAGGCTCCGGCCAAGGATACCACCATGAGTGACATATCAAAGAGCGTTTTGGCCTTGGTAGCGGGTGCCGGATTAGATGAGAGGCTAAGCAAAAGCTCTTTAGAGTTAGCTTACGATAGGTGTAAGATGAGGTACGTATTCGATCCTCGGAATCGTGACATACATGGCGTTGTCGTTGGTTATTCCAATGACTTCAATAGTCTGGTAGCTGTGTGTGATGAGGGATCGAAGAAAGGAGTGGATAAAGGATCTACTGATTTTGTGGATGTCAATGAGAGATACGTGACTAACGGTTTCTTTTACATATCTGTAGAGGATGCCGATAAGCAATCGAACTACATGGGTAAAAATTTGTAATTGTTGTGTTTTTGGACTTTACACGAGCGTTTAAAAGTATTTAGTTCTCCTCCTGACTTGTGAAAGTCTGGAGGATTTTTTATGATTATTTAACCAACAAAACCACCATACTTTAGAAGGTGGATGAATTGGTTTGATTAATTTTGAATCAAAATTACAAATAAAAAAATGATTTCCTACAAATATAATATATACAGATTCAAGAAAACGAAGTATCTTGATAAAATGCTTCGTGAATGTTGTTTTGTATGGAATCATGCTTTAGCTCTACAACGTAGATACTATAAACTGTTTGGGAAATATATCTCAATTGGTAAAATGAAGAAGCATTTTGCTAAAAGAATTAAAAGAAATCTTCTTCATTCTCAAACAACACAAGAAATACTTGAACGTCTTGATGAATCTTATAATCGTTTCTTTAAAAGAAAATCAAAGAGACCACCTAAGTTTAAAAGATCAGATTGTTTCAACTCTTTTGTTTTTAAACAAGGAGGGTTTACTCTAAATGGTAATATTCTCACAATCAACAAAGGAAAGAAACGTTTTAAGTTTTCATACAGTAGAGCATATGAAGGTAATGTTAAACAAATAAGAATAGTCAGAGAAACCTGCTATCGTTTTAGTTTGATTATAGTTACAGATTACAATCCTGCAAACTCTTACAGAAAGACATATGATGGTGCATCTGTAGGATTGGATTTTGGTCTGAAAACTTACCTAACTAAAAGTGATGGTAACAAAATTGGGTCTCCATTATTCTTCAAGCAATATCAAAACAAGATTAGAAAACTAAATAGAAAGTTTTCTAATGCGAAGAAAGGATCCAATAATAGAAAAAGAAGACTGTTTGAACTTCAACAAGCGTATCGTAAAATAAACGATTTTCGATCTGATTTTCAATGGAAATTAGCTCATGAATTGTGCAAGCGATATGATTATATTTTCATTGAAGATCTAAACATTGAAGGAATGAAACGTTTGTGGGGGAATAAGATTTCCGATCTCAGTCATTCTTCTTTTATTAACAAACTTACGTATATCGCTTCAAAGTATGGAGTGATAGTACATAAGATTGACAAATGGTATCCTTCCTCAAAGACTTGTGAATGCGGGTTTGTTAATAAAAACTTGTCGTTGAGAGATCGCACATGGTGTTGTCCAAAATGCGAGTCTATCAACGACCGTGATGTTCTTGCGGCCCGTAATATACTTCGGAAGGGCATTTCCGAATTGGAGAGCAAGAGTAATTCCAGCGATAGTAATATCGGGGTTTCTTGCGTCTGTATCCAAGAATCCCATTTGCTTTAGTGATGGGAGTATGTCAATAGAATCCGCCACATAAGTGATTATCCGCAGGATTTGTTATATTTGCGAAAAACATAACATCGTGCAAAATAATTCTAATATAGCGGTTCCCGATTCCGGGATGAACAGGGATAAGCATCCACAGGACCTATCCCCGTCTGAGTACAGTTTCGCCTTGAACGCTACCATAGAGGGTGACGATGGGAGTCAGCTTAAGATCCAGAACGAGCCTAGTACCCTTTTATGTAAGCGATTTGATGGCTATAAGGTTATTGGGTATAAGAATGACATAGCTGGTGATAATACTTATTTCTTTCTATCTAATCCGGATGATAATACGTCTAAGATCACATTCATGCGGTCATTGGATTATATCAAGACCGTGGAGGATCAGCTAGCTGGATCGGGGAAGGACATCCATCGTATCCTTGGCGAGAGGCTTGAGGAGTCGGATGGTCGTTTTGATGAGATATGTGATTTGATGGAGGTCTTGATAGAGGACTGGGTTGATGACCCTTGTCTTAATTTCTCCATTCATCATCCGATCTTCGATATAGAGATCAAGGACGAGAAATGCGGGAAGGTGATATACTGGACCGATGGATATAATCCTCAGCGATATGTTATGGTCGATAAGGCCCTTAACCCGGATGATGATGGTGACTTTTGGTATCATTACCATGGGTATAAGACATGTGGGGATGACAAACCAATAGAGAGGTGTAGGCTGGCCTGCGAGAAGCTGCTGGTGTTCCCGTTGCTGACGGCCCCGTGCGTGGAGCCCGAGGTCGTGGAGTTCGGGGGGAGCCTGCGTGCCGGGACCTACCAGTTCTGCGTGGCGTTGTGCGATGAGTTCGGGATTGAGAAGACTGGATATTGCTCATTGACCAACCCAATCATGTTATTCGATCGTCAAGATATGGTTATCCGCGATGGTTTATGGGGTAAGTCAACCAACATGGGTATCCGCCTTACCGTGTCTAATATAGATAAGCAGGTATCTCATTATAAGATAGGTGTTATACAGAATACGGTTGGGTTTAATGGTGAGCAAAGCCCGGTTCTTGAGTATTTCATAGAAGGTATACATCCGATAACGGAAAGGACTATCTATTATCTTACGGATCAATATAGCGAGCGTACGACCATGGAGAAGTTATCCAAGGAAATACCGGTATATAAGACAGCCAGAGGCATGACGTCTGTCGGGAATCGTCTTCTTCAATACGGATTGACCGTGGAGAATGAATGGAATCTTCAACCGGTCGTTAATTTCTTGGGTCATTTCGTTAAATGGCAGACATCGATAGCCACGGAGAATCTGTATAAAGACGGTGTGGCTTGCTCTAAATACGCCTCTTTCATGCGTGACGAGGTATATCCGTTGGGTATAAGATTCTTTACCAATACAGGATACAGGACGGCTAGATTCCCGCTTATCCCTCGTCCGGCCACAAGGGAGGAGATGGAGGTTATCGTTGATGAGGACGGTAACTCTGACGACCTGTCGGCTGCGTCGGTGCTGGAGAACAACCCGCAGTGCGCGGGGAACAGCCGCCGTCATCTTTGGCAGTTTAAGAATACGGCAAAGATCATAAACGACCCATCTTGGGGATTTGATGATTTTGGAGGAGAATGTAAGAATCAGTTAGATGTCAAGCAGCTCAGATATGTAGAGCAGGAATATGCCACGGTAGGAGAGACCCAATTCGTTATCAATACGATGGGGGAAGATGTTACGGTAGATGATGCTATTGATTATATCGCTGATAATATAGAGAACCTGTGTGATATCATAGAATCTAATGTAGGTATTACTGACGAGTTATGCGCTGCTATATCATTGCCGGAGGATCAAGACGGTATAAAGGCTCCCGATTTCCCTAGTGGATGTGATGATATCGAGAGGATAGAGACCAGGACTATATTGGATAAAAACTCTTTGGTGGATTCTAGGATTGATTTTACGTATAAGCTGGCTAGTGATTACGTGGAGACCGAACCTACGACATTAATACAAAGTAACGCCGAGTCACAAAGGAAATTCTCTGTATTGTGTGATTTCGATAATTACTCCAGTGGAGGTAAGAATATCATAGATCTGGTTCAGGAATGGCTGGATGGTCAGGATGAGGATAAATTCCCGTCTGATATAGACTCCTCCGCCTTGGTCTTGTGTCAGGATATGTCTAATGTCCGGCAGTTATATGATGAGGGTATATGTACTAATGGGTGCTCGGTAGGTGATCCTCATGTGAATCCTACTATTAACGATGTTCAACTTCCTACATTCCAAGGGAGTAGGTCATTGGGTAAGTGCACATATTTGTATCAATATCCCGGATGGGAAGGAAATAAGCATACGGAAACGATGCTTGGTCAGTTAATGGATACGATGGAGGCTTATTTCCCCCAATATGAGAGTCAGTTTGGTATCGAGAACGCCATGTGTCTTTTTGGCGATGGTGATAATTCTAAGTTCAATACTGGTATAACTACTGACTGGGAAGGTCGTGTGTCTGTGCAGAATGATATTGACGCCAAGACCAATTGGTTCGGTAGAAGCAACTTGACTTATTTCAAGTTCTATCCACATGTATCCTCATACGCCAGATGGGTGGAGTTGGATTACGAGAAATACATAAGTGGTTTATCCGATCCTGATAACGGTATTATGTACATAGAGATGATGGGTAACTATAATTATCCGATCGGCGACTCATCATCATACAATAAGGTTCGTATAACGTTTTTCTCGGACAAGGAAGGTACCGTGGCTCCTAATCCTTTGGCTAATGATGCCAAGAAAGGTGTTATAGTGAATTACGTGGATCATAAGATATTTATGATGCCAAAGTACTTGTTCTGGAATGATGACAAGACTACTTTCCATAAGATATATGTTTGCATCGAGCCTGCGGTATGCGTGTTCTTCACCGGTTTCGCCATGAGGCAGGATATGAAGGAGCTTGCCGGATTCTATACGGCCGGCACCGCCATCTTCCCCGCCCCGTTCTGTTTTGGCATTCGGCCACTGGAGGTGAAATACGTGTTCTTCTTCACGAAAGAATTGAAATTAAGGAGATTTGTTACCTATGAGGCGAAATGTGTCTCATGTGGGGATAAACCCGCTGACTGCGCTCCCAGGCCATATCAGTATGGTGATTTCGGATATTGGGAGTCTACCAATAAGTACCCGGCTAATTTTGAGTTGTATGATTCAAGTAAGATCGGGATATCATCGGGAGGATCAAAGAGGAAGGACATAATAGATTCTTTGACGAAATACTATGGGTCTCCTAGATCCGTTGAGGGTAAGTCTTATTTCACCGGTAATGGGGGTAACGCTGAGTACCCCAATACATCAACCACGTTTTGTCAGAGACCTATACGTCATTACAAGTTCCCGGATAACTCTGTCGCTCCTTTTATGGGTAATCCGTCTCAACTGACCGGTCAATATGGAGTTGACTCCTATATTTATCCTATGGGGGTGATGCTTGATGACGATATCGTTAATGAGTTTCTGGATATAGCGGTAGAGAACGGTCTTATAGATAAGGCTAGAAGAGATTCTATAATAGGATATGAGTTGTATAGGGGCGATAGGACGTTGGATAAGAGCGTTATCGGAACTGGTCTGGCTTATGATATGTTTAAGTATGATGATCCCGACGGCTCGGCTAACCTTTATCCTAATTACCCTTACAACGATTTGTCTGATGATATGTATATCTATAAGGATATTAATCGTGAGAAATTTATAACGCATCCGTTTAACAGGAGGGGTAATATCTGGTATTCATTCTTAAGCCCTGATATTGCCTTTAACAAGCCTGACGCTCCCACCGAGTGCCTTGTTGATGGTTATCAATTAGGTAAATCCTCCGGTATATTCAGGGAAGTGGAGGATCACCCTAAATGGACGATATTAGGGAGTAAGGCTTACAGTATGGCAACATCATTGGCTACGGTGGAGGCTATGGCTAATTTAATATCCGCTATAGCTGAGTATACATATCAGTCGGCTTCACAGCAATATGTCGGTGGAGGCGTGTTCTTTTTAGCCAACCCTGTCGGCATAGCGCTGACGGCTATCCGTCTGGCTACGGGTATCGCCAAGGCCACAGCCCAGTCCGTGGTGGATATAGGCAAGTACAGGTATCAGTGGTTAACGGCATTGATAGATAGGGGACCTAGACGGAACTATGCTTATTATTATACTTCTGTCGCTCATTATAATTTATTTTACCAAAAAATAGGGGAGTCAGAGTTACGTGGATTGTCAACGGCTAAATATATCAAGAGCGGGTTATATCCGGTAACAGATATCTCTTCGCAAGGGGAGACCGTAGGCGGTAAGCCTATTATCATAAACAACCTCGATCGTGAGCATTCATTGTTCATGTCATTTGGTATGGATAAGTATATGCTTGAATATCCGGAGTTGGTTTCAAGTTACGATACCAGCCGTATTCAGGATGAGTGTAATATTCGTAACGATGAGGTGGCTGGTATGACGCCTCATTTTATGACACGTGAATCTTTCGTATCCTGCCCCTATATGAGGATAAAGAAATATTCTCCGGCTCAATACGGGCAGATAGAGGATATCAGGTGGGTATCGTTAGGTGGTTGCGGGTTGATGGATAAGGATAAGCGTAAACCTGTTTTTGGAGGTGATGTATTTATATCAAGATTCTCGCTTAAGAGGAAGATGCCTATGTTTTATTTGACTCAGTTCGGTCAGGGGGACATGATACCATTCCCTTATTATGATTATCGGAACATCGGGTATCCCCGTTATTTCGTTAATTACGATACCGGGGAGGATTATCTTAATAAGACCGATACGGATACCGGATCGCTATACTCTTTCCCTAGCCGGAAGAGCGCTTATGAGATGGTTTGCAAGACCGGAGATATGTATCTTAGCGGTCGTTTCTTCCTATACTTCTATGGCATACCTCAGTTTCTTGTGGAGTCTGAGATCAATTGCAATTTCCGTATAGCCGGACCTGAGCCTTACGAGGGGTTCTATCCGGAGGTGGGGGATTATATATCATGGACTCAGGAGCGTAATGTCCCTATATCAAGGGATAATGTGTTTAAGATAAGTCCTGTGTATAAGAATCGATTTACGTTAGGTGGCAGGTCATTACCAGAGACGTATGATAGCAATTTTTGGGACTGCGCTTACCAAAGACCCAACGGCGTCATATGGAGCACCGCCGACGTGTCGGAGAACGGCATGACCGATCCTTGGCTGTCGTACAAGCCTATGGATTACCATGAGTTCAAGACATCTTTCGGGAAACTTATAAGCATGAAAGGGATAGAGTCGGATCAGATACTGGCTCGTTTTGAGAATCAGGTAGGGTTGTACAATGCCATAGACGTGTTGGCGGAGAGAATATCCCCGGAGAGTAGCGAGCTAGGGACAGGTGGTCTTTTCGCCTCTCGTGGTATCGAGTATAATAATACGACGTTAGGATATTCCGGGACCCAGAGCCGGGATATGATCAGTTGCGAGTTTGGGCATTTTTGGGTCGATTTAAGGCGTGGTCAGGTGTTTAAGGTAGATTCTAATGGTAGGAATCTTACGGAGGTCACACCGGGGCTTAGAAACTGGTTTAAGGAGCATCTTCAGATGAAGATCATCCGTAGCCGGATATATAACGCTGATACGGACGCTGAGTTGTCTTATTACGATATCGATAACAAGTTCTTTGGTATAGGGCTATCCATGGGCTGGGACAATCGGTTCAAGAGAGTTCTGATAACCAAGAAAGATTATATACCGGTAGGGAATCCGAGCGAGTACCAATTCCGTGGCGGCCGGTTCTACAGGAACGGGCAGGCGGTGGAGCTACAGGACGCCAGCCATTTCACGGACGTCTCGTTCACCGTTGGATATAACTGCCTGAAGGGTGAGTGGAAATCATATTTGTCCTACACCCCTGACTATTATATCGAGCACCAGCATTATTTCCAGTCTGGTAAGAATTACTCTAACGACGATCGTGAGATAGGATTATGGTCGCATGGTCTAACCAACCAATCTTATCAAGTATTCTACGGTAAGTTATATCCGTTCGTCATAGAGGTACCTGTCCGTGAGCAGTATGTGAATAAGATCCTCACGAACTACCAATATCGGATGGATGCCAGAAGGTATCAGGACGAGGTTAATTATCAGGTTAGAAGAACAACTGGATTTAATAAGGCATGGTTTTATAATGATACCAACAACAGTGGAGAGCTTAGGATGGTTATCGCCGACAAGAACGATATGAGCCAGCGGTTAAGGTATCCTGTAACCAATGACGATAGCCGTGAGATACTGGTGACGGAAGTGGATCAGAAGATCAACATCAACGACTACTTCAACGAGGTTAAGGACGATACTAATAACCTACCGGTATGGGTTAAGGACGTGAACGATATTGGCCGTGAGATCGACCCCAGGGCTGTCGATTATCACCGGAGGTGGCGCGATCGTCTCCGTGGCGATTGGTTCTTGGCTAGATTCGTGAACGACATCGAGAGCCGGTTCAAGATGATAGTTCGTTGGTTCAGCAATGATGAGAAAGTTTATTAATTTATTAACATATGGGGGGGGGGTATTTGCCGCCTCTTCCTTGTATATTAAAACGATATGGAAGATTTTATTGGTAAGTACAATGGAGGTCAAATAGAAAGTAGGCTTGATAAGGTCAAGGATATGGTTGGCGCTACGGCGTCTCAGGCTGGGGAGGATGGATTGGTACCAGCTCCGGCGAAGGGAGATGAGGGTAGGTTTCTTTGTGGAGATGGCACGTGGAAGGATGTGGTAGTCGAACCAGATTACACAGTGTTTGACATTGTTATGGAGATATCATCAAGTGGTAACCTATCTATATCTCAGGAAAATTATAATAAATTATTAGAGAAACTTCCAAGCAATGCTGTTAATATATTTCCAGTCAGAGATAATGGAGTATACATATCAAGTATTTTTGGTGGGTATAATGTTAATGATGATAATTCTATTTGGCTTTATATAAAACAGGATGCGGGAATATTACATAATTCTTCTATACAAATCTCTATATATCAAAATTTAACTGTTGCTATAACTTCTGGTATGAATTATTTAATACCAGTAAATGATGGAATTGATGTATATACAAACCTATCAAATGATTCTTCTGAGAATGATATTAGACAGTTAACAATACATACTACAGGTGATGGTACTAAATCTTTAATGGATGATGGCAAGTACCGCAAGCTGCCCGTGTACGGCAGGAACCTGTTGCTGGGATCGGGGAAGGAAATCACTTCTACCAGTTATTGGGTTACCGATTGGTATACAGCGGAAAATATTCCAGAATCTAAACAAGTAACGTTTACTATATGGGCGGATCTAGGATCTGATGTTACTTCTGTCTGGTTATATAAAGCTGGAGGTTCGGTTTTTTAGCCTCAATCGCTAGGGATAAGTTTGTTGATGGGAAAGCCTCTGTTACGTTTACATGGAAATCTGGAGGGATTGCTGAAAATGTATTAAAGTTGTATCAAAAATCACCAGGCAATAACACAAAAGGAAATATAACTATATATAAAGTCAAGCTCGAGTACGGCGACATCTCCACCGAGTGGACCCCCGCTTGGGAGGACATCCCGGATATAGAGGAGCGGTACGCCTACGGTGTAGAGTGGGACATGGCATCGTCAAGCCCGGACGGGAAGCGTGTGGGTAATATGCAACTACATCGGGAGTTGCCTATCCAAAGCGGGATGAGAGGAGTCGTGTTAGATAATAATGGGGGGATAAACGCTTATCTTGGTAACAAATGGAGCGATCCAGACGTTCAACTAGCTTCCGGTGAACCTGAAAATTTTTCAATAATGACAATGATACCTAGACATTGGTATAAATTTTACTTCAATGGTACCAAGTTTAGATGCATGATATCTGCAATCCCATTACCAGGATATAAATACGTGGATGATTTTTTTATAAGTTCATATGAGGCTACAATATACAGAAGCAAAGATCTTCTTATGTCTCGTCTGGGTGTTGATTCAACTTATAATGAATATCGTGGTGGTGACAACACCGCCGAATGGGACGGCACCTACCGTTCCTTGCTAGGCCGTCCCGTCACCAACCTCACCCGAGACCAATTCCGGCAAGCCGCGAGGAAAAGAGGCAGCGGATGGGAGATGTACACCTACAACGCCCACAAGATACTGTTCTGGTTATTCGCCGTCGAGTACGCCACGCTGGACAGCCAGAAGCCTTTCAACGCCCAGAAGGACGCTAACGGTTTCGCCCAAGGTGGCTTAGGTCCGGGACTGACGCAAATGACGGATTGGACTAACTTCAATAACACAAATCCGCTTATTCCATGCGGCTATACCAACGAGTTCGGGAACGGCTCGGGAGAGAAGGCATATGTGGTGAAGAACGCTTCCGGCGGTACTCACGCCACGTTGATGGCTAACAGGTATCGTGGTATAGAGAATCCGTTCGGCCATATATGGAAATATACTGACGGGGCCAATATACAGGTCACCACGGGCGATGCGGGATTATCCATATTATGGACTACCGATGACCCATCGAATTTCAGCGACACCTCTTATACCGGTTATGACAAGAAAGGCAATATCTGCCGTACAAACGGTTATGCCAAGAAGATGTTGCTTGGGGAAGATGGCGATATAGTGCCCACGGAGGTCGGCGGTAGCTCCTCTACCTACTGGTGCGACTATTACTACACCAATACATCGGCTAACCGCATGCAGGTGGTGCTGGTTGGCGGTAGCGCGGGCAACGGGTCGGCTGCGGGCCTCGCTAGCGTGGATACGGGTTATGCGCCTTCCGCTGCGCCTCGTAACGTCGGGTCACGCCTTTGCTTTTTCCCCGAATTTCGTAAAACGTCGGCGTAGCCGCACGTCTCACGTCGAGGATTTTTTAGTAACTATTAAACGATAACATATGAAAAGAACATATAGCGACACAGTGCCTATCACTGTCGAGAAGGATGGTGACGGTTCCTACCTGTACCGGTGGGACGTTAGAGAGGAAACAAGGGAGATGGGTGACGATATGTCCCCCGTGATCTCCTATAGTTACAACGAGGTCAGGGTATGGCCAACGTTGACGGCCAACAAGATATTGGAGGCCTGTATCGACGCCCTATGGGGTAGCGGTGTTGAGCAGAAGATGCTGAACGACTATAACGCCGCCAAGTTAGGCATACTTGACTCGTCTTACATCGAGTCCTATAAGGTATTTCTGAATGACAGGAAGTCATTGAAGGAGCGAGTGGACGGTGATTTTCTGGATTGGGAGAATGGCTAGTTGACACGCTAGCGCCCTCAATGGGGCGGGGTTTGGTCTTATGTTGATATCATGGGCGGGTATGTGATGTGGATCATGTTCCCGTCTCGTGTTTTAATATCCGTTTGATTGTGCGTATATTTGTGGAAAAACGTGATTTATGGCTAAGAAAAATAGACCGGAGGAGATTCCTTCATGGATAAAGGATTTGTATAAGGAAGATCTTGATCGTGTTGTAAGAGGTGAGCGTCCCATGTATTTTAGGGGTATGAATGATGGTCCTTTAAAGAACGTATCCCCGGAGTTTGATGTCCTTAGCGGAGGAGCCGCAGTTAAAGGTATGAATGGGATAAGAGGTACGTTGTCCCCGTTGAATAACGGTATGGGTAATTATAATTTCAGCCTCAGGGGTATAAATAAGAAGATAGGTGAGCTGGTTGACGAGGCGGGATTATATCTACCTGAGAAATTAAGGCCTGTATATCGGACTGTGGTGGATGCTATGTCGAGTTCCAAGGATAAGGGGTTGGGTCATATCACACAGCCGTTGGCCAACGCCCTGTACCCAGCGGACGAGCGACGGGACCGGCGTCTGGACGGGGAGCACCCCGTTGGTTATGTGGATGCCATAGACGGCATATGGCCTAGGGAGAAATATGGGTTATGGGGAGAGAAGATTGAACGGAAAGCTGATGGAGGAGAGATGTATACCGTATCTAAAGGCGATACTCTTTGGAGTATAGCCAAAAGATTGGGATTATCTTTAGACGATATTGTATCGTGGAATAGGGATATCCCTGATATCAACAAGATACAGATAGGTGATAAGATAAAGGTTTCAGACCCATCGCTGTCAATAGAGAAAGAGGATCATGATTTGATGGATATAATATCCAGGGAGGCTGAGATCAATAAGATGAGCGATGAGGATATAATCAAGAGCGTCGGTCATAAATCTAATTATGCTATTGTAGATAAGAAGAATAAAAAACTAACGGTTTATTCACCGAGCGGGGATATTCTTTATAGCACTAATAATATAGGTGTAGGTGCTTCTGGCGATGATTATAATACCTATACCAAGACGACGAAGGATAAAAAACTTATCGCCGGAGCTGGAAATATGTCTACTCCGGCCGGCATAACAAGAGTGTCAGGTATAGGCGAGTATCATGGCCAGAAATCGTTCCAGAGAGCCAGGTTTGATCCTAAGACAGGCAAGTGGGATCATGATATATCGTCATCTATGCATCATGAGGCTTCTGCTGGAAGAGGATCTAATGGGTGTATCAGGCTTCTTGGGAATACGGGGAATGAGCTGTATAATTTTATAAAGAAGGGTGATTTTATTTATACACTTCCGGAGAAAGAGGGAAGTAGGTTTGTCGTTCGTGAGGGGTCGCTTAATTATATAGCGGATAACCCTTATGGCGAGGATTCCGGTGAGAAGAGACTTTGGGATGATTATAATGTTCATATAAACAAGGATTTTAGGCCATTGAATATAAGCGTAAAAAATAGTGATATATCTCCTGATATCTTGCCTAAATGGATTTATAACGCTTATGACTCAAAGAATGGCGTCAATTCTAGCAACGCTTTCCTTGGTGTTATATCAGCCATTGATAATATAGCCAAAATGGATAAGCTGGGCAATATAAAGGAATATAGCGACGCTATATCATATAACAAGGAACGTATCATGAGTGAGTTCGATATCGATAGCTACACTTATGATAGGATGGCTATGCTTGCCATGGGTATCGCCGAGCAGGAGACTAAGTTTGGTGTATCCGCAAGATATATAGGGAAACAAGCTATCGGTGATCAAGGCGTTGATATAGCCAAGAGATTCAGGTCGTTGTTAAATGGTAACGGATGGAATGACAGGTCTTATAACTCGAAGGGTATAACACAGATAAAGATAGAAGGTGATAATGATGAGACAAAGAAGATATATAATAAGTTTGGTATAGATAAGGAGAATATCCTAAAGCCATATAATTCAGGTATAGCTACCATGTTGCGTTTGGCGTCTATATACAAGAATGAGGTTGTCGGTCGTGGCTTTAAGGATAATAAAGGTAATGATATAGACAAATTCGACGCCTTGCTTTATAAATGGATGGGTAAGGGAAGGTTATTGAATAACGGCAAGGCTTCTCCTGATGATAATGATTATATCAATAATGTAAAGAAATATATTGGCAATTTTGATTTCAAGGTTAAATATAAGGATGGTGGACCTATTGGTGATGATCCGTTGTATGTAAGACAGGATGTATCTGATAAGGCTTCGTATTTAAAAGATATCTTAGGTAATGCCATAAGAAGAAGATTGTACGAGAATGTCACCCCCGATGTGGTGGCTTCAAATGCTAGCCTTCCAGACAAGGTCAATGAGTTTATATATGGCAGAAACGGGAAGGCTAACGTTGATGAATATAGCGATCAACTATGGGCGAGATTTTTATCTCAACCTAATAATCTAGATGGCAATAATAAGGAGATACGGATTCCTGATAATGTCATTACTGATATTGAGAAGATGTTCAATCGTGACACTAAGGATGAGATAAAGAGGTTAGATAAGAAGATTCGTGATACGGAGCAAGAAATATATGGTTCTGATACACCGGCATCAGATGAGCTTTATGGTAAATTGGAGTTCTTAAAGAAGTCAAGAGAGTGGGTAGATATTTTTGAGAAGAATCGTAATTCTGTAAGATCTGGTAAGCCTACGGTTTTTTCTGAGTACGATTTTTATCCCGAAGCTGCTGGTGAGCTTACCCCGTTATCAGGGTTTGGCAATTTTACAATTTATAGGCGTCCGGATGGGAGGTTAGGTGTTTACGACGTGTATGATTTTTATAGCGATGATCAAGAGTTTCCTGTCAATATAGCTACCAAGACGCTGGATGCTATAGGTAATAAGTTTGATGAGAGAGGTTCGTTTAAGGATTATAGTCCTCTCCCGGAAAGCGGGAAGGAGGCTCTTGTCCGTAACGCTATTATGTCTAAGAATAAGTTAGAGAATAAGGAAGATGGAGGGCCGGTTGATACAGGGCGAGATTACGGGTCTGGTAAATATGTTATTGATCCAAACAGATCAGAGGATAATAAGATGGCTGTGTATGATGAGATATGGGATTATCTGACTGATAAGAAGGGAATACCACAAACACAAGCCATCGGTATCCTGTCGAACATCGCCGCCGAGTCCGGAGGGGACACCGAAGCCCTAGGCGCCGCCGGTGATTTTGGCATCCAACAATGGCTTGGACCGAGGAAGAAGGAGCTACAGCGCAGGTATGGGAAGAAACCGACATTGACACAGCAGTTGGATTATCTCGTGGATGAGTATCAAGGTCGTGTACCGGGGCTAGGTTGGAACTACATGAACCAAGGCAAGTTCTTTGATAAGGACGCTCAAGGCAATATATATAATTACTATATGTATTCGAAAGCTGATTTTGATAACGCCACGAATTATAAGGACGCTACCGTAGCATGGAATCAAGGATACGGAAGACCCCTTGGATCGACATTAAGAAACGAGAAGCGGTTTGAGTTCGCCGATATGTTCTCCAACAGATACGGTGTCCCGGAGAACGAGCCAATGAGATACGAGTTCGGGCAGCGGGATTCTGGTACGGGAGACGGAGGCCAGCAGCCCGTGCCTGAGACGGTAGCCCCCGCCGCTCCTTCTTTGGCTTCCCATCCTGCCATGGATAGCTGGTGGGAGAAGGAAGGTCAAGACTTGTTATATAAGATGCTAGCTCAATCCGGCGCTAACAAGAAAGCTATAGAGGATATAGCTAATAATATCAAGAACGATCCCCAGTCAGAGGCGCAGATAGCGGAAGTTGAGCGTATGCGTAAGGAGCAGGCGAAAAGGCAGTTGATGATTAATATGATACCGGGGCTGATGCTGAATATAAAGGGCATGAGTAGATCTCAAAATTAATGTTACATTTGTGAAATCATTAAACGTTTTAGATATGAAAAGATTGTTATTTTTATTTACTATGTTATTGACGCCATTCGCTTTGATGGCGCAAGAGGTAATCCCATCAGAAGGGCCTATTACTATTGATCTGACTACCTTTACAGGCATCATGGCTTTCGTCACGATGTCAGCTACCCAGCTAGCTAAGGTAGTGCCGTATATTGACACTCATAAGTGGGTTAAGATCTTATCGGCTGTGGCTATTGGGATGTTGACATGTATCTTAGCTTGGTTTCTTCATGTATCCCCGTTGTTAGTAGGGAGTGAATGGTGGGAAGCTTTGTTGTATGGGGTGGCTGTCGGGTTCAGCGCTGCTGGCTTCTATGACCTAGTGAAAGCAATAGGTTCGTTATTTGTGAAAAGGATCTAGCATCTTGTAATTATTTGAGATATGTAAAATTTCAAGATTTTATTATCTATAATATAGGCTATTATATTTTGTAATAATATTAGTATTGCTTATATTTGTGCGCCTACCTACTCATCACGAGCGGATAGGCGCATTTATTAATTTAAAACTTTTAGTAAAGGTATGAAAAGTAATTTGATTTTATCATCAGAGAGTAGGGAATTATTAGGTAGGAACATTTCTGTTATGTCCAAGGACGGGTTTGTATGCATAACGGAAGTTATGGAAGCCTTGAATGAAAAACGTAAATCTATGGGGTTGGAGTCTAGAAGGCTTGATCATTTGTTTGCTACTAATGGATTTCAGGAAAAGATGAAAGCTCTTGTTAGGGAGCTGAGTATTAATGATATATGTACTGTAAGAAATCTTACGGTACAAAACCATGAATTGAAAATCAATAAGATAACCGATCTCAAAAAATACGGAATGGCTTACCGAAGAGGAAAGGGGGAGGGTCAGAAATGGTATGTAAATCCGTATTTTTTTGTTATGGTAGCATTGGAATTGGATCCAGAGATATACGCCAAGGTGATAATATGGTTGCATGATGGATTCATAGAGGACAGGAATGCCGCTGGCGAGGCTTATATCAAGATGAGTTCGGCCGTCGCCAGGTTGGTTAGCGACAAGAGTCAGTTGTCTGATAAGATATCAAGGGTAGCTAAGGCTATTAATTTTATCGTCTTTAACAAGCATGAGAGTGGGATAAGGAATACGGCCACAAAGAATCAGTTAAACGACATAGTAGCTGTAGAGAATGTTATCACCGGGGTTATAGATGGTGGTTTTATAGATACTTATGATAAACTTATAGATTATCTTGGTCATGAGTGGAAAAAGAAATGGGGCAATCCTGTTATGTCTTTAAAGGATTAGTATTAAAGAGACTCATCATTGTCAAATGGTGAGTCTGTATTTTTTTTAAATTATCTTTGTATCAGAACGAAATAATTTGATATATGGGAAAATATGTAATTAAAAGGAAGATACCTAAATATCAAGATGCTGGGGAGGTTGATCCTATCATGCCTGGTGATGTTGTTGGTCTTCAGGGTCTTGGAGTGGAACCTCTGGTTTCGTCTACCCGGATAGGATTTGATATTCAGCAGCCTGATATTAATACCATTGATACAAGTGATTTGAACGCTATCGTTGACAGCAATAAGAAGGTTGACGAGTCTGGCAGTACGGATGTCTTTGACTTTACCACCATACCTTATTATGGCGCTGATGATATAGGATCTAGGTTTACCCAGATGGGTCGTGGTATAGGGCGTATGAGAAGCGAGGGATACGGTGATTTATCCACCGGGGCTAAGACAGCTAATGTCGTGGGTACTGTAATGTCAGGCATCGGCGGTGTCTTAGGGTTGGCAAGGAACGTATTCTCAGGGATGGCGTCAGAGCAAGGCACTCGTACTAATATCAGGTTAGCTCAAGAGCGAGAGGCTAGGCAGAGACGGCAATCCCAGATGCGGTATAAGGATGGAGGTGGTGTTTATCTAGGGCCTAATAATAGATTCGATAGCGGAAGCCTTACCGGAGAGTATTTATATCCGTTACCTAAGTCGATGGAAGATCAAGCCAATGTAGAGGTCGAGAAGGGCGAGTACGTGACGCAGCATGGGGAGGCACCGATGGAGGCTATGGGGCAGAAGCACGCCGATGGGGGAACCCCCGTTTCCTTGGAGCAGGGGACGAAGGTCATTACCGATGATACTACCATAGAACCGGATTTCGCCAAATACATCAGGGATACGTATGGGATCAAGGCTACGCCTAAGGATACGTACGCTACGTTAATGGACAGGTATAAGGCTAAGATCGGTCTTAAATCAGCTTACGATGATCAGAAGAAGGCACTGGAGAAGCTGAAGAAAAACGATAAGATAGATGATGAGAATACAAGGCGTTTGAACGCCTCCGTATTGTCCAAGGCTATAAATGATAGTAACGAGACGGTTAATGGCCTAGAGGGAAGATTTACGGACTTCGCTAACGTCATATACAAGGAGCAGGAAGACCGGAAGATGAAGAAGGATGAGGATACGTATTTCGCTAAGGGTGGTGAGATAGATAACATCATATCCAGATCTATGAAAGAATACGGTCTTACGGAGGAGGATATAGCTGAGGCTAAGAAAGAGCTGCTTAAGAAAGTGGCTGGTATTCGCCAGAAGATGGAGATAGGAGGCACGTCTTTGTTCGGTCGTAAATTAACTTTCCGCCCGATCGAGAATAGGTTCAACAATGATCCTAACTATTTCGGTTATCAACGCCAAGGAACTGATGGCTCTTATGGAGGTATTAATACGGATGAGAGGTTGAATTATTATAAGACATTCAATCCGGTCGCTTACGATGCTTATATGGGAGCTTCAGAGGGCGCTAGGGCTAGGGCATTGCAAGACGCTATCTACGGTCAGACAAGTAGCTGGATGGGCTTGGCTACGGCTGAGAACCCGATCATCGCCAACGCCGAGGCGCTTCGGGATTACACGACGCTCGTTTCCTTTGGCGGTGAGGATAGTCAAGGTAATTACCCGGAAGACAAGAAAGCCGCATATCATGATAGGATGAGAGACAATAAATTAGGTTTGTTTACCACATCTCGCCCTATGATCGGTCTAGACGTTGTTACAGAGGAACAGCATAAGGCTCTTAACGATGCTGGTATCACCCATTTTAGCCAACTATTCTCTGACAAGAACAAGGATGTCGTTAATAAGATACTTGGCGAGGATATGCTTAAGATGCAGGCATTGAGATCCATGAAAGGAATGGAAGGTCTTGATTTTATACTTGACCCTCATAAGGTGGCTCCCGGTCCTATGGATATAGGTGATGTGGAGGATCCTGATGTTAAGTTGGATATGCCTGAGCTGATTGATCCTAATACACTCCCTAAGACCAATACAAATGCCAGTACTAACACCGGTAAGACTAATAATGGTAACGGGAACAGGAATATAGTAGGTGGTGGTCTTGACTTTCCTGAGGTGTTCAGGATGACTCCGGGAGCCGTGACAACGGAAGGTCTGGAAAGACATTACGCTCCTACCGTGGACCCAGTGTTGAGATCGGCTGATCAGTATATGGTTGAGGCTAATCGTGCTTTCCAATCACAATTGGATCAGATGGGTAATGTCCCGGATTCCCAGAGAGGGGCTTTATCATCCAATTTACAGGCTATCATGAGTTCCAATATAGGCAGATACATTAATGAGGTAGAACAAGGGAACGTGGCTCAAAGGACTTGGGCTGATAATGTAAACGCCCGGACTTGGACTGATACGTATGATAAGAATATAGCTCAACGTCAGGGTTATCAAAGTCGAATATTACAGGCTTTGGCTAATACTGACGAGAACTGGGCTAGGTATTTTGATAGCGTAAATGACGAGATCCAACAGAAGTGGAATACGGCTACGACCATGAATACATTAAGGTCTATATTCGGGGATGAAAAGATTGGTCCTAATGGACAATTAATCGCTGATCCTCAAGGAGATATATTGAGTTATAGGAGATTATATCCTGCTCAGGAAGTAACTAAAGGCAAGAAAGGATAAAGGATGGCTTCACAATATAGTATATTAAGGAATTACGGCAAGTATGTATCGCCCTACAACATGGATGTCATGATGCAGGGGATGGGGTACATGCAGCAGAAGATAGATACCAATCGGCAGGCTATAAACGAGTATGCTGATTATATTATCAATTCTGACATTATAAAACCTCAGGACAGGGAATATCTTCAGAACAGGTTAAATGGGCTGATACAGGATGTGAATAACGTGTATCGTAAATCTAATTTGGCTTCTGACGGTATAGCCAGAAGTATACAGGCTCGTCTTGGAGAAGCTCTGGATACCCGTGTGTTGAATGCTATTGCCGGCACTAGGGAGATCCGGGCTTTTAGCGAGAAGATGGAGGATATGAAGCTGAACAATCCCAAGATGTATAGTCCTATAAACGAGGCTGAGGCTTTTGCGGATGCCGTGGCTTGGATGAATGACGGTCAGGTAGGGACACGTCTTAATCCTATACATTATACCCCTTATACGGATTACCACGCTGAGATTGATGAGAAGATGAAGAATTTCATCTCCCTTAACAAGGGGAAGAAAGTCAATGTACCGGTGACTGATTCCAATGGCAACAGGACGGGCGAGATGCGTGAGATGTATATAGATGAGATGAGTTACGCTCAGGTCAGGGATATAGCCATGGCTTCTATATCTGAGAACGGTAAGGCTCAGATGCAATTAGAGGGAAGATATATGGCTAGAACGAATCCTGACTTATTTAATGTTCAAAGCACCTCAGATTTCCTTAAAGGGTATATTGATGATTTCAGTGTCAAGGAAGAATCCATACGAGCCAAGCTAAAGGGCGTTGGCAATGACAAGGTCAAGAGGGCTAAGTTGGAGTCGGAGCTGGCGGATATTATCAAGCAGAGAAATGATTTCGTGGAGGAGGCCGAGGGCGTTATCGGTAGCAACTACAGCCCGGAGCGAGCCGGCATGTTCATGGTGCGGCAGCAGTTCCTTCGTGGTGTCGGATTGAGATGGTCTTATAATAACTCATATGAGACGTTGGGCGTTGATGATTATTATTTCAAGGCTAATCAACAGATGATGGAGAGGGCTAAGTTCAATGAGACAAAGAGACATAATCTGGCTATGGAGAAAGCTGCGTTGATGAGAGCTGGCAAATCGGGTAAATCAGAGAATGGTGGTGGAGACGATGATATGACAGGACCTACCGTGGTTACTAAGAGCGCTAACCTTGAGGACGTAAATATAAGCGATGAGTTCATGAACGGGTTCATAGCTAACGAGAGGGCGGTGACTACTGGCATGGATAATTTCGTTAAATCACTATCAGATGACGCTAGAAAGAAGATCGACGCATGGGCGTCTGATCCTGAGAATAGTAACGTGGTCAAGGATATGGATAAAGACCAGATCATCATGACATATTTCAAGGCTAATGGTGGATCTACGAATACGCTTCTTGATTATAATGGCAAGGATAGTTATATAAAGCTTCTTGGGCTAAATACTCAAAGAGATAAGTATAATAAGATCAATGATGGATTCAATAAGGCGAGCAATGCTGTTTTGGATGGTATTGATACTATAATTCAGAGAGAAGCTAGATCGGATAGTGGATCAGGTATAGATATTAGTTATGGATTCGGCACATTCAATCTTGGAGATATTAATAACAATGGCGATAAGGTTTTTGATATAAATGGTATAAACGATATAACGTTAAACGATTGGGCTAAACTGTCAGCTTATAGTTCTTTATTGAATGATAATATAAATGTTGTTAATAGTCCCGTTAAAGGGGAAGCGCCATCTATATCGGTAGATTCAGGTCAATCTAGTGTCCTACTGGATAAGATAAATAATCTTATGGGAACATCCTTCTCGCTTGATGATATTGAATCTATAATGTCTCTTGTTGTGTCTGGTGCTAATAGGAATATACACGTCAAGGCGATAGAGGATAGATTTGCTGGAGATAATAGAGCGATTGGTGTCGCTACCGCTTTATATAATGGAGCGTATAGGGAAAGAAACGATTTGTTAAGACATAAATGGAGTCGTGGTGATCTAGGTAGGATCGCTGATGACGCTAAACGTGCTGGCGAGGATTATCTAAGACAATATCGTCATGAATATGCCGAGCGTGAGTATATCTTCTCTGGTGATTATCCGTCTAAAAGCAAAGCTGAGTATGATTATATAAAGATTAGTGATCTATTCACTCGTGGTGGTGGTTTTATCCCCAAGGATGAGGATAATGCCAATAAGAAGATAACGTTTACTATATCTCCTATAGGTGATGGCAATTATCAGATCATTGGTAATAATGGAGGTGATGGAAGATCTGTTGTTGAGGTAAGTGAGGCAGATCTAGCCGCCAATGACCTTACTTTTTATAAGGAGGATGTAAGTATCCCATCCGAGACCTACGACTCTGGTGTTGTATCTATATCGTTTGCCAATTCAAGCGATAACGCTTATGGGAAGATGGCCAAGGCATTGCAGGTAGCTCCTGTGGCTTATGCCAGCGGAGCTAAGGATATGACAATGCCTTATATAGATATGTTCACGAATATAAATGACGGTAATATCAGGAAGAATCAGATGATGATCGCTACCGATGTGTTATTTGATAACGCTTCTATGTATGAGTTAAGGGCTTCCGGATATAAGTATAATAATGGTTCCTCTGGGATAAATGTTGATATATACAGCAAGGGAGGAGCAAGGGATGGCGGTACTCCATTATACTCAATTGATCTGGATGGCGTTAATTATGCTGATGAGGTAGCTAGAAAAATTGATTTCAGCCCTCAATATTATTTGGTCATGGCATGGCAACAGATACTTAGCAAGGAGAATGAGGTATATTGGAGAAGTGAAGGTAGATCTACTACTGATGATTTTGAAAGCTTCATCTCGCCTATAGCTAGTATGATCGATCAGGAGATAAGAAACAGGAATAACGGAAATAGTGGAAATAATGGAAATAGTGGAAACCAATAATAACGCTCCCAGTGGAAGGGATCTTGCCAACAAATACGGGTATCCTACTATGAGCGTGGATAATATAAAGGCTGTTGGATCGGATCCCTATAATATACCGGATCGTGACTTACCTCCGGTATTGGATCCGTATTCTGCTTCCGAGAGATCAAAGTCCCAGATACCGTCATTATCAGAGAGGATCAAGAATACGGTAAAGACTAATTATTATGATAACATGAAGCATATGTCCCCTTTGGGGTATATGGCGTCTGATCAGAGCTATAAGGGTAGGTTTAATCTTACTGGACCGGAGATATCGTTAGAGGATTCAAGGTATCGATTAAGTAGTGGAACGTGGATACCCAAATACGAGTCTTATATACCCGGTGTAGATAATGATACACGTCTATCAAAAACCCAGAGTAGGACTGAGAAGTGGATGAGAGGATTGGGTAAGCTTGCCGGAAAAACCGCCTTGTACGGATTAGGAGGCGTTATCCAGCCTTTTTATGGTATTTATGCCGGAGTATCCAAAGGTAATTTCAATGCTGTTTTTGATAATGATTTCACTAGATGGTTAGATGATCAGGATAAGAAGATGGATTATGGTCTAGCTCATTATTATAATCGAGAGGAGCGGGACATGAACTTTCTTCAAAGTATGACTACGGCTAACTTCTGGTCTAATGACTTTCTGTCGGGTCTGGCTTTTACCGCTGGCGCCATGTTATCATCCGCCGTATATTCCGGGGCCGGTCTGATGAACCTTGCTCGTACCGGAGCTAGGGCTGGGGTGGCTTTAGCTAGGATAGGCAAGGCCGCTTCGGACACCAAGAAAGCATTCGGAGCTTACCTTAGGGCCGCCCGTATAGGGCAGAGGGTAGGCAAGGGGCTGGATGCCGCCCTATTTCTTGGTACGTCTACCTCATGGGAAGCTTCAGTGGAAGCCAGAAGTATGTTGATGGAGGCCGAGGAGAATTTCAGGCAATCTTATCGTAACGCTTACGGGAGGGAAGTCCCGTATGAGGAGCTTATGAGGTTCAGGGCTGACAATGCCAATGCCGCTAACGCCGTATTCGCCGCAAACGTCGGCATATTGTCATTATCCAACATAGCTATGTTCGGTGATATGTTTGGCATGGATCTGGGCGTGGATAAGTTCATAAAACGCAATATATTTGGCGTAGGAGCCGAGAGAATGGATAACGGTGCACTAAGGGCTATAACACCAAAGAAATGGCAGAAAATAGCTGGTAATACGTTTAATATCATCAAGCGACCGGTATCTGAGGGTTTGTTCGAGGAAGGTCTTCAAGGTGTGTCCAGCAAGTCCGCGGAGGATTGGGTGGAATCAAGATACAATCCCATGGCTATTCGCCAGAATATAGGTTATATGGAGGCTATAAAGAACGGGTTCAAGGAGACTTACGGATCTAATCAGGGCTGGAAGGAGATCGGCATCGGTATGATTATCGGATCGGTTATGGGTGGAAGAAGCCTTGGAGGTATAAAGGAATGGAGTCAAGATATGTCCCGTAACAAGGGAATGGTGGAGGCCTATAACACCAATGCTGGCGCCTTGACCTCGGCGGCTGTCCAAGCTATTCGTGGCAGCATGGCCCTGAACGCTCAATTATCAGGCTTGAGTACGGATAATAACGCTGACGATATACCTAATTCTAGAATCGTAGATAAGACTTTTAGTGACGCTGTATTCAATCGTCTTCGTTATGATCAGGAAATGGGGATGTTAGATGATACTAAGGAGAATTTCAAGACAGTCATCGAGTCTATACCTAATAGCGATATAGCCTCCGATATGAATATGACAGATGAGCAGGTAAATGAGTATAAGTCCAACCTTATCAGTGAGTTCAATAAGAAGGTTGATAATTTTACTATGGCCAGCAGATTTGCCGACTCCCTTACCGATGGTATATCCAATAGATCATTTAACACCTATATCTCCAACATGGCTTATAACGGTCTTGAGGCTAAGGATAATTTGGATGATATCGCTAATCAGTTAGGAAGGATATACAATACGGATATAGGACCTGCTTTAGATATATATTCTCGTCTTAATCCTGATTCGAGCAGGGATCTTGAAGAACTCAGGAAGCTTACGGATGATATACAGAGGATGGAGAAGAATATCTTGAGGCTTCAACAAGGTGTTGCGTCGAAGGACGCTCTTGAATCTGATAAGGTCAAGTTAGCCAAGGAGAATGATAGACTTCTTAAATTGACGGAGGATAGAATTGCTTTGGAGAGGAGATTAGCTACGTTAGTTAACTCAGAGATAGATATATCTAAGCTGTTATTAAACAGGAATGAATCAAGGATCAGTGCCGCCGATCTTATGGCAGCTTATGAGACTATAGTTGGTTTTGAGAATGCTGTATCTATCCGTGGGGTTGATAATTATAAAGAGGCTATGGCGTTACTTAGCGAGTATCGTCATAATCTTGTGACTTATAAGAATATAAATGAGTCTCTTCGCCGTATGCGTGATAGGAGATTCATACGGTCGCAGGAACGTGGGTTTATGAAGGTCTTGTCAAACATATGGGGAAAGACTTATGAGGAGGATAATAGTAGATATGATTTCAGGAATACCGATGATCCTGATGCTAATTCCCTTTATGCCAATGATCAGGCCATAGATAAGGCTTATCAAGATGGTCTTATAGGGGAGGATGAGGCATTTATGTTTAAGACATATAATCATATGATAGCTAGATCCATGGAGAACGATATTAAGGCTGATGAAGGTAATATAGTTGAGAGAGTTCCTGATGATGAGGATATTATAAATCCTTCAGATGATAGAGCCAATGATATAGCCATAAAGATCTGGAACGGTAATGAGGATATTTTATCCCCTAGGGAGAAGCAGATATATGATAACAATAAGGATCGTATTGATAATCTCGTAAAAGGATTTGGCGATAACCCTATAGCTAGGATAAATAGGGCTAAGTCGATAATAGATAGATTGAAGATCCATGATAATATTTATGATAATATCAAGGACGCTGTTGATGATATTATAGATATGAATATTAATGGTCTTGATCAGGATCGGGTTAAGGAGGCTATAAAGACCTATAACGATCTTATGAATGAGGCTGACAATGGCAATGAGGTTGACCAGGATAAGCTTAATGAGGCTATTGATATTATCAATAATTATTCCGATGGACCTCTCCTTCAGTTTGTGGAATGGATGAGGTTGTATGATAATGGAAGTATAGCTGTCAAGGATTACGATAAATCCATACCTATGGGTGATATCCTTACAGAGAGCGAACCCGGGACATCCACCGGCAGGACGGAGGTCAACGCCGCCCAGAATCCGGTGGTGTTGATGGCTCAGAAGAGGGAGATCGGTGGGGTCATGTACTATGAGGTTGGTGGAATGAGGCTTGACAGGTTTATGGCGGGGTCCGGGCTTAAAAGGTCTGATGCCACTGATACTGATAATGGAAGGGTGATGGATTTCGCCAACGGAACCGACATATTTACTGTTATAGAGTCAGATAACCACTCAAGATGGATGATTAGCGAGGATGACGCTCAGGCTTTCGAGAACGCTACCGGTGTCATACTGGGGAGGCAGACCGCCTTATCGACCTCCAACTGGTTCATGGTGTATCGCAAGGGGCAGGATGGATCTGTTGTTCCTTATTATACAGGAGATGCATTTGGCTCTAATAATGAGTCGATAAATCAAGAAGCTGCGGCTAGTCTTCGTAAGAACGATATCGTGAGGTTCAAGGTAGATATGTTAGATCCTTATACCAAGGAATTGTATGATAAATACAATAGCCTTTATGCCGTTGATCCTAATTCTGACGAGACCAAGTCTGCCCGTAGTGATTTGGTTAATAATATGGTTATTAAGATCGTGGATGGTGACGGTAATTTTGTCTCGGTGCTTAAGGCCAATGATCCAGACTCAAAAGGTAGTAACGCTGATTTAAGGAGTATGGCCTTTGAGTTATATAGGGATAATGTAGGATCTGTCGCTGGCGAGATTGATATACCGTTCGTAGGCGCAGTCACCAGTGTTTTGCCGGGAAGACCTAATTTTAGCATAAGTGATGATAATGGTACGTTGATGGTATCCGAAAATGACTTTACCAACGAGACGGTTGGCAAGGTAGAGAGCGTAGGATATATAGAGAATGGGGAGGTTACGATGAGGGATAATATCAAGTATAACATATTCCCGTTCTGCACGGCTATTGTTAGGGATAAGTATGGTGATTATAAAAATTCACGTATCCCGGTTGTAGCTATAAAGACAGGAAATGGAAGAAATTACCTGTACCCTGTAAGATTGAAAAATCAGGATATATCATCATTCTCATCTATGATCGGATCGATGGCTGATAGGATTATAGAGGGTCTAGGTGGTGGAGTAAGTATTGATGATATAATGGATCTTAACAACGCTATAGCCAGATCCGGGCTGGATAACAAGACATATATGATTCCGCTGGCGGGAGACGTGGATGTTATCAAGGGACGGCTAGAGGCTGTCAAGGAAGCCGCTAACCGGATGCCTATGACTACTGACGTAAGAGGATGGATAGGTGATTCTAGGACCAAGGAGGATATTTTGATGAATGACGTTACGATCAACATCGATCTTAATAACGATCCTTTCATAGCCCCTAAGTTCAGGATGAGTATCAGGAGGGATGAGACGTTCTTCGAGGATACGGAGACCCCGTTCGTCAACCCGCCCGGTTCCCAATCGGAGTTCGCCTCGCCTACGAAGGCGGCCGAGGATAAGTCTTTGGCTTCCGAAGGTAATATAGTATCGGGAGAAAAAGAAGCCGATGATCCTTGCTAAATAAATTATCTTGATTTATCTTTGCGGTGTCAGTCCATCACCTGACGAGTAAGATATTTAAAAGTTGGTCCCTGTCGGGTGTGTGATGGCCCCGGTGGGGACTCTTTATATTATGCAATTAGATGCTTTTTTACACCGAAAGATTATGCAAGACTTACGCCTCCAGCGAGTGAAGGTCTTGATGATGTTATACACCAGTCATTATTTTGTCAATAACAGACAAAGGCAGTTACTTGACCATACATACGCTTTAAGCAGAAGTCAGGCTTTCGATTATATGACGGAGTTCAATAAAAGACTTAGTGATAAGATAGGTATAGAATGTACGATGGATATTCTTCTGCCTACCGATGATGATAACGCTAATATCATAATCGAGTACAATGGCATCATTAAGAAGTTGATGAGGGAAGCCGAGAAGCTGGAACTTGACACTGACGCTATTAAGGATATGATGCGCGATCTACTTAATGAGTTGAAAGATGATGTTGATCTTAATATCTTGATATTTGACGTAACCCAGTTACTTATAAAATACAATCTATTTAGGTTGGATGCCATAACCGAGCAGGAGTTCAAGGACTCTTTCGTCAGGATGGATAGTAGGAATATGGAGATAAAGAAATTAACTTTATCTGATATTAAGAAGGTGGTGATGATGATGGAGGATAGATATAGTTATATTTCGTCTATATGATAGACAAATATAATTGATTACATTTTTTGTAAAAATATCTTCTGTTTGTTTGTAGTTTCGAAATAAGGTCTTATATTTGCGGTGTCTATCCGTTGCTAGACCAGAAGAAGATATTAATATCGTCTAGGCGTAGGCGATAAATGAGAGCTATCAGTGGAGTAACGGACGCTGGTGGCTCTCGTTGTTTTTTTGTATTATGTGTAATATTGTTTTGAGTGATGATTTATCTATCAGATCGTATTTTGAAAAGGTTTTAAATCTAAGTAAACTTGGTGATAAATTTCCTGTTAATTTAGATGATGTATGGCCATTGGTTTATTCGGCTAAGGAAAAAGCTGTTAGAGCTTTAGTAAGTAGCGATCAGTTTATGCAAGGTATTGATTATGAGATTTTAGCCACAAATGGCGAAAATATAACAGTAGGAAGACCTGTAAATGTTTATATGATTTCTATATCTTGTATGGAGTATTTTATAGCTAGAAAGGTTAGATCTGTGTTTAATGTTTACAGGGATGTTTTTCATAAGGTGATAAATAAAATACCATCTAGCTATTCGGAGGCTTTACGGATGTATGCTGATGAAGTGGAAGCTAGAGAGAAGGCTGAAAAAGAAGCTAGGCTTGCGTTAGAAGCTAAACGAATATCCGATAACATCATTAAAGAACAAGCTCCTATGGTTGAGTTTGCTAAGACGGCCGAAATAGCTCAAGAGACAGATATGTTGATTAGGGAGGTTCGGGAAAAGTTAGAGGCTCATGGTTATGATATAGCGGAGAAGAATCTCCGGATATTGCTTGAGGATAATAAGTTTTTCGCCAAGACCGGTAAAAGATGGTTGTTATCCCAAAGGATGATAGATCGTGGTTACGCTCGTTATAGATATCGTAATGACGATGAGTTTTATGGAACCAACACTGTTTATGTGACTCCTAAGGGATTCCAGTGGATCGTGTCTAAGATATCTAGGGAATGGATGTCTAGGTTCTTGGAATTGAAAGGTAGGGTTCTCAGTAGATCAGATAAAGATATTTTTCGCTAAACGATAAACTCCATTTTTATAATTTAGGATTGAGTTTTTGCCTGTCCGTGAGGATCGGCAGAATGATTTGTACTTTTCAAAGTAAACATAAGGTTTGTTATTATGTTGTTATTTAGTATCCCGTCCGCTCGTGAGAGTAGGCGGGATTTTCTATCTTTGTGTCAAAACGATTTAGTAATGGGTAGATCTTGTTATGTTATAAAAAATAAGGAGGGTAGGGTAGATAATGTCCTTGCCCCTAATAACCAACCATCCGGATTATACCAAAGGGCGATGGAGGTGCTTGGCGACCAGAAGCAGGCCTTATCGGTCTGGGGTACGGCCTACTCCCCCGACTTCGTGTCCTTCTTTGGCGACTGGATGTCCATGCCATCAGAATATGATCTGGATAGTAATGGGGAACCTAGGTATGATGATGTCATGTCCTTTATCAAGCGGAAGAACTATTTCGCTGGCAATTTCATGGCCGATGAGGTTAAGGATATCAATAACACCCTTACTTCCTTGGGGGTTGATAATATCAATGATCTTAATGATATGATTGTATCTAATTTCCTCTCAGGCGGTGATATATTCATCAACAGATATAATCTTGAACGATCCGGGATGTATGACGCTGATGAGATTGATAATATCATGACTAACCGATCGGAGTATGAGCGGGTAAGGGATATGATGAGGAGGATTGTCGATTTTATGTCTGAGGGGAATCTTAATGAGAAGGATATGTATTTCCTGTCCTCCGAGTCAGGCCTTGGTGATGATTATATGATATATGAGGATACATATGACTCGTTAGGAAAGAGAAGGGGCTTGAATCCAATAGAGGTAAGGGATACGATCATGAGGGCGGTAGGCGGTATCAGCGACCGCCGGGAGTTCGATCAGGCTTTCGCCTCCATCCCATACCCTTCCTTGGCACTCCGGTATCAGGAGGATCAGGATTACGCAGATCGGATGTATGACACGTATCGTAATATGACCCGTATGGAGGTTCGGAGTCAGGACGGAAATACGATTACCGACTCGTACTTCAATAGTACCGCACCGTATATCAGTATGCCTAAGGATATGAAGGGTCTAAGGGATAAGGTTGGGGAGATAATCGATATGGATGATTTTAAGGACATCAAGGACGTTGCCGGACGTCTGCATGACATAGCCATGGATCTTGCCGACATGGGCGTGGATATAAGCGAGGCGATCAGCGATGAGATGGTTATATCCAGACCTGAGGATATCCGTGATCTTATGGCGTCGCTGGACGTCATGTTGTCTTCCATACAGGCCGGCAATTCGGTATACGATAGCTTTATCTCCGATCTTGATAGGATAACAGGAAAAGGGAACCCGATATACGAGGTTCAGGATACTTATTCTACTGGGGATAGGATGGTGTATGTAAGGTCCGGGAATACATCCCCTTCCGATATGTATGATAGGAGCATGTTGTATATTAGTAGGAATACGTACCATAACACGGCTCCGATAACCGACACCGATCAGGCCTATGAGATGTTGGCCGATATCGGGATAGAGCGGCCCTCGTACTTGCCGGCTGGCGTGGTTCCCGCCGGGGCTTCCCGTTCTGATATTGGCGTGGTCAAGGATAATATAAAAAAGCTGGTTATGTCCAACATCTCATCCTCGAATACCGAGAACATGATCCTTACCAGATTAATATATCAGCATCCCGTAACCCCTAAGATGGATGATGTCGATATTGATCGGGAGTTCAGGAGATACGAGGCTAGGCAGGGAAAGGATCGGGATTTTATCAAATCCTGTACATCGTTGAGGAAGATCCAGATCAAGGAAAGGTTAAAAAAATCGGATTTATATAATAATGTCTTACGTTTCCTTGATTTTAATGGATTTTATAATGTATCTTTGAACCACCATGACAGAGGTACGTTAAAAAGCATGGAGATGTCGTTGCCGGAAGGTCAGGTAAGGGATCTTCTGTTTGACGTGGCTATCGAGTCCGGTGATAGTAGCATGAGAAACCTTTTCTATCTGGATAGTCAGGATAGGATGATGGATGCCGGGTTTTACAGGTATCTGTGCCAAAGGAATCCGGGCCTGCTCCGGGAGGTCAACGGCGGCGTCGAGGTGAGACCGGACGGTTCGTTCTTGGCTCGTGGGAGGTATGATGATTTCGCGTCATTCCAATCCGGTTTATATGAGAAGGTAGGTGAGACGGTTGATGGTGCGATATACAGGTTCGTTGATGATCTTATATACTCCGATCCATCATCATATCAAGAAAATATGGTACGAAGGATGGGTGATGTTACGGTAAGGAGTGACGATAACCGCCTGTCAAGGATAGAGGATAATCCCTCATCCAGTAAGATAGTTAATGAATACACTGCTAATACAAATAAGTTGATGCGAGATTTTTCGTGTAGTTAATCTCTCTTTGGCGTCGTGAGACGTTTTCTTTCGAGCATTGAAACATTGAATTTATGGATTTGCATGAATCCGGGTCGTAGTGATACGTTCCGGATTTTTTTTGTCTTGTATCGGTTCTTATTAATCCCATTTACAAGACATTAAGTACTTTGATGATGACACATATCACGATTTTAGGGCTGTTAATTTTTGAACTTTGTAACGCCCGCCATCAGGTGGGGTTATTATTAATTCAAAAATAAATAGACATGGGTACAAGTGGAGACAAAATCGTTTTGTTAGACGGTATGGGTTCCGGTAGTGGAAGCGCCACTAACGGTTTATTATCTATGATTCCGGGGATGTTCGCCAACTTAATAGGCGGAAATAAGATGGATCCGAACTTGGTAGCGGCTTTGATGAACGGTCGTAACAACCAAGACGGTTTCGGCGGGGCTAACGGTTGGTGGTTGTGGATCATCGTCCTGTTCTGGTTATGGGGTGGCCGTGGCTTTGGCAATGGTTTTGGCAATGGTAATGAGTGTTGCGCTAATGGTCTTCCAGCTCAATTGAATAACGACTATGGTCGTGAGTTACTGATGCAGGCTATCCAAGGTAACAGAAGCGCTATCGATCAGATCGCTAACGCCTTGAACTGTACTACCACTCAATTGCAAAGCGCTATCTGTAACGTACAAGGCGCTATCGATAAGGTAGCTGGTCAGGTAGGTATGACCTCTCAGGCTGTTATTAACGCCGTACAGCAACAAGGTTGTGAGATCGGTAATCAAATTAGCTCTTGCTGCTGCAATTTGAGTTCTTTGATCAACCAAAGCACGTGCGCTACTCAAAATATGATAACGCAGCAAGGCTTTGACAATCAATTACGGACGTTAGAGCAAACCAATGTTCTTCAGAGTAACATCAACCAAGGATTGACAAACAATCGTGAGCAGGCTACTACGCAGTTCAATATCTTGAGCGCTAAGATTGATGCTCAAACAACCTTGATTAATGATAAATTCTGTCAATTGGAAATGCGTGAGATGCAGAATACGATCAATCAGTTGCGTGATGAAAGGTCGGCTTACCAAGCCTCCGCGTTGACTCAGCAACAGACTCAGAATTTGATCAACCAGTTGAGACCTACCCCTGTGCCGGCTTATCCTTCATGCTCTCCTTACCAGACTTATGGATGGGGTCAAGCATTTTATGGAGGTAATTACGGATGTGGGTGCAACAATGGATGCTGCAACAACGGAAACGCTGCTATTTAACTCTATAAAGGAAGGAGGCTATTATGGCTTGTGTTTCTAAAATAGGGTCTCTTTATGAGTTGGTCACGAAGAACGTGGTAGTGACTACTACCAACACCATCTTCGGCATCAACCCAAGGATATGGCTGTCCTTGCCATGCGAGGGCCTTCTGCTGCTGAAAATCCGGCAGGTGGTTCCGACAACAGGCGAGACATTGCCAGTGCAGATAGCTATTCCAGCGAACAGCACCGTATCCACGGTAGGTGATGACACATGCTGCCCGGTAACCGGCGTGGCTGTGGTGAATCCGATCAACGTGGCTGTGACCGGAGCGGCTATGGTTAACAACACCGAACGCCTTGTTTATTTCAACAAGGTAAGGGGTGTATTGAGGCTCATGGATTGCTGTGTGCCTACAACTTCCGCCTCGGCGTCGGAGACGACTGTTGATGAGGGATAGGTTAGATTGGATGTCTAATGGGAGGGTATTCCCTCCCGCTTAAAAATCGAGATATGTTTAGAGACTTAAAGAAAGGATTTCAAGTATATACGCTGGATACGTCCGATGTTCCGGTGTTCAGGATGGGGAATGTGGTTAACGTGTCCGAGCCTAGGTTCCAGCAACCCCAGATGGGTCAGATGGGGCAATATCAGCAACTACAGGATAGGGTGATAGACCTTACCGTGGAGATAAACGGGTCTTCCATGACCTATGTCGTACCGGAGAGCAGGGATGTCGCTATGTCCAATAACATAACTTTGGCCTGCTCGGTCGATCCGATCATGAACCAGCTTAACGCCGCTAAGAGAACCAGCTCCGATATTCTCGATAGTATCGATAAGCATAGGAGGACACTAGAGGCTTGTGATTCGATCCTTGAGGAAATCAATCCGGCTTTTAAGCAGACTAAGGATCAAGACCGGAAGATCAAGAATCTTGAGGAGAAAGTCGATAGGATGGGATCCTCTTTCGATGAGCTAAAAGAGTTGTTAATTAAAAAATTAGGTTAAGATGAGAGTTATAGATTTAGGCGGCGGTCACGAAGAGGACTACAATGACGAGATCTACGATCGTAGAGGCGGCCGTGGACGTAGCAGACGTTCGGATGGGACTTACATGGGTTATGGTGGTGGAATATACGACCACTATGGCAAGGAGCATGACGGCAGAATGGATGAGCTAGAACGCCGTGAGCGTGATCTTGAAAGACGCGAGAGGGAGCTGGAACGTGACGAGCGTGAGCTTGAGAAACGCGAGAGACTCCATGAACGTGAGGACGAGATGTATCGCAGGGGATGGTTCGGTGAGCGTGGCATCCGTGACGAGTTCGATGGTACCGAGCCGTATATGCGCAGGGGACGCAGGAGTCGTTACTACTGAGGAGCAGACGCCGATGACCCGGATTATAAGCGGTATATAGACACCCATGGATATCACTTTTCCAAGGAGCTGGCTAGGGAAGCCGCTGACAAGATGCTTAACGCCGACGGGTCCAAGAGAAGATGGACGATGGAGGACGCTAAGCAGATGTTCGATAAATGCGGGGCCAAGAAACCTGATAACGCCACTTGGGGAGATATCCAATACCTGTTCGCTATGTTCTATAGCGACTACTTTCCTAAGGTATTGGATTGCGACCAGAAAATAGTCAAGGCTGTCTTGGCTTATCTGGAAGACCCTGACGCCCCGGAAGGGACGGCGTTCGTAAGGTATCTGGCGGTGCGGTGCTTCGTCGGTGACACAATCAAATGGAGTGATATGATTTAGTTTGATACAACGTTGGAGAACCCTGTCGGCAATAGAATACCGATAGGGTTTCTTTTTGACCGTAGCCTTATTATGATTACATTTGTTCGAGGTAGATCTTTTGTTCATAGGAAGGGTGGGCGGGAATGAAAAAAGGCATCCTCACGGACACCCTTCCCCTTTGGTTGAAAATCACTTAAAACATTATGAGTTACTACACTGCAAATATAGATAAATAAACATAAATAGCAATGGCTAAAGGACATTATTGGATAGAGCCTGTGGATCAGACGTTAAACGATTTTCAGTTTTATAAGGCCCGTATCGTAGGCGATCCTGAATATGACGAGAAACATCATCGAGTTATATTGAGGACTGATAAGTATTTCCCCGTTGGGAGTATCTTTCATGTCCTTAATGATAAGGAGATGTTTGTTATTGAACGGAAATTCAAAATCTGGGGCAATAAATATGTCATAAGACCTTGTGAGGGTGAATGGGAATGGGAGTCTGTTCAGAAACTTAAAGACAAGGCTATTATATTCCGTGCCGGGTTCCTGCATGGGAACGGCAGCTTCTAACACCTGCCCGTATCTACCCCCCCCTCGATTTCTTGGTGTTTATGTATATAGTTATATTTGAGCAAAAAATAAGTTTGATATGGAAGATTTTCAAGGTAAATACAATGGCAAGCAGATAGAGCAGCTTTTGGATAAGGCTAATGATATTGATCTTTCCAAATACGCTCTTAAGACGGATAACGCTCCTACCGCCACAAAATTACAGGCAGCTAGGACTATAGTGCTGTCCGGGGCTGTTAGCGGTAGTGTCTCATCGGACTTTGGAAGTAATGTTACTATCTCCACGACATTGTCGAACTTCGACGCCTCTAAGATCACGTCCGGTACCATTGATATAGACAGGTTGCCTAAAGCAGCCTTAGAGAGAATGGTCGTGGTTGCTGATGATACGGCAAGGTTTAAACTTACTACAGCCACGGCTCAGGTCGGGGACACGGTTAAGGTAACGGCCACGAATAAGATGTATCTGGTCAAGGATGATAGTAAGTTGAATACCGAGGATGGTTACGAGCCTTATACGGCAAGTTCGGCGTCATCTGTGCCATGGTCTGGAGTGACCGGCAAACCTAGCACCTTCGCTCCACCTACGGCGGCGGCCTCCACCTTAGGTGGCGTAAAGGTAGGATACACGACTTCTGGCAAGAACTATAAGTTACAGGTTGACGCTTCTGGTAACGCTTTTGTTAATGTTCCATGGACAGATAATAATACGACCTATAATCAGGCCACGGCTGACACTTTAGGATTGGTTAAGATCGGTTATACCTCTAGTGGGAAGAACTATGCCGTATCCTTGGATGCTAATGGTAAGATGTATGTGAATGTCCCTTGGACTGACAATAACACGACTTACACCCAAGCCACGAGCGATAATCTGGGTCTTGTTAAGATCGGATACTCTGCCAATGGCAAGAACTATCCCGTTGTTCTTGACGGTAGCGGCAAGATGTACGTGAATGTTCCGTGGACGGACACCAACACCACATATTCCAATATGGGGGCGGCGACCTCCTCGGCTGCGGGAAAGGCCGGTTTGGTTCCCGCTCCTGCCGCTGGAGCGCAAGGTAAGTATCTTCGTGGCGATGGAACGTGGCAGACACCTCCAAACGCCACATATAATAACATGGGTGGAGCTACGTCATCGGCGGCAGGAACATCCGGATTAGTTCCCGCTCCAGCTGCGGGTAAACAAGCCTCTTTTTTACGTGGTGATGGCACGTGGGTTGTCCCTACTAATACCACATACGCCAAGGCCAATACATCGACCCTTGGGCTGGTAATGATCGGATATGAGGAGAATGGCAAGAATTATCCGGTAGAGCTGGATAGTAGCGGAAAGATGTATGTTAATGTGCCTTGGACAGACACTAATACGACGTATGGTGTTGTAGGAGCTAATGGATCAACAGGTCTTGTAAAGAACGGAAGTACCGTGACAAGCGCTTCTGGCTATATCGCCTGTCCTATTGTCAGTGGTGTCCCTTATTATAAAGACACTAATACCACTTACGCCAATATGAAGGCGGCTACGGCCTCGGCGGCTGGTGCTGCGGGATTAGTTCCGGCTCCTGCCGCTGGTAAGCAGACGTCCTTTCTTCGTGGTGACGGGACATGGGTCGTACCTACCAATACCACATACGGATTGGCCTCTACTACAGCTAACGGCTTGTTGAGACAGCTTAATGGAAGCACATCCAGTTTCATGCGTGGAGATGGCACTTGGGCTACACCTCCTAACACGACATACGCCGTAGCCAATGAGTCTACTAACGGTTTGATGGCGGCCGCCGATAAGAAGACCATGAACAGGCTTATAGGGGTTAATACGGTCACGACATTAGCTAACCTGCCTATTAGCAAGAGAAGTATCACGGCTACGTTATCAGCCGCTACGACCTTATCCGTGGCTTCCGGCATGCAGGTAGGGGAGGAATTGATGATCAGGTGCGTCCCCTCAGCGGCTTTCACCCAAGCGATACCCAACTCCGGGAATTATGTCAGCATGAGCGGAACTTCTATCACCACTACGGCTAACAAGCCTTTCGAGATAAATATCTGGTGTTACGCTTCAGGTAAGTATAGCATCGCCGTTAAAGAACAAGATTAAAGAACAGATTATGGCATATACATATATAAACAGGGAAATATATCCCAATCAATTAGTTCAGGACGATCCGCTTGATGATAATTACGCCAAGGGCTATAGTTATGATGATTACATTAACGGGAATCCCGCCCCATGGATAGAGCTTGGGGAGGAGCAATTGGCGTTCAAGGAGGCCAATCCTAAAGCTACGGTTAAGGAAATTATCGAGGCTAAATTGGATGACTCAAGGCTTCTTAATGAGGAGAAATCGGCTAAATATGAGGAGATCAGGACTTATGAGAATGAGAATCTTCATGAGTTCTTCTTGGATGATCAAAATATCTATATCCCTGAATATGATAGGCGTAATGCTTTGGCTGATGGGGCTATAGTCGGTAAGATAACGATTATGGGTCTGGAGTTCGATATGACGGAAGGCAAGATCTTGATCGGGATGATGGATAAGTACGATAACGATCTGACAACGGCGTTAGGGGACAAGCAAAAGCAGATCAGTATAGCCACTACCGTAGAACAGGTGAGAGCTGTCGATGTTCAGTCCGGCTATCCTGATAAGGTAAGTGTTACTACGGCATACATCCAGCAACAGGCGGAGGAGAAGGACGCTTCTGATCCTCAAAAAGTAGCTGTCAGGTTCTCTAGGATGGTAGTTAATAATAAGACCATATCTTTATCTTCTAACGAGAAATTGGATGTTAAAGTCCTATTCCCTATATGGGGACAAGAAGGAGCGGATTTCGGGCTATCCGTGGATACAGGATTTTGTCTTAGGGTAGTTAAGGAGGATACGGATATCCTTTACGAGGTTATCCAGCCTCATACGTTATCGTCAGAATGGGAGCCTGGACTCAGTACGGCCTCCTTATATAAGGTTGTTGACAAGGAGCATGTCGGGACTATAGGTGATCCTATCCCTTATTTCCCTCCTATGGAGATATTTAAGGATAAATATTACATTCAGAACGCTGACGTGTATAAATGCACAAGGGATAGCGGGACTCCTCTTAGTCATAATCTAAAGGACTTGGTTGGGTTGTATGTTGAGGTTGTACAGGGCTAGTCGTATCTACCCCCCCCCTATATTTGACGTGTAATTAAATATAGATTATTTTTGGCATAATAAAAAGACATTTTTTTAAATCATTTGAATATGGCATCACAAAAATTTGGTTTCGTAACCGTCGACCCGGTATCAGGATCAGGAGATCAGGCGGTTAATTTCTCCGGTGAGAAACACACCGGTCGTCTTCAACGCACTATCAACCTTACAGTCACCACGAACGGCGGGGCTAAGAAGGCGTTGGTAGTTAATCAGGCAGCGGCTGCTGAGGCGGTAAGATCAGACAGCCCTAACGCTTCCGTACAAAAGACAGGTGGTAATGTTACCATCACCGGTAAGTCTAACAGTACTAAGCTTACGTTCGCGGTCACGTCGGCTGAGGAGAACGGGCTTACGTTACAGCTCCCGGCTAACTACACGGCGGCTGGAAAGACTACGGCTAACGGAGCGGTTATCGCCGACGACCCCGGAGCCGCTGGCGAGTTCGTTTGGAGCATCACGATCTCGGACGTACCGGCCAACGTCACGATCGATGAACTGACGGCTACATTGAAAGTAACCGCCGCTGGTGGTCAGACAGCCAACGTGACGGTAACTCAAGCCGCTGGAGACTCTACTATCGAGCTTGACAAGGAGACTATTAACTTGGATGTAAATGGTACTCAACAGACGGTTAACGTAACATCTAACGACAGCTGGACTTGGGCGCAAGCAGCCGCCAGAACCGTATTGAGAATGATGGGACGATAATCAGTTTCTTTTCGTTTACTCAGACCCCGATCGACTTAAGCCGGTTGGGGTTTATTTATTTTACTATCTTTGCAATAGAACGAAAAAAACGATATATATATGGCTAATGATTTGAATATTAATTGGAAAGACGGGGTAGGTGAGGTAACGGGCCAGCCTCTGACCATCAGCCCGGGGTCCGGGACCGGTAACGCCGCCGTTTCTTTTGGCTCGGTAATGAACAAAGGTCTTGACCGTACCCTTGAGTTGGAGATAACAACCCCCAAAGGCGTTAAAAAGACGCTTGCGGTGAATCAGGAGGGATGTAGGCAGGCTTATATCACAAGCGACGGTAAACGGTGGCTGACTAGCGACAATCGGGTGTATGGGGTGTTGAAGAGTGACGCTCCGTGTCAGTGCAACGGTACTTGCCTTATTTCTTATGTTCGCCCTGATGGAAGTATAACGTACACACCTTCCGATGATTGTATAGGCGTTGTCCTTAACGCTCAAGGTAAGAGATTTATGATTGAGAAATATGAGGATCTTAATGAAAGCTATGTAACAGCCGGAGCCGGGAAGGACAGCACTTCCATTTTTTATTGGGGTGGATATGGTACGGATCAGACCGGCATTACAAATTATGACAAAGTAGATGGAAGTGATATTAGAGGTTACCTAAAACCGGAGCAGGGTTCATACAATGGTACCCCTAACCTTTCGGCAAATATTACTGCATGGACAAACGGGGCTTTATCTGATTGGAATGGGAAAGCCAATTCCAATGTATTAAAAGGGGTGACTACCGGTGATGGGCATTATACTTCCTATGCGACAATTGGCCATGTGCTTAATACGTTTTTAGCTAGTGCTGACGCTAAAGGATATGATGATTGGTATATCCCATCATGCGCTCAACTGGCGTTGATATTCATGAACTTGACGAGTGTCAATAACGCATTATCGGCTATTGGTGGACAACAACTCAGTCCATCCAAAGCCTATTGGGTTAGCTCAGAGTTTGACTCCAACAGCGGGCATCGCGTGTACTTCAAAGATGGCAGCGTGAACGGCAGCAGTAAGGGCAGCCGTTATAGTGTGCGGTTCATCAGGGACATTTAACCATGGAACTGCTTTGTTTTTACAAAATTTGTAATTACATTTGTGGCGCATGTCCATCACCATGCTTTTCATCGCTAATTTATATAATGGGGTATGTATCTGTGATGGGATATGTATCCCATATTTTTATGTATATGGATATAAGAAATCACATTAATCTGATCAAGAATCATGGTTATGAAGGTAAAATCGGCATGATCAAAAAAGACGTTCATGGTATTGTTATGTTAGCCGCTAAGGCTGGAGATATCGTTCTTTATAGACCTTATAAGGAGGATGAGAATGATTATGAAGAAAATACTACAAAGTATTGTAGTATCGAGACTCCTTTATCAGAAGAGCAGATTCAAGAGAACAAGCGTAACGGATACGGGTTAAAAACTATAGGGGTATGCGTAAATGTCCCTATTTCTATAATCGAGGAAATTGTAATTGATTAGAAAATGGAAGAATTAAATGTTTTCAATGTTCAGATTCCTGATGGGAGACAAATCCATTGTATATCGTATAATAAGGTTACTTATTTTGATCTTGACGATATATGTAAGTTATGTTTTGGTTCATACGATTTACATGATGTGGCTGACACTAAGGTCATGAGTGAGTTCTTGCGTCGTGATGGGAATCGTTATTGGACTACGATAGATGGCGTAAGGCAGTTGTATCGTAGGATTGAGTGCAAGATGTGTTTTGAGGTTATAGAAAAATTAAAAAAATTATGAGAGAGCAGGAATTTGATTTCGTGGTATATCCGTTGAAGTTGATTATCACGGTAGGATTGGATTACGAGACGTTATGTAACCGTTTCGAGAACATGGAGCCGGATCATAAGGGAGAATGGGGAAATAAGGAGGATATGGACAAGGAAGCGTCTTTTGTGAATTTGGTAAAGGATAGGGATGATGATGGTCGATTCGCTATACTTTGGAACTTTTCGAGCGATGATGATATAACGATAAAAAATACCTGCCATGAGTCATTTCATGTAGCCATGAGTGTATGTCAGTTTTGTAATATGTCGCTTGGATTTAAGGTCGGAGAGGATGAGCACGCAGCGTATATAGCTGGTTTCGCTGGTGGTTGTGCTTATGATTTTCTCTATAGTAATAGTACAGAATAGATATAGATCCATTTGTGAAATATAAGAATATCAGCCTCCGCTTATTTGTGGGGGCTTTTTGTTTATCTTTGTCAAAAACATGAAGTTATGTCAAGTTGCGTAATTAAAAGAAATAGTAAGGGTAAGATAACCCGTGTCTTGACCCCTTCCGGAGAGGTATCTACCTTGTTCGATAAGATAGCGGGTATAGCTACCGTAAGTGACCTTAATAAGGCCGCTGAAGCTTATATGACTATTTATAACGATAAGTTCAGGTCTAAGTTCGGAGACTGGACGAGATCCGTGCCAAGGAATAAGAAGGCGGCCAGATCCATAAGCGCCAGACTTAGCGCCAGCGAGTGGGGGCAACTTATGTCAGCCAAGGTCCTGTCCGCCATAAGCGACATGGATGCCCCAGCGTTGGCCAGAAGCCTTGGGAATAGCGACAATGTCGTGGCTTATCTTACCTCCGGAGAGGTAGGTGATGTCAATGATATGGCTGTGGTAGATACGTCCACGGTACAGGAGGTGGATCTGGATTCCATAAACGAGGATAATATTGGCGATACGATACTGAAAGAGGCGTCATGGGATGATATAAGGGCTATCAGGGAGAATATAGATATTAAGGAGACAGCCCGTATGTTATGGAAGGCCGTGGAAAGCGCTTTTACCGGGCAACGACCTAATATCAGGGTGAAGGGTGGAAATATAGATGGTGAGATTATATTTTCTGGTAATGTCTTGCCTTTAAATGATATCGAGAATTATACACCTCCATCTTCAAGATTGGTATATGATTCCGGTGAGCCTCGCCTGTTCTTTAGATCGGATGACGGCAAGATACACGAATCTTACGCCAACGCCATAAAAGGCTCGTCCGGCGGGCGGGTCGAGGCCGGGTTCTTGGCCGGCAGTGTCGAGGAGGGCGACGTCCCGTCTGGTGCGGCTGACATCTTCTTTGGCTCTTCCTCCATAACCCTTAATAATAACGAGTCATTCATCCCGGTCCTTGGCATCAGTTCAGACTCTAATATAAGCACCCGTGGAGGGTTTGTTAATTACCTTATCAAGAAAGGTATGTTAAGCGGTGAGCGTATAAGGCTGGGGGATAGGTATTATCTTACCGGGGCGGGCAACTCCGATGGTCTTAAGATCTATAACGCTATGAATGCCTTATCCAGCCTCAGGAATAGGTTTGGAAGTCAATCCTCTGAGATGAACGTATTGGGTTCTATAGGTTTTGATACGGAGGTAAGTAATGATCTTGATCTTATCACTACGTCCGGGGAGAAGGTTACGGTAAGCAGACCGGAGATCAAGGGTATGTTAAGGCAAGGTAAGTTCGAGGAACTTAATAATAAGTATGATGGATTCATGGGGCTAGCCTTGTCGTTGATGATGGAGGATAACGCTTTGTACGGGAGTAACGTCCGTGGGGTTATCGAGAATGAGAAGGCGGAGGATCTTCAAAACAGGACCGATATAACCAACATCTTATCCACATTAGGTATCCGTGTGATGGGTATGTCCGAATATATGGACAAGTATAAGATGCGTAATGGCGTAGATCCTTCCGCTAGGGCGTTATCTGACATGGCTAATGGCGTGATAGCATTGGCTGAGGGAGCTACGGTAGAGGATCTTAATGAGGAGGTGGCTCACTTCTTGATCGATACTTATCGTAATCAGCAGGAGATTGACGAGGTTCTGGACTCTGTTGTCGACACGCCATTATGGAATCAATTCGCCGGTCGTTACTATGAGGTGTATGGGAAGGAATACCAAGGGGAGGAACTGGATCGGATGGTGAAGCGGGAGATCCTAGGTAAGACGTTGGCCCAGCGGTTCGTACCGGGCATGGAACAGGCGGTGGAGGATCTGGCCTCGTCCGAGGACGCCCAGCTCTCCTTGTTTGGCAGGATAATCCGGGCTATAAGGAATTTCTTCTCTACCCAAAGATCAGACTTGAATAAGGTTCTTGATAGGATAAAGGAGTCGGCGTTAGCTGATGATCCAAGCGCATTTGACGTGCTTCTGTTAAAGGATAGCGACCATCTCATGTACTCATTATCGGATGTTGATGTGGCTAATAAGTTGATCAAGAACGGTAGGTCATTGGAAAGACTATATACCAGATTGCAGAGGATGAGGTCAAGCCAAAGCCAGAGGATCGGTGAGAGTATCTCCCTTCTACGTGATATAGGCGAGAAGGTAAGACAAGTCGGGGGTGAGCTAAATAAGAATAACAACCTATTATCCACCAAGAGCGTCATAGCGACCGCCAAGGCTGAGGTGGAGTATTTGGTCACTGTCGCCAGTAGCCTACGTAAGAGCGGAAAAGGATTGGATTATGAGACGATACAGGTTATCGATAACGTATATGGGGAGATAGTTCCTCTGATCAGGAACCTTCGTGGATTCGTCAATAATCAGGCGGCTGATTATTATGGCAGCAATAAGGTTGGTATGGTAGAGGATATGGATGATATATTACGTATGGCTGAGACATCCATGTCTGATATAAATGCTCTTCGAAGTGATCGTAATGAGGACTGGCTGGATGGACAGCTCAGGATGTTCAATATCCCGGAAAGATATTGGAATGGGATAAAGAAGTTGATAAATAACATCCATAAGGATATCAATGTCATGTCCCGGTTCTTTGGTACGCTGGAGCATAGTGGTAACGCTATTTTAGGTATGTTAGGCCAACGTCTAGCCAAGGCCCATAATGAAGCCCATATCGAAGGTATATCTAATATCAATAAGATGACTAGGATGATGAAAGAGCGTGGATGGGGGATAAAGGATAATGAGGATCTTATACAGAAGATAAATGGGAAGAACTCGGATTACCTTGACTCGTCCCGTGATTTCGCCAAATACGATTTACTATACAGGACCGAGCAGGCTAAGGCTATTATCGATATATATGATCTTAAGAATGTTACGGGTAAGACCGAGAAACAACTTATCGACCTTCTTCTATCCGATAGAGGCCTTAAGGTGAAGACCCGTGACGACATAGTAGGATATGACGGGGATAAGCCTATCACTAAGGAGGTATATCATATATTCAAGCCTACCATCCAGAATTTCGATATCTCGGACATGACGTTCGAGGATCAGCAACGGTATCTGGATACGATAAATAAGTGGTTGGATGAGAACCGGGAGAAACCTATGGTGCAGGCTTATTACGATAAAATCGAGAAAGTCAATAAGAAGGTCGAGGAAAGACTGGGTCGTAGGGTATCGCAAGCTACGTCCGATTTCATGACCCGTATCCGCAGGAGCAGGTATGTGGCTATGGATAAGTTCGTGAGGAACGGGAAGGTCGATTGGAAGGCGTTTCAATCCGATCCTATAGCTTGGAGATCTTATCTGGATATTTTACGTGATAGGGCTATAGCCAAGAGCGAGTGGTATTCCGATGGGACACCAAAGGAAGAGGGATCCGAGGCTCTGATGATGTCCGAGGAGATCAAGGCATGGGACGAGGCGTGGGCCGAGGAGTTCGGGAATACCAACGAGGGTCGTAAGGCTTCCGCCGAGTTCAAGGAGATACTTCGTGGGATAGAGCGGTCCGAGGGCGGTAAGGCGGCGTTCGAGTTCCTGCTGGCCGGTGGTCATCTTGGTTTCTCCAAGGATATGTGGGGATCCGAGGAGGGTGATTATTACGAGAATCTTGTTGATAAGATCACGGAGCAATCTGTATCATCATCAAGGATAGAGAAGGTAGAGGAGGCGATGGCGACAATAAACGAGATCAATGACCAGCTAAGGCCCTTGCTTATCCAGTACCGGGATAGCACGAGATACGGGGAATATGATTTCGATAGGTTACGTGGATCCGCCTCATTAAGAAAGATAAACGAGTTATATGATCGTCTGGCTGAGGCTAAGAGCGTTATTAACGCCGCCGCTTCCGCTGAGGCTATTGAGATGGATATGCCTGATACGGTGGAGAGTGGAGTCACGGATTCTTACCGTAACGCTTTAAGGGATGCCATGGCATACGACAAGAGTATGGATGAGATTAAATTCGCCAAGGAACATATGTCTGCCCGCTCCCGGAGTCAGGTGGATAGGATGGCCGCTAAGCTATCTAGGAAGAACCCGTCATGGACGACCGTGGAGGTATCGTTTTTGAGAAGGAAATACGGTCCTGACTTCAATAATAAGCTAGCTAACGACATAGCGATGGGTAAGACTGATAAGATCCTTGTCGAGTACGCCAGAACCCGGTTGTATCCTTATATGAGGAAATACTCTCCCAAGGGATATTCTGATTTCGTCAGGAAGATAAATAACGGTACGTATAAGGTATCCGAGTTCTTTGATGCCATAGAAAATGGTATATCCGAGAAAGAGAGCGTATCCCGTTTCGGGTTCGATATTAATATGATTGATCTGACGATCAACAACCAGTGGCTTGATGAGGCCGATGCCGAGAGTTCTTTCCGTAATCCTAATTATAATCCCGATCTGGGTTATGGGTATCATACGCCTAGGTTCGATAAGTACAAGAACGAGGCTTTTTTCAAGAAATACGGTATTACCAACGAAGGGGAGGAAGCTACGATCAATAAGGATAAGTGGGAGATGAGGAAGGAGCTGCTTAACATAAGTCGTAAGGCTATGGAGGATTATGATGAGCGATTCCGGAACATCTACCAAATACCACAGATATCCAAGGGCGGCGTGGAGAGGATGGTGCAGGCCGGGGTTGACCCGAAGGCGGCCATCGGCAACGCCGTACGTGATATCGTTGGCGAGAGGGTGGATGACCCTATACATGGTCAGGGACAAGACCTAGGAGGGCTTGATGAGAACGATAACAAATATCGTATGATCCCCAAATACTATCTTAGTAAGTTGGAGAACGCCGATGACGTGTCCCATGACTTCGCCTACTCCTATTCCATGTTATCCTTACAAGCGACCTCTTACAAGTATAAGAGGGCGGCCTTGGATGATGTCATGGGATACAGGAACATGATGCTTGAGACACAATACGACGGCGGTAAGAACCCAGAGGCGACGCATGCCTATAGGATGTTCCAAGATTGGGTTAACGCCAGTATCTATGACGTCAGGATAAACAATAAGCGGGCTGAATGGAATATAGGTAATTATAAGGTCGATCTTAATAAGCTGGCTCTTATGTTTACCAAATTCGTATCCAAATCCAACCTAGGCTTCTCCCCGTTCGTGGCGGCTACCGGCGCCCTTACCGGGCAGGCCAACTTCCTTTTGGAGGGTATGGTGGGGCAGTATATAAGCAAGGATTCCATGAAATACGCCTATGGGGAAGCCCAGAAGCAGTTAAGTACGTACGTGTCGGAGATCGGGGACATAAACCGCACCAACAAGCTATATGTCGTTGGAGAGGCTCTAGGCGTGTTCAATGTCCGTAACCGTGTACGATCGGCAGCGTATAACAAAATCTGGAGAACCTTATTCCGGGACCTGCCGTTTAAGATGATGGAGGTTCTTAACTCCCCGTTGGATCCGCAGGTCATTATCTCGGTCATGGATGATACCCGCCTATACGAGGGTCAGTTCTGGTCATACTCCAATTTCAAGGAGATGATGATGAAAGACAGAAATATGTCCGCTAACGAGGCTAAACGCGATTGGGAGCGTTTAAGGGATTATTCTATGTGGAACATGGTAGATGTTAAGGATGGGAAGATCGTGGCTAAGAACGAGGCTAACAAGGATATTATAGACCGATATATACCCACCTTGTCCAGTAGGGTCAGGAGCATGGTGCAGATCTGTGACGGCGCCTTGAACGAGCAGAACCGGGTGGGGGCTAGCCGGAACGCTATCCTTAACATGGTGCTGCCTCATCGTGGATGGTTTATATTGGCCGTACAGCGGGCGTATAAGAAAGCCGGTTTCAATTTCCAGACCAACCAGTTCGAGGAAGGATATATGAGAACATTATGGAGATTGGCCGGAAATGTCTATGGCTCGATGTCCGAGGGTAGGATGGGGGAGGCATATGACGTGCTTAAGGAAGAGTATGATAAGCTTACCCCCTACGAGCAGATCAATATCAAGAGATCGATTATCAATATGGCGGTATTCGCCACGATGATGGCCATAGGAAGGGCGTTGATGGGATATAGGGAGGATAATGAGGATAGCTGGTTCGGGCAGTTCATTACCTATATCGGGTTCAGGACGATCAATGAGATCGCTTCCCAGACATCCCCGTTCATGGAGCTTAACGCCATAGACATGCTACAGGATCCGTTGGTTACCGCCCGGAAGTTAGGCGATCTCACCGATCCTCGGAACTGGGATCCGTTCGCTACCGTCCAGACCGGCGTGTATAAGGGCGAGAGCAAGCTATGGAGGCAGCTTATGAAGTTCTCGTTTGGTAAGCAATGGTATAATATCAAGACGGCTAGGGATATTAAACAGACATCCGACTACTGGTTGATGACCAACGGCATGACGATGGGATTCTTCTTAGGAGGCAGGAATAAGGATGAGTCTGGGGAGGACGCTAATTGGTATTTTGATAGAGGAAGATAGCTGAGAGCGCTTACTGGTGATAATAGGTTCATTAAAGATATTGATTATAAAGTTTTTACCCAAAATGGTAAAAACCCTACTGAGGGAAGATCAACAATTGTATATATGATAACTGTATTTTGCATGGAATGTTTGATAACAAGGAAAGAAAGATGAGTATAAATAAATAGTTATACTATTGATGCTTAATGTAATCCAAAAATGGATTTACATAATAATAGAAGGATAGGAGATCATCATCCTATCCTTCTTATTTTCGTTATCGGTTATTATATTTATACACAAAATCATCCACATCCATATACTCACACCCGAAGTTTTCCGCCGTCTTCTTATCGGAGTCGGAGAACTGCCCTTCTTTTCCGGAAGCGTCCCCGATCATCATGATAGTATCGTATATGATCTTATTTTCCTCATCTACATTATCATTTATGAATTTGATATAATCCATATACTGGTCTATCATCCCCGTATTTGGTTTCCTATTGATGTTATCTTTATCATTGTTGTCGCAATAAAAGTTGTATACGGATATATTGGTATAATCCTCCAATGCGCTTGATATATAATCGAATTTATATTCAAACATCTCTTTGTCTACGAAGCCTTTTTCTATACCTCCCTGATTTGATATGATTAGTATATCATCAGGAGCGTAATTTTTGATAGCCTCAAATACGTAGAGTTTGATTTTCATATCCCATATACCTTTAGGGAATGTATCTCCTGACAATGTTTCAATCAGTGTCCCATCTAAATCTGTTATTAACAATTTATATTTTTTCATGATTCAAAATTTAAATGATATATAATTACCTTACTTTATTCATATACTACTCGTCCCATTGCTCCTAATAGCTCTTTATCATCCTGCTCCTTTACCTCTACATAATAATATCCCTTGAAACAAAATTTCTTTTGATCGGGATCTGACAAGAACTTTTTATATTCCTCGAATCCTTCATCTGAAAGATAATAAGCTCTTCTTTTTTGTTGAAGTAATTCATCTGATTCTAATATCTGTTTTTTTGGATGTGGTATAGATGATTAATCTTTAGGAATAAACCCAACAGCCTTTTCGGTAGAAGCTCTTTGTTTTATAAAACATTCAGCTTCTTCCCATGAGGTTGCCCATATTTCACCGGCATACTTTTTGCCATTGATTTGATACTCTGTTACAAATTTCTTTTCTTCTTTTTTCATGTTTGTAATTTTTAAAAGTTAATAAAACTAAGGTTTTAGACAATGAGGCATTATATCCATTCTACGAAGTTTATTATCTTCTGTTTATAAAATTCAATGTCCGCATGAGGAAATTTATCGATGACGGATTTAGATTTAAGAGATATAGGATCGTCCTCCCACTTCAAGTCCCTACCTGTTAATCTACGGATAGTACCTTTTGGGAGTACGATCGCCGAATTATGATCCTCGATGGAAAAATACTCTTCGTCATGCGTCGATCTCTCATCCGTCCATATCTCCCCTTGTCGAGCGGGGGTGTTGTCAAGAATAATCTCATCACCATTCTTGTTCACGGCTAAAAATATTATTGTCTGTTCTCCTATTTTCATAAATTATAATTTGTTTACCAATCTCCTCCATCATTACCTATTCCTGAGATTGTAGTTATAATATTATCTGGATTTGTACCTGCGTTAGGAAGCATCTCAGGTATAGGATTGTCTTCCCTATCACCATGCATCATGACGGTAAGAACCCCACTAGCGGAATACAACCAAAGACGTTTGCCGTCCTTCTCCCATTTCTTCGCTAATCTATTTAATGATTCAATCAGCTTACATTCTTCCGGGGTACATTCGATCCCTGCGTCAGTATAATATTTCATTCCCATATTATTGATTTGTGGTAATTATATACAAGTTTACACCTGTATAATTAGTTAATAAATTTCTTAACCGGGTTATACCCGAACCCTGTATGGAGTGGCATTATTGCGTCCCCCTTTACTTTTCTCATGATATTATAACTTCCGTTGATGTCAGCGTTAATAAGAATACCATCTCTTGTCATAAAAAGGCCTCTTCTTACCCTTCTACCAACATAAGTATCATGATGACCTACTGGTTCTAAATCGAAAGAACTGCATTTTGACGTGTGAGATTCGTTTACTTCAACAAATCTTAGTCCTTGTCTTTCCGATTTATATCTTAACATTGATATAAACATCTCGAATGGAATCGAAACAAAATTCTGATTATTCCTTTTACCAAGATTAACATTTTGTTTCCATCCATCATTATGACCTACTATCAATGTTGTTATATCTTCCTTCAAGCAAGTATTTATTATCTCCTTACTTGCCTTATGAAGATAATCTTTCACCTTATTGTTTCTCCTTCTTGTTAAGGACATCAACCGTCTCGAATTTTCTTTCCCATTTACTTTCTTTAATTGTTGTTGAATATCTGACCTTTTCTTATTGTAATACTGATTGATGGATTTAAGTCTCCTCCCATCTATCAAAATAGGTTTATTGCTTACGTTAGTTACAATAGAAGCAAGATTATTTACACCCAGATCAATAGACATGATTCTGTTGTTGTCATCAAGTTGCTTTTTCACAATTGACTCATATACAACTTCTATGACATAACAATCGGATTTAGGTACAAATCTAATCTGTTTTACAGTTCCTTCCTTGCAATTAGTTCTTAAAGGAGGTAATCCTTCCTTTTTAGGGAAATAGATAAAATCTCCTCTATGTTTAAACTGTGCGTAAGAATAAGAAAATACGTTCCTGCCTTTTGTTTTATGCTTATATTTTGGAAATTTAGGACAGCCAGTAAATTTCTTATTATCACGTTTCCATGCCTTGATAGCCGAGAAATAAGATTTTAGATTCTTATCTAAAGCCATAAGAACCTGCTGAGAGGATGATCCACTCATTGCTCTATAATCTATGTTATTCTCTGCTACCATCTTCTTGTTAAGATCTACAGCTCTTATCCATTTACCTGTACTAAGAAACTCCTGCTTTATTATATACAAAGCCGCATTGTATAGGTTCTTGGATAAGAAACATATTCGATCTAAATCCTTATATCTCTTATCATTGACAGTAATTATATGTTGTTCCACTAAATACATAGCGCAAATATAAATAGAATATTTATAAATTCCTATTTATATTAAATTTTTATACCCTACATGTTTCATCTGCTCTTCGGTAGCTTTCTTCTTCGGGAACTTCCCGTGCCATTTACCGGGCACCACGACATCACGTCCGTCTGGGCTGGTAGCCAGCCTCCCGCATTCGCTGCACAGCCCCATGCCCTTGTACGGCTGTAGTTCCTTGGCATAGTCGAATTTGTCCACCATATACTCGTTTGTCAACATCCAGTAACTAGACGTAGCGGTATTATCAACGCAACCGCATTTAGCGCATACAAATAAGCTCATAGTAAATTATTTAATATCATTATCCTTCTTATCATCGTCAATCCTCTCCACCTTAATCGTCCCCATATCACCTGAAGGTAACGTGATATCACTATACACATTATTCCAGTCCTCGTCAATGGCCAACTGATGTAATATCGACCTATATATTTGGTAGGTGTTGCCGATAAGTCTCTTCCTATTTATCTTATCCTTACTGCCTCCATCGTACCCTATATGCTCAAAATCCTCAAGATCTGGGAACAACCTTCTTCTTATCGCTCGTGAGTTATTGACTATAAAGCTTCTTATCCCCAGCGATTCCGTCCTATCCATATCATCTATCAACGTATCTGTTGTATGCTGTAGATCCATGTCACCCGCCGCAAATCTACTGATGTCTTCCACGCATTGTGAGATCAACATCAGTTGCTCCCTTGTTAAGGTTATTTTGTAAAGTTGTTTATTGTTTATAACCATCTATTTGTTCTTTATATTAATTACTTCCATTTTATACTTCTCTGGGTACTCTAGACATGTGCATACTACTAAAATAGAATCATTCAACATGGTTGCTTTATTACCCCTATCATCTACATAAACAGTTTTAGGATAATAATCAACATCTTCTTCTTTTTTATCCTTACATCCTATCATGATAAGAGATAGGATAATAATACTTGCTTTAATCTTTGTCATAACAGCTCCATCCCATTCTTGTATATCACGTCTCCTTGTTTCATCTTGTCTATTTTATTAATCTCATTATCAATATAGCAAAGTTGGATATTATCCATACTATAGATATCCAGAATGTTATACTCAACATAAATCCTATATTCTTAGGTATAGGATCTATTCTTCTGAATGTTAAGATCATGTATATAAATGTCTTTATGTTCACAATTTACGATATTTTTCTATATAGTTAACTATTAAATCTTTAACTCCTTTTGGGACATCTACCAGTTTGAGATTGCCTTGGAATATGTCCTTGCCGTATTCATCCATAATCTCCCCGAATGAAGGATTCATGACTCTTGTTGACATAGATATTGGTTGATCAGTGTCAAATTTGATAACGATCTTCTTTCCGCCGTTTATCGCCTTTTTAAAAGCCACGTAAAGCTTTCGGCCTTTTATTATATCACAATTTCCTTTCAGGATATTGGACATATGTATGACATGCTCTTTCTTCGCATCTCCGGGGTTGTCCATAAGCTTAAGATCTCCTCCCGTATCTCTCCATTTCCTGAAGCACGAGAAACATAAACTATGATTTGCCTTGGCGTGTCTAGGTATCATCCTGCTGCTGCCGGCTGGGATCGTATCGCCACAGCAGATACACGTCCTATCCTTGTTGGTGCGCATCGGCACATAGCTCTTTATCGGGTATTCTTTTCTTTTATACATCTTCTTCTGTTTTCAAAATTATCATCACCATACTCATAATTAGGACAAGCTTTGTTGCTTGGACGCCTTACGTATGTTGTTTGTTTCCTATTATGTTTCCTGTTAGGGTTTATATAATGGTCACACACCTGCCAAATAGAACAACATACCTTGCCATATCCTTTCGCCCATTCATTATCATGCAGATGTACGCAAGTGGCGCAAGTCGGGTTCTTAAGCTTATCCCTGTTGTTATCTATAATATCTTTAATCTTATCGAGAATAACATACATATTCTCAATATCCATATCATTAAATTCATTTGGTACCGGGAGATACATTATCGAGCTTATATCTATATCTATTCCCTTTGACTTGTCGTAAGCCGACTTGTATTTCCTTACCATCAAATCTTTTAACTGATTTACCTTCTTCTCATATGTTCCCATATCCTACTCAGTTTTCCATCCCTGCTCCCTTAATAAATTCACCATCATCTCCTTTATCTTAGGGCTAATGGCTTCGGTAAGTATATCAGCGGCCAAGTTAATAGAGAAGCTGGTCATCCTAGATTCTCCTATATACTTCTCGCTGGTAACTTCTTTGACATAGTCGTGAATATCCTTGATCATTTCATTTTGAGATCTTAGGAGATCCAGTATCTTATCGAGTTTATCATTCATCTTTTTTCTCGAATATACCTGACAATAACCAGAAGACCACTATCAAAAAGAAAAATAGCCCAAGAGCCTCATCCGGATAATCATGCATCGCCTCTAAGATACTTCTCATAACTTAACATCCATTTTACCGATTATACGATAGAAAATATCCCTAGTCAGCTCAATATCGTAAGTAGCGTCATGAAGCTTATTCTCGTCGATCTCAATACCCATAGTCCTGGCTACGGTCATCAACTTAAAGTTCTCCATATCGTTTCTTACACCCATCAGGAACGGTGTCACCATAACATATACATCCATACAGTTAGGATAAAACCATGATCCGAAATACTTATCCCCACATTGGGTAAATAAAGCCCGTAGGAAGTTGTTGTCGAATCCAGCGTTGTTATACCCCACCAAATACATTTTATCCCTCTTATCGAACTTATTCACGTATTTGGATAATATACCAACTAACTGCCTGTACCCTTCTTCCATAGGCTGATACGACTGCACTTGCTCCAAGGTAACACCAGCCACATCCAGCGCCTCTTGCTCTATCGTGGCGGCAGGGTTCGGGGCTAGGCGGATGTCGAACCTCTCAGTCTCCTGCCCGTCGATATCCACGATCCCTCCTATTTGGTGTATCCCGTTTCTCCAGAACTTAACCCCGGTTGTCTCTAAATCAAAAAATAGTAATTTGCTCATGTCTATTTATTTTGTTAATTTATCATTATCTAAGAACTAGTCGTGAAATGCTTTTATAATATATACTCCCATCAACTCTTTTACCTTCAAAGAAGTATATCCAATATTCTAATGAAGAACATCCAAAAGCAAGACATAGATTATTTATCGCATATCTAAAGTATTTCTTGCCTGAACGAAATAAGATTTGAAATTCTTTATTATTTAAATGGAGTCTTTTTTTGGTTTTTCTTTTATTCATGTTTATAGTTTTATTTTAAATGTTCCTTAATCTTATCCAATGCCTTATAAGACAGATAGCTGTCTATAGTATTATCTCTATCTATTTCCAGCAACTCATTAAACAAGTCTTTAGCCAATGCTTTCCACTGCTCTCCCCAATCACGGAGATTCTCGACCTTTGACCGTATATCCTCGAAATAAGAATATACGTCTGATTTGATTGATTTTGAATAGTATATAACATCCTCCTCGTCCCCATCCATAATATAATCACATTGTGTCCTGATATCTTTTATATGACTATCTATATCACTGCACATATAATCAACAGGTTTACGTATATTGAATATAGCTTCTGACGTAAGACCGGTTATATCTTGTATGTCTTTTAAATTATCCATGATTTAATCAACTAAATACCAACCATCCACCTGCAAATCCCATTGCGAAAATATATAAGATTATAGATGTGAATAATATCCAATCTTTTGCGCTTAGCTCATTATTATCTCTCTTTATTTTCTCAAGATAATCATATATAGCTGTATAAACAGCATGGTGAATATTCTCGTCTCTAGCCCTTACGATATTATCATATTCATTATATCCTAGATTATAGGTGGCGCTTTCGATCCTTATATTCCCCGTAACCTTTTTATTTACATCGAAATCGAAACTAACCACTATATCGGTGGTTAGAGCGCTGGCGATTTTGCTTTTTATCTCATCATTACTGAGATTAGCATCGTGCACTAATCGCTCATAGTCTTTATCGTCAAGAATTATCTGTTTTTTAATGTTCATATCCCTAATATTTCTGCTACATAAACAAATCCATAACATATATAATTATCAGCGTCATGCTCACCCCAATTCACATGCCATACGACGGCGCACGGGAAATATAATGGCATATCCTCAGCCATAGGATCCTCTTTGAAGTCATCAATGTTTATCTTCTCCCTCCACCTCCACAGGTCTTGGATATCGTTCAAAATTAATTTCTCCATAACTATGACGGATGTTAGATGTTAGTAATTCAATAGCTAAGCTGATCATAGCTCCCGCTTCAGTAAGTTGATTCATTTGGGCGTACATTCTATGCTCTGCACTACGATAAGCCTCTCTACTACTTATGGTGTCTAGTAAATCATCTATAGCGTTTCTAAGAAGATCGGTCATCCCATGCCCTCCTATGCCCTTGAAATAATAAATATCACGACCAGCGTAAAACATGTCCTGATATCTTTTAGCTACATACTCTATCCCGGATAGATGGTATTTCTCGTTGTCTATCTCCACCTCTCCTTCTTCTATAGCTCTCAACAACTTCCAATCTATCTTTACATCAGCTTGACGATTTTTTACCTTTACATAGGCATATCCGCCATAATGAGAGCCCAGCGTCCTCATCGTAAGTTCATTGACTTTTTGTTTGTCTCCATCCATAACAATCTGGTTTTTAATGTTGATACAAAAATACAATTTAAACAAAAATAAAAGCATGAATAATATTAAAATAATATTAATCATGCTTAAATATAAATATATCCCTTCTAGTTCTCACGGATATACGTATTCGTACTCATCTGGAGGGGATGTATTATATTCAACATCGCACTCCATATTGGTGTAATAGTTATCCCCTTTTCTGTATACTAACGCTACCCAACAGTCATATTTTTTGCTGTATCCTATAAGAGGGACATTAGCCATAGGCGGATTATCCTCTGTTTTGTATCTTATTCTTGTTACTTGTTTCATATTTTCATGGATATAAATATTCATATTCTTCCGGTGGATATGTTTCAAATTCGGTGTCGTACTTCATACAAGTGTAGTACTTGTCTTTGCTTCTGTACACTACTGTCCACGGACAGTCATATCTTTTGTTGTATCCTAAAAGAGGAACACCTTCCATAGGAGGCTTATCTTTCGTTTTGTACCTTAATTTTGTTATTTGCTTTATGCTCATATAATCTTATGTTTAAGTAATTCCATCATCATCGAAAACAATGTGTCTACAAGAAGTTTCTCGCTACTCCAATATATAGGGATCTCATCTATATCTCTATACGTTACAGACCATGCATGTTCTAGCTTATAACATTCGAATGTACAACCCTCTATCTCATATGGGAGTAAATTCAGTAACGTCCCTACATCCCAAACCGGGTCGGATATATCCGGGGTAACGGCCTCGATCAGTCCTATACGACCAGCGTCATCCTCCATAGAATGCAATGAGTCAAGGTACTTGTCTCTGAAGCCGATGGCGGTGGAGATAGGGAGGCCGGCCTCGACCAGCACCCTCCCCTGTTCTTTTGTGGTGAATATCCTTTCTTTCATCTAACCCTTGATCTTTTTCTCTACAGTAACAATCGTATCATTATGCCATCCCCCATGAGCCACGAGAAGAATCTCCTGCTGCTCGAAGCCAAGCCCTGCCCCTATACCGCCGGAGTTCCATGCACAGGTAATGACCACCCCGTCCTTCTTGGTGATCCTAGCTATCTCCTTCTTCTGTCTAGCCCAATAACTAGATTGTGTTGTTTGCATATTAACAGCACCTCCAAGTCTTTTATACGATTCAGATACCTGTCTCGCAGAATATGGTGGATCATATAGTACCATATCAGCTATATTATCCTTAAAACCACATAGGAAGTCCGTAGCGTCTTTATGATACATAGCCTTAGTCTCAGGGTCAAGATCGTTGGTGATCGTCCCTATATCGCTGTTTCTGGCGAACGGATCCACTATAACCATCCCCTCTTCTCGATATTTGTTTATAAGTTCCCTTATCGGTCTTATGCTGAATGTCTCTTTATTCGGCATCGACCATTTTTTAGTAATTATCATGATCTATGAAGTTTATCCCATTCTTCTTTATCTACTCTTTTACCTTGTATATAAAACAACTGTATTGACCCATCATGAGTGTAAATTGCTTTAGACTTATCATTTTTTAATCTATCGAAAACATTACCAAACCTCTGTGATAATTTCATAGATTGATATTTTTCAAGAAAGTTATATTCTTGATCTGATAAATTTAATTCCTGTTTAATCATTTCCCTGCTTTTGCTCATACCAAATTTGATTGTTTATTTCCTTTTTGAAATTTAATTTCATAATACTTCTAGATATAGGATCACATATATCCTCCCACCAATTCTTGTGCCCTTTTGGTGGATGTATATCCTTTTTCCATGAAGACCCCTTAACTGTTTTGACTCTTCCGTATGGCTTTATTTTGCTCATGTTTATCACATGTCACATTAGTATCCGTTTCTGATGATCCGAACATAAGCTCATCAGTGATCTTGCGAAACTCCTTTACAATATCATTCATCTGCTTACGCTCTATGCTTCTTAGCAAATGGGCTATCACATCCACTGTCCATCCGTTTCCCGCTAAAGACATGGCCGTATTCGGGGCTATCCCATCAAGGTAATCATCCGGCAATGTCTGTAGCCTACACATCTCCACAGGAGTCAGGTATCTGAACTTATCTTTCATGTCAAAGGCATTAGGATATCTTCCGGGCGGTAATGATGATATCACGTTATCTTTCATGACTGTTGTAAGGCAATTACTTTTCTTAATAGAGGTAGTATTCTTGTCTTTTCTTACTTCCAGACATTGCGTTATTTTCACGTTCTTGTCATAATCCTTTCGATGTCCGTCCTCTCCTATCCTTCTACCGACAATGACTCCTATATATATTCCTCTTATGGCTCCCGGATTCCATCCCTTGTCATGCTCTAAAATATCATCCAATGATATATGCTTGTCTTTCGGCATTTCTACCGACCAATTGCACCAATAAAGACGATGCCGGGTCTGTGCCGAGACCAAGGCGCTATCGATCTCCACCGGCTCCACGCCAAGCTCCTCGGTAATCACCCAGCGGTGCTCATCCCGCATCCGGACGTTCTCGCCCAAGAACAGGACCTTACCTTTGGTCTCCTTCCTTAAATGCTTTACGATGTCCGAGAAGCAAAAGAAAAGTCTCCCCCTTGCGTCCATGAATCCCTTACCCTTACCTGAGCTAGAGAAACTCTGGCAACAGAACCCTCCCATGACCAGATCTATGTCTTTCCAAGGGATATCCCATGTTCTCCAGTTATTGACATCTCCTAACCGGATAATATCAGGGAAATGCTTCTGGCTCACCTTTATGCATGTATTGTCTATCTCCGAGGCGTAATAAGCATCTATAGGTATGCCGGCTCTTTGTAACGCTAGATACCCACATGATATTCCGTCAAATAATGATAATACTTTCATATTGTTTATTTATTCTCAGGCCTAAAAATATCCTTTGCGATCATATCAAGGGAGATTTTATGTATCTTAGGTAAGACCTTAACCAATTTTATACCAAAATTTTCGCCTCTCTTAACAAACGTCCATTTACCATATATGATTCCATGCATCATGTTCTGTATTACTTCCTTACTGTCTGTCAAGAATACTTGGTAATAGACACTTTTGGCATAATTAAAATCCTCCCCATGATCATTCGCCGGTCTTAATATCATTACAGCCGAAGAGCGTCCACGAACGAATCCGTGTATCTCAAGGCATTCCTCGAACTCATAATTATCACGTTCCTCGTCATGATCATCTTTAACCCACTTACATGGTTTCCCATCTTTAAATGGGATTCTTAACTGTTTCTTTGTCATAATTGTTTTTTATATTAATTGTGATATTACTCTAATAGCATAGAAGGAAACGCCCTTTCTCTCATCATTTGGATAAAACTCATTCCCGTTATAAGTCACTAACCATGCTTTCTCATAATTATATTGAGTGCTAGTCCAATAACTTGTAGCGCCTTCGTCTATATCTAATCCATCGATAAGAGACATGCATCTGTTAATCTCATCTAAATTATTTATGATCTCCATCCATTCTCCCACTGATGCTAGATATCCCATTTGCCCGTTCTTGAATTGAGTAACAGTACATTCATAAGCGGCACTAGCATGCGTATATTCCGCAATACTTTGTGTGTTTTGAAATCCATTAAAATCTTTTTTGGCTTCATTACTTGATGTTATTGTAGTCACTCCTTGGATCAATCCAGTCGTATTAGACCAGCTTCGATTCTTAATCTCAATACCTGAAATAACGAAGCTGCTGTTGTCGCTTATCAACGCCACTCCCACGGCGTCGTTTCTCCACGAATAATTCCATTTATCACGAGTATATAACTTGCCATTAATATGTAAGATATATATACCGTTTGAAACGGTTTGACCGCCTATCATCCTTCTTCTCATATTCTTCTACCTTATTGATGTATGTTTATAATTCTAAGTTTATCATATTCTTCAGTAAGAATCCCATGATCAAACAATTTGTTAACGTCTATTTCAAAGTCCCTATATTTGTCAGTTATATTGTTATCAGTCCACATGTTCAATATCCCCTTATCATCCAACTGCATATGGATAAAGCCTTTTGTCACCTTCTTTCCGGCTTTAAGAGCCTCTACGTCTTTATCGGTAATCTTTTTCATGCTTTCGATATTTTATCGTTACAATTAAATTCATCTTTCATCCTGATCTTTATGCCTCCATATGATAATTCCTTATGAGCTGTGACAAAATAATCAACCGCATCTTCATCTAATAAACTATGCGGGCACCTTTCCCATACAGGACTTTGATCTAGATGATCCCATGTAGCTACAAGTAACTTATTCTTGTCATCATCAATAGCTATTTTGTATGTCCCTGTAGTAGCCTTACGTTTAATGATCGCTCCATTTAACATCTGTTTCTTAGCCCAGCTCCATGAGCCTCTCAACCCAAATGTTCTTATAACCCAGTTATTTATCTTTTTCATTTCAAATTATTTGTTAAAAGTGTAATATAAATATAAATACATAAATTGAATAGGGCTATTCACCATGCCCTTATCAGTAGGATCATCGTATTTGTCAAGCCAAAGACGAAGCGCCTCCCAATCGATATCCTTACGGTCACATACCATGCAGGCTAGGTTAGCCCCGAACAGTTCCCCGTCGCCGCCCAGCGACTTGTTAAACCTCTTGGCTAGTCTTTCCTTGAATCCCTTATCATACCATATCCCGGAAGTAGCGGCATAACAATAATAAGCGTTGTATTTCATTTTCACGCCCATCTTCTCAAACAATGGTGTATGCCATATCCGATCTAAAAAGAATACTATTCCACGATATATGAAGGTTCGGAGATTTTTCCTGTATTCTTTCCCCAAGAAATTATCCACACAAGATATAGTCCCGCCTGAATAGTACCAGTTATTGGCACCTCTCTTGACCTTATCCGTCATCTTGAACTTATTTTCCCTATCCTCTACCCTATCCCAAGGCTTTAATTTATCCTCATTAAATGTCGGGCAATAATGATAGTAATGATTGATCCATGACAGATATGGGTTGTATATCGTGTATCCATTATCGCTGACATATGAGTTCATATCATACCCAAGTTCCTTGGCTAGAATAGATCCCTCATCAGCTAATACCTTTAATATCGGATTTAAGTTCCATATCTGATCTTGGCTAACAAACATCGAATAGCATGGGTCTTCATCCTCTCCATACCATCCACCCATCCCGCTCACTATTTTATCCAAATCAAGTGAATAATCTTTCCCGGATGAAAAGTCATCTCTAAGAAAAAAACCTCTATATGGGATCATATCATGTATGCCGGGTTGGTCGTCAAATATGAACTTAGCGTTCTCGGTCAATCTAATCAATGTTTGCAAGACAGAGGATATATCTATGGGTGCATATTCACACCCATAGACCTTATTATTTATCCAAAGATATTGAAGAAGCTCGGCTATATTAATAGTCCCGTCCTCCACATATCCTGTCTTGTTATCGAAGTTTATTTTGGCTAGAGGTATATTACTTCCTTGTGGTTGGTCACTTTTTTCATTACAACAATGCACGAACCTGTCAAAGAATATATCTTTCCAACCAAAATATTTATCCCTTATCGTCATAAGCCTATTTCTTGTCGTATAACGACATGACGTTAATAAGATCAGCTTTTCTGGCCATCCCTTCAAGTTTATTAAAGCCATCCATGTTATCACCGCTGACGATGATAGTAGGATATACCTCTATACCGTACTTGGATATCTCCTCCTCCGCGGCCTTGTTCTCCGGAATCTGGTTTAACGTGACCTCACCCTCATACTCCTGTAATGTGTTGGCGATAATATATCGCATGTAATCGCTGTACTCAGCGTCTTTCTTCGTGAAAAAATCAATTCTTACCATTTTTAAATAGTTTTTAATCTGTTAATAATTAAATCAGCAGTAAATATAGCATTATCTACCTCATCTATACACATCTTCCTTCCATCGAAATCGTTAGATAATAAATCCTTAACAATCTGATATCTACGATGCTCCCAATTTATGTCTATATCAAAATTCAGATACCTTACATAATCATAATTCAATTCATCATAACTATAATTGAGATACTTAACTATCGGAAATGGAGTATCATCATAAATAGTGCGCTTGATTAAATCAACGTATTTACCGGTTTTTTTATTAATAGCTCTTAATCTCTCATCTACTACTCTTTCTCCTGACTCTTCCATTCTATAAGCCCTTTGTTATGTTTATCGTAATATAATAACGCTATGGCATTCCAGCACACTGCCGCCAGATGCATGAATCCCTCCTTGTCATATCTCTCCCCTTTCGTATAAGCGACCAAGTGTCTCATGAGTGCACCTAGATAACGATTGAACCCATCAGGTATATCTTGCCATGAGTTATCAGCATACTTCTTGGCACCTTCTGTATATACCCTCACGATGTCTTCTATCTCAGCCAAAGGAAGGAGGTCCCACCGGAGTTTGCCGTCGACCCGGTCGTTCTTCCCGCTGCCGTCCTTCCCGACGAACGGTGCGTCTGTCGTTTCCCACTCATTGGTATTACATAGACCCTCGCCGATAGGGCTATAATCCGTAAGATTATCGACCGTTTCCTCATCAATAATCCTTAATTTAATAGCCCTGTTTAATGATACAACCATTTCCTCGTCAGCCCAAGCATATTCATATGATGCTTTAAATAATGGGCATAATTTCATCATTCCTGTACGATCGGCGGTTTCAAGTACCTCAAATACCTCACCGTCATAAACAACCTTGTCGTATTTGCTAAATTCTTCTTTCATCTTAAATTCCTTTTTGCTTTATTATTATTACTGGATCATCATTAAAAGGAGACAGTATTCCAATATGCAGCAATATGCTTCGCTCATCCCCATCATTCTTTTCTGCTTTAAAGCCATTGATAACACATTTGTCACTAGATATAATAAAACCGCTTGTATCAGGATTATTTTCAATTGTAGCCCATCCCTTTTTAACTGATTCATGATTCCTTAGTTTATCAGCATCATCTTTCGTTAACCAATATTCCTCAAAAACAGTATCCGGATATTTGGTCTTTATTTCCTCGTAAGTATCATACCATGTCATATTTTCATGTTTTAGATTAATAAAATTCGCTAAGATCCCTGCATTCTGGTGTCTCACCTGTTATGGAATAAAGCTCACCAGATGATAGATATACGCAATGCGAGGTCTTCCCGTCCCTCCACTCGCTTTGCTTCGTAATCCCGCAAATAGCGCAGCGTTGGATCCCCGGCCCTGCCTTTACCCACGAGTGTCGTACGTTTTTCTTTCTCGTCCTGTTGGTGTTGTCAAGTTTCCTCATATTAATCCTCCAAAGTCATTATAATCTTATCTTTCCCGATAATAACCTCATTCCCGCTCCTTACATCAAAGCATTTCCCCTCATCTGCCTCCTTGAAATAAAGAGCGCCATTGTACTCGAACAAACCGAAGCCATAATCGTCTAGCTTCATTTCGTTAAGTCTCTTGAATTTGTATATTTTCCCCATATTTTCTGTATTTTTTATATTTTGTATTACTAAACACATCAAAAAGATAGATAAGATCGCTGCTATTATCCCTCCATAAAATTTAGTCGAATCATTCTTTTCATTTCCTTCTACTATCAAATAGATAGAACACGCCATTATTATAAAGGTAGATCCTAGTCCAATCATAACATTTTCTTTGTTTTCAAAAACTCCATCATATCCTCTGCGCTAAGCTGGAAGCCTGCCGCCGCCTTATGACCTCCTCCCCCGGGATAGGCTTTATGTGCCAGCGCCGAGACATCCACCTCCTCTTTGGTGGTATAGAATGAACATCTAAAGAATCTTCCGTTCCAGCAAAATGGCATCATCAGATCATGTCTCTTAGGGTTATACATAGATTCAAATGTAGTAGAGTTAAACTCCGTGGTATTCATACATATAGCCTTGTACCCAAATACATCAGCCTCGAATGAGAACATATTCATCTCCCCTCTGTTTTTCTCTACTATATACTCTATTATAGCCTCCCCGTTATTTATCATATCATTCACTAAGTTGTTATCGGCTTTATCTAGTACATTCTTAACAATGTCTACATCAAGACCGCAATATCCCCTCATCCCGTATTGGAACGCCATGACATCACTCCACTCGAACCGGTCATGATCCCATACATCATAAGCACTCAATAATTCTACCACATTAGGAGTTTTGATGTCATCGAAAAGATATTCCCACGTAAGCTCACAGGCCGCCGTCCCTATACACCTCTTGCCCTTTACCTCGTAATCCCTCATATCGTCTATGGCTGTCTTATGATGGTCTATCCATATGACATCTGTACCTTTATCCTTCCACTCATCGAAAAGGAATCTTGTTCTGTTTCCAAATGACACGTCAACTACAAATACCTTATCATATTTATTCACGTCAGGTATTTCCTTGCCATAATTGTAAGGAAGAAGATCAATGTTACCTTTGAAATACTTTTTTACTATAGCCGCTGACATTACTCCGTCAAGATCAGCCTCATGATATATACATCCTGTCATAATCTATTGTTTTTAATTAAAAAATCTATGTATTCTTTTATCTCCTTATTTCTATCATTATCCCAGTCAAATGTCTCGTTTATGAATTTGAAGTACGATACTGGGATCGAATGTAACATCCACCCACTATACTTTCCAAATGTCATTACCGTAGAGCCAAGGGGATGATCCGGCCTCCCGGGTACAGGGGAGGCGGTTACGCCCTGCGCCAGCCCCCTCCTTCGGTCTTTCTTGGCGGCTTTGATATCCAGATCTGTTTTCGTTACCTTATCCCCCATCGGGATATTAGTGATTAGTTTATCGCCGATAAACATCCCCCATCCATATCCCTTGTAGTTCTCTATGCTAAGACCCCGTATATCGCCGAATCTCGAAGAGTTATCGCAGCAGTCAACCACCATCGCACTATCCTTTCCATCCTTGATTCTCACGGCTCTACCAATGGCTTGATACCATGTAGAGAACGAGAACGTAGGTCTACCGAATACCACGCAGTCCAGTCCGGGATGATCGAATCCGGTTCCGAGGGCGGAATAGTTGAACACCACCTGCGTCCCACCTGACTTGAACCTCTCGACTATAGCCTCCCGTTGTTTCTTTGGCGTGCCTCCGTGAACTACCTCCGCCATGCCAGCGCATATCTTGGCGTTTATCCATTCGGCGGCCGTATTACAGCTCTCAACAGAATCCATAAATACCAATATAGACTTACAGCTATTCTTTAATATCATCAATCGGCGTAAAATAAGGTTGTTTAAGCCATTTTTTCTCACCGCCTCACTAATAGACTCAGCCGTATATTCGGAGCCGTTAGAATTAAGCTTAAGGGCATCTCCATTGAAATCCCATGTCTCATATTTAAGAGGTGTCCAAAATCCTTGCCTTATCATCTCCTCTACCTGTATCACGTGAATCAGGTTCTTGAAATATACCGGTCTCATACGAGTGATGAAATTAAGTTGGGAATATGATGTCTGTCCTATCGACATGTTTTTAAGTCTACATGGCGTGGCTGTAAACCCTATCACCTTTTTCGGTTTCAGTTCATTCATGAATGTCATAAACTCACTACCATCCTCCGGGCTATAACCAGCATGAGCCTCATCTATCAATACATTTCTGATCCCCATCTCCTTAAGCTTATCAACAACCTTCTTGATAGACCCTAACGTGGCGTATATCATGTTAGACAGCTCTTTCTTACCACAGGAAGCGGAGTAGATGGTAGCCGGTATGCCATACGACGTTATCTTGTCGTGGTTCTGTTGCAGCAATTCTTTTGATGGTTGTAAAATCAGCGTCTTATCTCCCATCAATCTAGCCGCCTCTGCTATCAGCAGTGACTTACCGCAACCTACCGGCCCTACGATTAATACCGGATCGCTCCTATCAGAGTTTATGTAATCGGAGATACTTTTAACACACTCCTCTTGATATGGTCTTAACTTGTATATCATTTGGATCTGTAGTTATCAAAAACGTCTTTTACGTACTCTAATCTTATCGCACACTCCCGGTCATCGTCCATTTTCACCATCAAAGTCTCTTTGGTCTTGCTTATGGCTATCACCTCTCCTACTCCTATCTGGGTATGGACTATATCGCCTAGCTTTATATTACATTTGATCATGGTCAAGCTTTTTATTAAATTCCTCTATCTTGCTCCTGTCTGTCTCCTTGGTCATCTTAGCCTCTTCCTTAAACATATCATACCCTTCCCGGATATTGTCGCCAACCATATTCTCTATCATCTCCCTTAGCTCATCGCTCCTTACGGCGAAGGATATCTGGAACGATTTACTTGTGCCTTTCATCAGGTAATCAATCTCCTTCTTACATTCTGCCATTAACCGATCCAGATTATCGAACTTAACGAACTTGGAGTTGCCGTTGGCTTTCCTTACCCCATCCTTGAAATCCTCCAATATCCCGTTAAATACATCCGCCATACACATCATGGAATGTAGCCATACCAGCATATTGAATTTATATTCATTATCAGCGTTATTCATCAAACTCACCAAAGACTCGCTTTTTGTCAACATGATCTTCGATTCCCGGTCTACGATATCCTTTATCTCCTGCCGGTATTTCATGGCGCCAACGAAATCCATCTTAGAATAACATTCATTTGATTTCTCTACCAATTTCCTGATATCCTTTCTAGACATCAGAAGATCCAATACCTGTTTTTCTCTTTCGTTTCTATCCATAACCAATTATTTATTGACACAAATATAATTAAAGCCTAGATATTTACCTAGGCTTTTTAATAAAGTTAATCTTTTTTATTCTTTCTTTTTGAATCATCCCAATCCGATGAGTACCTGCATGTCCCTTGTTTATGGATTGAGAAATCGCACCAAAAACACAAGGGCTTGGGGCGGGGTTCAAGGCAGGCCGGCTGGCGTCCCATGAGGTAGCGCTTCTCGTACTTATACCCCTGTTTGGCGTCGTCCCAAACGTGAGCTTGATAGCTATCTATTTTATTTGTCTCGAAATCATACATATCAAGGAGAATATCGTTAAGCTCCTTGACCGACCTCTCTACTTTCTCCTTATCCACCTTCACGTTCTGATTGTCCAGCATGCGGGTAAAGAAATAGCTGCACATATCCGGCAATACCTTGTACTTTCTCAGTATGTAGAAGGCGTATATCGGATGCTGGAGATTGTGAAGCAGCTTATCCTCATCGAATAACTTTCTCCCGGACTTCCAGTCTATCGTATACATAGCTATCCTGTCTTTTGTCTTATACTCTCCACGCCAGTCCACCGATCCTATGATATGTACCTTATCGTACGTCACGCCATCCAAAGTAAGGGGCTTGGGTAGCTTATAGGGCAGGACGAAGTCCTCCTCCACGCCGGCCGGTCTCGACCCCCGGATCACCTTCTCCATTGGCGTAAGATCGGACCATGCCTTTTTATAATTGCCAGCGGCATCCTTCTCAAACAACCCTACAATCCATCTTATTAACCTAGCCGCATGTTGCATGGACTCGATTTGGGATTTTACGCTATCAAAAGGAATCTGTTCTATATCGGCGTAGTAGTTGAATGCCTTGCTCATATCCTCATAAGAAGGCCTGCATCCGTTCTTGAAGAAATACTCCATCGTCTGGTGGATAACCGTACCATATGACGTAGCCTCATGCTTCTCCGTGGATCTATTCCCTTCCACGTAAGTTTTATACCACTTGTATGGACATTGGACGAACGTGTCTATCTGTGAATAGGATGCGGCAAGAACCTTCTCTCCGTTTATGACCTTACATAACAAATTATTCTCCGGTATTACCATAAAGCTTATCTATTTTTATGTCATGTCCGTATAAGTCCATTAACAGGTTTTGTAGATGGTGAAGATTTTTAATCTGAATAGGATTGCTTAGATCATCTTCCAGATCCCTAAGCCCAAGATAATACCCATCATCAAAAATCTCTATAGATATTCCGTAGCCTCGATATACATCCCGCCCCTTATCACGCTTGAAATCGATAGTATCAAGTATATTATCATCTATTTCAATAGGCATGACATCATCTTCCCCGGAATACCATTTCATTATCCCGTCATCAACCTCACGTTCAAGGACCAATGACTTACTTTCATTACGCATACCAGTAACGCACCCTACCCTCCATATATTGCCAGCCTTGTCTTTTACAAGATTCCCTATCCTTAGTTCTTTAGCCGAAATCATACTCGTCCTCCTCGTTATAATCGTCATCGCAATCATCGACAAGAGGGGTTTCTAGCCCCTCTTCCCAATCATCATATCCAAAGTCCATTACTTACCCTTAAACCAATCATACAACATATCCGCAAAAATCCCTACAGTTAGTTCATCAACAGGTTTATCACCGAAGACATCATCCGATATCCTTATACCAATCTTCTTTTCAATATCCATCAACACCTCTAATAAATCCAATGGATCCATAGCCAAATCAGATGATAAATTACTATCTTCTTTTACATCATCAATTACCTCTATATTATTAATGTAATTGAACTTATGCATTTTTTCAAATATCTCTTCCCTTGCTATCTCCAATAACTCATCTCTTTTCATAATCCTTTAAATAATCGTACAACATATTTGTAAGCTCTCCTACCGTCAATTCCTGATAAGGCTTGACATCAAGTACTTCATCAGGTATACATCTACCAGTTCTCTTCTCTATTTCCATTACGACTTCCACGAAATCAAGGGAATCCATGGCCATATCCGCACCCAACTCATCATTATCGGTTATCGATTCAGAACGATTAAGCCCTTTAAATTCACCTACCTTTTCGAATATCACTTCTTTTATCATTTTCAATAATTTATCCTTTTCCATAATCTAAATCGACATTTTTAATCTTCTACCTAATTCTTTTTTTATATCTGATATCCTTTCGATGTCCATCTTAACATCTCCAGTAATAGTATATTCCTTATCCATCTTCTTAGGAGGATCCGGCAACCGGCTTATGGCGAACAACCATGCCAGCTCCTTGTTCTTATTCTCCCTAAGATATAGATCGGATGTCATACCATACATCTTTATGATCGTATCGAATAACGTTGATTCCGATAAGCTCATATGTACGCTATAGACATTTGACGGCTTCCATATCAAGTTATCTAACCTCATCGTATATTCACGCTTGAGGTCTATATGGGATATCACGGCCCTTACTATAGGCTCTTCCTTGAAATTCGTGTTAGCCACAAACCAGATAAGCCTTTTCTCCACCTCCTTGATAGCTCCCGTATCCTTCCCCATATCGTTATATACCCCAACGATACGATCCCGGATCCCCTCAACCTCCGGGGTCAGGCCTGGCGTCTCTATCAGCATCAGCAACGACCCTCCCCTTGGTGTTATCTTCCACTTTCCGTTCTTTTGAGGCTCGATATAACCAGACGCCTTATAGCTGTCTATTTTCTCTTCTGGAATGACATCAGCCATCTCCTCTTTTTGCCGGATCATCAAGAGATACCCAATATCGGATATTGTCAACCCGGATGTCATCATTTGTTCAAAATTGATATACATGACTTTTTTTTTAAATGTTAAAAAATAATCTTATTCTCCATATCATCCTGTCGGCAATGCCATCATGACGATTCTTCTCATAAAACATTATCAATCTTTTCAATATACGTAACCTCTTGTCCCTCATTTCCGACGGGAACCATGCGTCTCCCGGACTTTTCCCGCATGGCCTGAAAAGGTCAAGCTCCGGTATCATCTCTATCGCCGATACCCGGCATTCAACCCCGTGCATTATCCCGGCCGATTTTATGGCCAAGCACATGAAATCCTCCTTCTCATCTCTTATGAGATCATATGCGTCCCTCAACACGTTAAGGCCGTCTGCTCTCGATAATCTCTTTTCCTTTTTCATACTGTTTAACTGTATAAGATTCATTAGCCATACCAACCCTGCCAACCGATATGGATTGATTTATGGATTGATTGAGATGCCCTATAACCGACATCTTGGCTCTAACCGTATTGGCGCATCTTAGAAGGATTCGATAGTCCTCTAAAGCCCGCTCGTACCTTACGTCCACCCTAGCCCTTTTATCAGCATCAGTCATGCTCTTGCATGTTCCGTCTTCTCTCAGGCTTATAGCGATCTTGTCCCGTATGATTCTGATATCATCCTCGGCTATCACCAGTTCGGCGTCAAGAACCCCCTTGTATGAGCTAAGAAGATCCTCCACCGCCACAACTTCCCTTTTTAGGTTCTCCAATTCCAATATCATTGAGTTGTCATTTATCCTTTTATACTCCTGTACTTTATTGGATACCTCATCACAGATACTCATGATCTCCTTTTCCCGTTCCCGATTTATGATATATCTGATGCTGTATTTAGCCATTTCCTTTAACGAGGATATAATTTCCTTTATCCCCATCTTATCCTCAACCGACAATACGGTCTTCAAGAACATTTCCAGCACCTTTATCACTACAAGCAAGTAATTATGTCTCAATCTCATGTCAATAAGGTGTTTCGTCATGTACTACATTAAAATCATCGCTAGGCGGTATGTATTGCTGCTCCAATGGAATACTGGGAGGCGGGGGCGGCAGTGTCACCACGGTCGTGTCCGGCTTGCCGCTGCCCACGGGGGCATCCGAGCCTCCTGGTCTTTCTTGACGCACCACCCCTCCATCAGGATAATATCGCTCATATCCTTTCATGATATCTACATGTATCGCATCAATCTCCTCTAATGACCGTTGACGGACCTTTACGATATGATGGAATAATAATCCATCCACACGGAAGGATCGTCTTGACTCGCTCTTGAAACGTTCCAGATTAGGATACCATCCTTGCGGAAATTGCATGTATGAGGAGTACCCGTATCTTTTCGGTATATTTAACGCTACCATAGCCGTACATAACTGTCCCAATGTATCTGATTGATAAAAATCAGATTGCTTTGGCATATGATCCTTTGGATCCCGCCGTCCTTCGATATCACGATTGAGTTGGGATATTATAAGAAAGAAAATATTAGGAAAAGTCCTTTTAGCTATATTGCACATGGTTATCAACGAGTCGATATTCCTTTTGGCATCTCCTGAACCTTGTATCAGGGCCGTATGATCTATAGACACGAATACCATTTTTTTATCTTTGTTTATTGGCATATACTCATTCCACAGAAAGTTTTGAAGCTCATCTACGGTTGATGGTTTAGGGATGTATGTTATTCTGCTGGAGTTTTCCTCCTTAAGACATTTCTGCATTTCCTTTATCTCTTCATCAGACATCTCGTTAAGGAGAATATCTTGTATATCCTTTCCCATTTTTTTTGATAGTGAACGCAACATCAAATCTTCTGGGTTCATCTCAAACTCACATCTTAACCATACATAATCATCTGCCTGTGGATTGATATTGACATTCATCACATTGCTCATGATCTTCTGCGCCAAATAAGACTTGCCGACTCCGGGCCTGGCGCCGATAGCCACCGCATGTTGTGGGTAGAACCCTCCCAGCAACGCCTTGTCAAGATAAGCGTATCCAGTACGAGCCGGGAGAAGCTCTCCCGACTGATACTTTCTTATTCTCTCATAGGCATCCATGATAATCTCCTTGGATGACCTCCATATCCTATCCTCACTCATCCTCTTGCGTTTCTATCGCCAGCCGTATCGGATTTAGATCCTCTGTTAGCTGATCTTGATTTATATCTTAACCCCTTAGCTGTATGGCATAGGTCCTTCCCCTTCCGATAAGCCTTTCCCTTCAACTTATCGGTCTTGTAGTTCTTACGACCCAACTCCCGTCTCTTGGCTTTCTGCTCAGGTCTGGCGTTGATCTTCTTATCCGTCTCAGCCTTCTTCTTTCTGGCTTCCGGATGTGTTCTGTAATATTCAGTCGATCTCCCCATCCTCTTCGTCCTCCTCATCATCATAATTCTCCATGATAAGATCCTCTCCATCCAGATATGAAGCTTTATCCTTTAGCCTAGATCTCATACTCTCATAAGGGTCATCTCCGTTCTCCACCTCCCATATGCATGCGTATGGGCCTATTATATCACTTAACTTCTCGGCTCGATCCTTACTTATTCCTTTCTCTATCATCTTATCCTTGCAATAAGACTTGTCGAACATCGACCCTCCTACATAATATCCAGTAGGCTTATGAATAAAAATTACCTTCATCTTTTATATAATTAATATTATCTACCAAATTTATTATTTCTCTTCTTTATACAGTCGCCATAGCTCATATCCATATCACACACCACCGTATCGGTCGTGTCGTTTACCACATGGAACAGGAACTCCGGGCACCCGTGGCAGGCGTTGCTCCCGATCGCCACCGCTCCGTGCCTAGGGCAAGCCTTCTTTACCATGGTTCTATCATATATCCGTATATGATTATCGCTATACTTTTCAATATATCTCATGGTATTAAGTAGTGATGGCAAAGACATCTTATATGGAGATATATGTTCTATTGGTATATCCAATTCACCAGATAGGCTTTTGTAAATATCCTGTACATCCCGTTTTGTTCTATACGTAAATATATTAATCTCAGTCATTACCATATCCATACTCCTAAGAAGATCCGGCCTAGCCAGCCTCCCCATAGGCTTCCCAAAAGGATCGGGTCTCATCCAAGCCCCACACTTCTCGCACCCAACTTGCTTCCCCTCCACCGTATTTATCATAGTGGATGGAACCTTGCAATACGGGCATACGGATCCGTTTAACATAGCTTTCTGGGCTAAAGACAACTCTCTCATACCGTTTCTTCTATCTTAACATTAAATAGATTGCAGAATCTATTAAAATTCCTGTTTTCTATTTTCATATCCTCCTCATACCTGTCAATTGACTTGATGAAATCATTGTAACAGTCCTTGCACATCCATTGATTGATCACCGCCACGTAATAACCTACGGATGTAGGTCTGTTACACATATCGCAAATACCTAAGCACCCGTATCTGGTAAGCTTATCCATCATCTCCTGTCTTGTTATTTCAAGCACCTTGAATCCCTTGTAATTATCAACTACCTTTGCCATTATTATAAATTTGTTTAATTATAAAATAATCCGCTATATCCATCCCCTCATCTATATTGGGTTTTGATTCTAGAAAATCACTTATCTCTATATTCATCCCCCTCATATCCTTGTTTACCTTCTTTCTCCATTCGTTGAAAGCGTCGCCCTTATCCGGGTACAGGACTATCCGCCTCCTACCCAATGTCTCTATCATCTCCCTCTTCAACATATGGATACCGCCACATGCCATGAACAACCTACTAGGGTACACGATGTTGCAGATAACAGCCGTCTTCTCTGACTCTACTATATACACCGGAGCGTCATTGGGATAGAAGTTGATAAGGAACTCCCCAAACAGGCATTGCCTAAGCAGGTAATCCTGACCGTCCAGTATATGCACCCAACATACGTGATCCATGGGAACCTTTACCCTCTTCCCGTCAGGCCCGTAGTCCATTATCTTCCCGGTCCGCACCACCCAATTCTTATCCAGTTGCCAGAACACACAGCACTTACCCCAATCCCCGAATCTCATCATCCCCACCTTATACAAGCTAAATGCCCTATTGGTATGATACGATCCGAAGATATTGGATAGATAATCCTGAAGATCAGATGTCTCGAAAGGATTAAGCGTCTCAAACATCTTGCTTACCGGAATGCAGTTGGCTATATCCGGATCCACGGGAGGTCTGTACCTCCTTAATACTTTGTTAGAATCGGTAAAAAGATCATTGCTCCCAAGCTCATTGCCTGTTGGGTATTTAAAATAACCACATTTATTTTTATGATCACATACCCCAAACTGCTCCCCTACTATCTGTCCGGTGGTTACATCTACGTACGGCGTAAAGCATCTATCCCTGCCGCATTGCGGGCACGTCAGCTTCTTTCTTGGCTTACTATGATCCAATTCATATCTGTGAACGCTCTTATTAAACTCCCTGAACTCCATCACGCTTTCCTCTCACTCATCACCCTATATATATAATCCCTCAATGACTCTTTTCTTATCAAGCCATTCAATTCAAAATCGCTTTCTATATCCAAAGAACCTATTCTTGATGTAACCGTATAATTGGTTTTCTCGAACTTATACTTACCTTGGAGATATACGACTGTAGCCATATTCAATATAGGATTATCGGTCTGTCTCTTAAGCTTATACTGGCTGGTCTTTGCGGTAGGATCACCCGGAGCGAAGTTATATATCTCCTCTATCTCCAATATCTTTCCGTAGTTCTCTAATATCATTCTTCTATATAACTCAAGCTGAAAAGCATACTCATCATAGAAATTGCCTTTCCTGTTTGATTTGAAGTCTAATATAGCGAATATCCTCCTGCATCTCTTTATCTTCTTTTTCTCTGTCTTAGGTTGACCTTTCTTGGCTCCCGTCTTATAGAACTCTCCTGTCTCGACCTCTATCTCCACCATCTCCGGCTCGCTATCCATCTCCACCACGGCATCCACAGAGGAAGCTACCTTCAATCTCCTTGACCTCAACATCTTCTCAATCAACACAGGTTTTACATGTCTTTCTTTACAGAATATAGCGAATGATATTAGGTCTTCTATCAACTCATCCATATTATCCACTAATATCCGCTCCATCCTATACTTGTCTATTCTCAACTTAGCTTCCTTGACAGCTTTTCTTATCCATGTTGGAATCAGTTTTATCTTAACTCCCGTCAGATACAATCCAAATAAGTAATGCATGATCGTACCCAAGTCAGCCCGGTAGTTAGCGTACTCGTCTGGGTCCTTACCCTTGAGTCTCATCTCATTTTTCCATTTTTCTAATGCCCCGGAAGTATCACAATACCCATTCGCAATATTATTGGTAGCCCCATCATATATGATAGGGTATCCATCAGCTCCCATTTCATAATAAACACGCTTGCCAGCCACGGTCATTCTGTATAAGACTGGTGTCGGGATATCCTTGATCCATTCAGCGGCATAATACTGTTGCTCAGTCTCCAGATCATACTCAATTTCTATCTCCTCATCAGGCTCTTTTTTAGGCTCGTCAACAGGCTTTTCTTCCTCATAGATATCTTCCTTCGGAACCGTTGATAAAACGTCTAATATGCCAAAGAAAGCGGTAAATTTAGGATCTGTATGATATGATCTTAATATTGGTAATGATGATCGCCAATAATATGATGGCGCATTCTCGTCCATTGGCTTATTATGAACAAACTCTATTACAACACCATCATCCGTGATAACCACATGATGTTTTTTGGATAAACGAACTCTCATATCATCAAACGATTCTTGATCGCTTATGACTTCCATATCCATTCCTTTCTTATATATCGTATCACTTATAGCCTCGTATCCAAGAGCTAAAAGTAATTTTTGTTTTCTTCTATCCATGATAATAATCTGGTTTTTAATTTACCATCCTCCTCGACTCTAGGTGCGAGATCCCTCATCCTTCTGGCTGCCAACAGCCATACGTTGCCAAACTCGTCCAAGAGCCGGCTGAAATCCATCGTATCTAATAGATAATCGAATCTTGTATGCTCATCAGCCGTCAAGTAGATAATGTTATCATTATCCTCAGCAACTGATTTATATTTCCGTTTAGGGTATAAGTGGCATATGTTGCTTACCCCCGGACATGGTATGTATGCGCCGGTAGCAGATCTCCTTGTCATACTCAATCTAGCCACATGGACGCCAAAGAAAACGGCTAGGCTCTTCCCCTTTGGCTTGGCCTTCACCCGTATCGCCGCCCTTTCCTTTGGCGGTAGCTCCTTTGCTCTGCATGCGGGACACAACCCCTTACTCCTTATGGTTACCATCCTTCCGCATCTCTCACACGGTAACATCCTACCTCTCATGCCTTTTTCTTTTTATAACTTTTATTGAACTCCATAAGGCTCATAGCCCTATACCTCTTAAGCCTATTAATCTTACCCTCAGTCCAATCTTGATCCTTGAAGTTGATGATCGTATCGAATATCTGAGCCAGCTCCCGGATATTAAAATTCCTGTTCTGTATTTTTTTATAGAACCCCGATCTGCTATATCCTAATTTAGAAGCTAGATAAGTTTTGTTAGACAATGTGAGGATACGATAAATCGTACCCTCCATCTTGCTTATCTCCATCAACTTCTCGGCGACGGATGATGTGGTCTCATAGCTAGCTTTATTGCTTACTATTCTCATGTTTCTCCGGATTCCTGATCTTACCATCAAACTCATAGAAGTCCATCAGTTTCTTCTCTTCCTTGATACAAGTGACAACGAAGTCTGATATGGTTCCTTTCATGCCTTCCTCGAAATTCTTTTTGGCATGATCAAGGTCATTGGCCCGAACGATGTAGTTAAACGCCTTGCGTTTCTCATTGCCCGATTTCTCGTCTATCGTAATATAATCAGCCGTGACCTTATAGAACCGGTCTCCATCCATGGCGAATAATTCCGCTATCCGGAATCGTTTGATATCAACACTAAACTCACCGGAGATAAACGGTTTCATCTCCTCTATGATTCTAGCTTCACACTCGGTATAAGAAAGAGCATCTACTAAATATTCTTCCTTAACCTTCTTCTTCATGCCATTCTCGGCATCGGTCTCATAAGAAACCGTACATTTAAACCAATTGTGCATCTTATTAATCTATGTTGTTGTTAAACAATGGGTAATCCTTTATCCCTTCACGAATATATCTTTCCGTATCATCATCCACGTCATAAGCTTTCTTAAAAAACGTCATAGCCGTATTCGTATCATGATCCACCAACGGAAGATATTCCTTTACAAAAAGGAATCTAAGATGATTCATATGATCAATCTTATTTCTTACATCGATTACCTTCGACCAGATCTCGGCATGGATTTCACTCATTCTTTTTATATCCTTCTTGTATTTATCTACCTGATCTTTATACTCCTCCTCAATCTTATTATTCTTGTCCTTTATAGATTTGTAGGACTCCTCATCTTTCGTATCAAACATTGGAATATGTTTGATATTGATTATATCCAACTTATTATATATCTTCTCATTGGATATAGTGAAATCGTATGTAGTCTTGTATAAATCAAACTTACTTAAGAACTTAGCTATTTTAATAGCATCATCCTGATTAAAAACAGCTATGCTCAATCCTTCTAAAAGGTAGAAGAAATTAGATGGAGAAATAGGTTTATAGTCGTATGTCTTCATAACTGGAGGTTCGTCCACAAACCTAACACCCTCCTTAGCGCATCTTGTTATGATCAATCTATCTATCTGCTCGTCAGTAAGATCATATATCTCCTGATCGGTCATCTCATTAATTGTCTTCATCGTCATCCTTCTCCATCATTATAGCCTTTACCGCCTTTTGTTTATAAACCTCACTCATAAGGCAGGTAAAATCCATATCATCCATACCAGCCATAACATTGGCTTCTACTTCCAAATTCATCTCAATGTTCATTACCGAGACTTCATAGTTACTATCATCTTCTTTATAGAAAATGACTTTGCCACCATACTCGAAACCATCATCTTCGGTCTTAACCATATCGATGATCTTCTCCAATTTCTTTACAAACTCACTCTTTTTCATATATGCAATTTTTATGTGTCTACAAAAGTAGACATTTTGTTTTTGAATTAAATTAAATAAACATTATTAATAGTTAATACTATCCTTTCTCCTATCATTCATGTTTATTCCTTCATAAGCTCAACATAACATTTATCCACTCTGGTTATTGTTCGATAGTCATCGGTACGGATACTATATCCTTTATAGCTTTTGACTATAGTACATATTTCTCCTTTTTCTATAACCGTACCACCCTTGCTTTTTAAATGGAAAAGGGTTTTTACGATTTTATCCAAAGCCCCTCTTTTTAAAGATGGGATAGTATCATATTTCATATATTCTTTTGATTTTCAATGTATTTTATAATTGTTTGTTCGGATATATGCCCTACCGATTCTACATAAAAAGATCTTGTCCATAATGTAGGAAGCTCTCTTCTAAGAGATTCAAATTCTTTTCTTAACATGTTAGCTGTATATCCTTTCAATTGTGAAACAATATGAGATACACAATCAGAAGGAGTTGCTTTTATAAATAAATGAACATGATCCGGCATTATCTCCAGTTCTTTTATTTCCCAATTGTTTTGACTAGCTTTTTCGTATAGAAGCTCTCTTAATCTTCTTTCGATATCTCCTACGAGTTTCTTTCTTCTATATTTAGGGCACCAAATTATGTGATACCCCAAATTATAGACACTTCCTCTGTTTGTTTTCCACCTGCTATCCATTTTTTACTGATTTGTTTTGCAAATATAGTATACTGTTATTATATTTGTGCCGTAAAAATAATTAAAACATGATCTCATACAAGTACAATATATATAAATCTAAGAACACTAAGCATTTAGATAAAATGCTTAGGGAATGTGCATTTGTATGGAATCATGCCTTGAATTTACAAAAACGTTATTACAGGAGATTTGGAAAATATATTTCACTGAACAGGCTTCAAAAGCACTTTGCCAAACGAATCAAAAGAATCCTTTTGCATTCCCAGACCGTACAGGAAATCCTTGGACGTCTTGACAATTCCTATAAAAGGTTCTTTAAAAAGTTATGCAAAAGACCTCCGAAGTTCAAGAAAGCAGAGAAGTTTAACTCCTTTGTATTTAAACAGGGAGGATTTGCTTTGAATGGAAATGTTTTCACGATCAATAAGATAAACAAGCGTTTTAAGTTCTCATATTCCCGTCCTTACGATGGGAATGTAAAACAGGTCAGAGTTTTAAGGGAAACATGTAATAGATATTCCATTGTCATCGTAACAGACTCGAAATCGAATAAGACCTATGAAAAGTCACGTAATGGTGCATCTGTAGGGATTGATTTCGGACTTAAAACTTACATGACATTAAGCGATGGAAAGTCTATTCAGTCTCCTTTGTTTTTCAATAGATATCAAAAGAAGATAAAGAAATGTAATCGCAACCTCTCAAGATCTGAAAAGGGATCGAATAACAGGAAAAGAAGGTTGTTCGAGCTTCATCAGACAAACAGGAAAATCATGAATCTACGTAGTGATTTTCAATGGAAGTTAGCACATCAGTTGTGTAAACAATATGATTATATTTTCATTGAAGATCTAAACATTGAAGGAATGAAACGTTTGTGGGGGAATAAGATTTCCGATCTCAGTCATTCTTCTTTTATTAACAAACTTACGTATATCGCTTCAAAGTATGGAGTGATAGTACATAAGATTGACAAATGGTATCCTTCTTCCAAAACTTGCGAATGTGGCTGCATTAATAAAGGTCTGTTGTTACGCGACCGCACATGGGTTTGTCCCGGATGCGGTTCTATCAACGACAGGGACCTCTTAGCCTCTAAAAATATCCTTCGGAAGGGCATTTCCGAATTGGAGAGTACGGGTAATTCCAACGGTTGCAAAACCGGGGTCCCGTACACTTGTATCCAAGAATCCCAATCACTTTAGTGGTGGGAGTATGTCAAAATTCTTCTACTCTTTTTCATGTTTAATGTTATTTAATGTTTTAATCACCAATCTCCTCTATCATTCGTATTGCGCCATGACCATCTGTTTCGCGAAATCTTTGTACGCCACTATTTTTCGCGGATTTGCTCGCATTCGTATTTCCCCGATACCTCCGACCGGAGACAAGGCGCCTGTATTAACACCTCTTCCCATGTTTATTCCTCCTTGTTATATAATTGCTTGTTTTTATATTCCAACATCCTTCCCATCCTCTTTAACCCAATTAACTGTATCGCAATACCAACAATACCCTGTCTTGGAATCCTTTTTATGAGAATGGGATCCACATGTGGCGCACCAATAATTATCATCCATATTGTATGTATAACTTTCATCCTCATGCATTTTGGCTATTCTAGCTACCCTATCCTCCAGCAGATCCTTTAGATAATGGCATTCGTAAGGTCTATCCTCTTCCTTTAATATATAAATATCGATATCCATCATGCTCCCCATCCTGTCCGTACACATACACTCGGCGGCATGGCGCACGTTCCCTTCCGGCATCCCCGGAACTATCTCCCGGATCACCGCCTCCATCTTCTCTTGGTATTCGGTGTCTACCTTGACCACCAAATCCTCTAATTTATCTATTAAACTCATGATCTTTTTACTTCTTTGTATATGACATCTGTATTGTCTTCCCTATCTATATTGCAACAACAAGAATACATGCAGTAATAACCCCTGTTATTAAATACACATCCATCACAACTGCTATCATCAATCTCTATTACCTCCAATTCTATTTTCTCCATGCCGGTATTATATTTAAATATACTACCTATCTTATGATATCCTATATCCTTCAAATACCTTATATGATTATTTTCGTTAAATAATCGGTTGATAAATACATCCATTTTATCGTTTAGACCATTTTTATCTAATAACCCCTCGCACTCATTTTTATTAAATCCAAAGGATATCATAAAATATTTTGCCATATCAAACCTTTCCAGTTCCACCAATTTTTGTATGCATAGCCATATTCCTTGTCTTATGCCTTCTTCTTTGGCTTCTTGCACTCTATCTCCCATATTATTTTGTATTAATTAAGTAACAATATTTCTCTTCGCTCTATTTTGATCATTGATGGATTATCGTCATGATCATACCAATATAGATACCATATACCTCCTCTATTGGCCTTCCACATCTTCCCTTCATATTCCCCCGATGGGATCGTTACTGAATATTCTCTAAGACCCTCAAAGGTTTGTTTGGTCATTAAAGCGTATTCCTCATCAATTTCTATGTATCTCCTATGGGGCTGTTTCCATAACATCCCACGTTTGTCTGTTATCTTAGGTATTATATTCTCTCCATTCATGATGCTTTGTAAATTATGTATTAACTATTGTATATCTAACACTCTCCCCATCTTCCCTTTCGCATCCCAAGCAACCTGATTTTACGCAATCATATATATAATTTTCAAAAGCGCATCCCGAACATCTATCACACTTATCTACTCTTAATGTCATTTCAGACATACCAACTTTATAGTTAAAGACTTCCCCTATTTTATGATACTTAATATTTATACATATAGTATCGTTTTCACTTATAGTACTGCCTTCACTTATCATATTCTCACGTCCAAACATATTGTCAATAAACTTAATCATCTCATCATTGAATGATTCGCTTTCTTCTTGCAGCTTCCTACATTCATCCTCGGTCAATCCACAAGAAGATATCAGCTCCTCCGCGGCTTGCGTCCATCGCCCGTCGTAGGCTAGCTCCTGAACCGCCAGCCATATCCCTTGGTTCATGCCCTCCATTCTTGCCTTATCTAAAATATCCTTATCATTCATATCCTCAATCATTTATATCCTTGTTTCTTACAATAATCTCTATATTATCCAACATCTTATCTCGTAATACCTTTTCTACCATCCTTGAAACGATGTTAAAATCTCTGTTTTGAAGCTCATTCTCCACCATAACCTTAATCCACCGCTCTAAATTATTATCATTCCCGTAAGTATTACGTATACACCTCTCAACATATTGTCTTATATCAGATCTAATTGCATTGATTATATCTTCCTTCGTAAGCCCAAGCTCATTATGGATATAATTCTTTATCGCTTTATATTCTTTACTTGTTTTTGTACTCATATTTATCCCTCCTATTCAGTCATTTTTTTTAACAAAATTTTCCCATAACATATCAACATCATTGTAATGTCTACAACAAGCATTCTGTATTCTTTCTATCAACGGGATGAACCATAACTGAGTTATTCCGTAACGAGTTTGAATTATTCTGCATAGGTTTATTTTTATTATCTCCATGTCATCAATACTAGGAGATGTGTTGTTATCATCACATCTATCTAATATTGTTTGAATTGTAGCCAAATAATGATCCATGTCTTAAATTGTTAATTATATTACCATCTCCCATTTCCCGGCGTAAACAGTATCTCCCCTGTCCTCACCCAATGATTCCAGTTATTTTTAAGTTCATCAATATCATACACCTCAGCCGACTTACCGTTATCAGATCTTTTTATGACCGACATAATACTTTCCGCTCGCACGCTCCAATGACTATAACAGTCTGTTCCGCACCCGCACGCCGTGAATCTCCCGTTATCGAACTCCCAGACCAGAGGCCGGAGGCCGCATCGTGGACACGGCAACCATTCCATTGGATTCTCCGGCTTCTTGTAAACATCAATACACTTATACTCTACTGTCATAATTAGTTCTATTAAATTGATCTGATCTTTTGATCTCTCATCTCATTCTTATCCTTGAACATCATTATCCTATTTACAATCCCCTCCGATTCCATGTACGTCGAGAATCCATGTATTCTTAGATATTGGATGGCTGATAATGATTTTTCTAGCACATCTTTATATCCTACATCTATCTTAACTTCTTTACCCATAGTCCTCCTCCATTTCTCATATCCAACTTCTACTCATAACACTATTATAATCTATTCCATTATTCATAACCACTTTATTAAAGGCCTCCTCGGTATACGCCAAAGACTCGCCCCTATTAGCTCTCTCGATATTTTCGCTCATCATCCCCATAGCCTCGATCAAGGCCGCTGATGAGTTGGCTATTAACTTAGCCGCTTCCATTATCTTATTATCATCCATAATCATATTACTTTAACTTCCTCGTTCCACAAATGTCTTTCATATACCATGGTTGTTCCTATTAGGATTCCGGTATCTTCTCCCCAATATTCAAGTATTTGATTCCTGAATTTGTGACGCAATTTTTGTATTCCTCCCTTGTTTTTATCATAAGAAGAGTAATCTGATAATCTTACTGTCTCCATCGTTTACCTCCTTCATTTGTTCGTATGCCAATCTTTCAAGTTCCGGCATGGTGTTTGTTTCTTCTTATTTTCCCCCATACTTATTTCTCATTTCATTAATATAGCTCATATACCAATCTCTTATATCCTCTTCACTATCCATGCTATACTCTTTATTGAATGGATCGTATCTGATAAACTCCTCTGTTCGGCAGAATGGGCATGGAATCTCTTCCAATGGCTTGATTAGAACACCATCATCACCTACATTATCCAGATCATACAATATGCCATCTATGCAAGTCGCGTCTGGATAATTCGCGCCGAAAAGCGGGAATTCTGGACATGTGTTTCTCATACTTGTACTATTCAAATTCGTTCTCATATTCCTTTCTCCTATCCACTTCCTTTAAATTCAAACCATCAGGTGTCAATATCTTCTTTTCCAACAAATCAAAGAGAAGCATCGCCCTTGACTCCACCTCTGTTTCCCCAAATCCGCTATATACTTCTGTTGGCGAATCGTAGGCATTGTAACGAACATAGGCAGCTTCGTAGTATTCGCTATCCTTATTCGGGAAATATTGTGTCAATTGCAACCAGTCATCCCATATTTTTGATTTACTGATATTTATCATACTTGGTAGTATCTTCCCAAGCTCATGACTCATATAAGCCGGTATGAGGTCGCCTTCTTTTCTATATGAATACCTCATTGTATTTTGTGTAACTGATTCTGTTTGGGATCCCCCTCCTTTCATCTCTTTCACAAAATAAAATTCCGACTCTGAATTTACACCCAACTCATGCAACTTTAATGCAAGCTCATAAGGGCACATAAAATTTTGATATTTCATGTTATTCTATATTTTCGTTTCTGTAATCTCCTGCATAGTCCAGCCATACCCTGTAATCATTTCTGTACTTGGTCGCCTTTATTTTCATATTCCGGGATATACTCTTATTCACATTTTCACTAAGTACACTCCTTAGCTCCTTCTGTAAGACCGCCCCGATAAGAGGATAGACGTCCAAATAATTGCCTTCACACTTTTCGAAATCTATTACCTTGTTCCCTATTGCCCGTTCCAATGCCTTATCCATTGCCTTTACGATGGATTCTTGTACATCTTTATATCGATTGATAAAATCCTGTCTTATAGATACCATATCTCCTTCTTTAATACTCATATTTTCTTACGTATTTATATGTTATTTTATTACTCAACCAAGCCAACGGGCAAGGGCTGCGCCTTGTCTTCCCCGACCGCCTACCCATATACGCCGGCTCCACCGGTAACGCTACCCATGACATCTTGGATGTCTCTCCCGTAAATCTGATAGTGATTGCCATAGCTCTCAAATGTTACTTGATAGTTGTTTAATCCCATCCTAATTGTCTCGCAATACCTTTCATCTCGCTATACGCGATCCTGTGACATCCAGCAACCAATATATCATTCTTATAGCTATTGATCTTCCATTTGTGACCGGTTGTATCCAATACCATATCGCGTTGGAATTTACTGCCATTGTGGAAGAGCTTTATCAATTTCCAAAGTCTCTCAGCTTCAGCTCGTTCTATCTTGATATTCTTGCTAGTCTCAATTATGCCATTCTTGATGCGAAGCCATACGTTAGGCTGATCATCCTCCAAATAATAATGTAGATATAACTCCAGAATCTTGCCAGACTTCCACATCTCGATCTGTTCTTCAAATTTTTTCTTGCGATCTTCTTTTTCTTTTCTTCTTTTTTCAAAAATTAAAGCCTCTTTTTTCGCCTGACTGTCTTTCCATCTCTGACATCTGGCCACATACTCAGCCCACGTTCCTTCACCACAAATCTCATCTACTATCACATTGGTCGTTCCTAAAGTTTCTAACGCTTGATGATTTAGCAATACCTCAAACACACGCTTTAACTCATGGACATATTCACTTTTAATCTTATCCGATTCATAAGATAACTCATGTTTAGTTCCGATCCAGGTGTTTGCGCTCTTTTTAAGAAGACTCTTGGGAGTACCCATATTAAAGAACTCAATATAATCCATTAGACTTCTAAATACTCCCCAAACATCCCTATAAGACAGGCTTGTTCTAACCTTCTTGTATTTCTCGATAACCTCTTTGATAAGCTCCAATTGACTGGTGATAAAAGCCATGCTGCCATCATCAGACATATTATATCCAACAGAAAATACCTTTGAACCAGTTGGTATTGCACTACGAACACAATGTTGATGTTTACAGGTAGAAGAAGAATAATACTTATCGTTAAGCAAATACGCCTTTTCACCACACTTATTTCTTACGATTCTTCCAACCTCAAAATGATAACCATAAGAATAAATACTTCTACCTTCAAAGAAAAGATTACTACCTCTTGCGGATTCTTTCTTTTCGTTTGCCCACAAATGAGCGACCATAGAGTTGTTCATATCTATTAAGTTTTGAGTGTTAATTATTGATTATACTTGCTAAAAATAACATCGACACAAGTTCCGCCAATAGCGTTTGCGTCATTATACGAATAAAAACCTTCTGTTCCCCAATCCACACCAACTGGACAACCATCTGCATGTTTTACAAAGTCATCAACTTCTTGCGCTTCCTCGTCAGATAACCACGTCCAATCATCATTTATCAAGGCTCCAACCCAATAAACCGGGAGCCTGTATCTTATTACCTCTATATTCATAATCTCATCAATTTACAATGTGAATTTTCAAATACGGGAACCATTCCATGCGCCCTGAAATACTCGGTCGCTATTTTAAAAGCGTACAAGGCAGGTCTTTCTTGGATATTTCGTGTTGTCTCATAAAGAGATATTGGCTGGCAAACATAAAATTTCTCATTACCAAGACACCCAAAAACCCCATCCAAATAACTTTCATCACAATTAGGGCCTCCCAGTATCAACAAATCACATCCTGTCTTTCGTGTTCCGAGAATAAATGTCTTGTTCTTGTTTTCCGGAAGCATGAATATTTCCTTATCAATCTTAAACCAGTCAATCTGGCAACTCTCTACATCACGGCGAACAATCTCGTCAATCTCACGGGCATATTCTTCTTGTGTTTTCATACTATTTCATTTAATTGTCCAACATACACATCCCCATTCTCATAATAAAGTTGATCTTCGTACTGATTATGATGAAGCTCTTCATGTATCGCATCTTCATTATCAGCCCAATACTCGTACTCCTCATGCCATGACCTGAAGAAATTATCATAACATTGCTCTATCAAATCCTCTAAGGAAAAACCCTCCGGATAAGTACACCATGCATTGTAATAATCAATTATAGGTTTCAGGAGATATAAATCATAACACATCCCTGTCAATGGGTAATTATCTCCATAGTCGAACATCACCCTGCTATACTTGTGCTTGTATTTGTATTTCCCATCAACATATTTACCTGGCGTGGAGAAATACCTGCCCTTGATAATACGTGGCATAATGTTGTTGTTGATATACCTGAACAGTAATTTGCCACATAAATTATTAGGATATATATCCTTATCATAATCAGTTGGATGACAGTATATAGGATCATTGTACTTGAATTTGAATCTAAAATCATACCTCGTATATCCAACTTCCCAATCATAAGCCTCAGTATTTGTCAGATCCCCAAAAGACTTCATGGTGCTTATATAATCAGCACCATAAGCTTCCATGCAACAATCCATTATATTCCAGCGCTCACGCTCCACGATCCTTTCTTGTGAATCTTTTGACAGCTCATCAAACTCATACAGTTTTAATACAATCTCTTTCATAATCCCTCCTCTTTTAATATAACTAGATCCCTAACGTCAATCGAATGACATACGTACCTCCTTATGTTCACGTTTAGAGATATGATTGTAGCTATTCTCACGAACCACCACAATCCAGATTCAGATGTCATTCATCCTTTATCTTTACGAATGGGTTTTCTACATAAAACTCCACTACATCCTTAGATTTTATAGATGTCACTATACCGGTGGTATCCACAAATCCATCTGTTTCATCCATTGTCAAATCTTCTATTTTATCTCCCGGCAGAAAACAAAGATTATAGTCTTGATCAATATACATAATCATCTTTAACCTAACCATGTCATCAATGATGCCTTTCATTCTCTCCACGACATCCAATTGATCATTACTAAGCATTAATCTACTTTTTGATGATTCCACTAACCTTATGTCTCCATTCCTGTCAACTACAGTTAAGTCATTGAATTTATACACATCTTCACATGTTCTGTAATATGTTTCCTTACAATAAATTTTTCCTTTATTATCTATTTCAACATCAAAACATTCCAACTTACACTTGACAGCTCTTCCGTTTTTGTATTTCCACACATCACCTATTGGAGCGAATCCGTATAATGACTCAAAAACATCATATATTGATAGTTTTGTCTTAGGGATGCTCTTATCCTTTTTAAAACATTCTTCGGACGAATAAAATAATTTCCCATCTAATGTCTTCTCAGCCCTACATCCTCCCCATGTTCCTACATATCTAACTACTCCATATGTAAAACTGATCAAGATTTTATCAATCTCAAACCACTTTAATTTTCCTGACATATCGTCAAAAAGATATCCACTCTCTAGATAAACCGATAAATGCTCTCTTATTTCCATAACAATTTATTTTTTAATTAAACAACATCATTTGCCTTGATCGCTATCAGTCTCAATACTCCTCTAAGTATCATGGTTTTCATGATACAACTCATAATATTACATTGAACTTCTCATTTAAACTATCTAAAGCTCTTTGATACTCCTCTTCCTTGTCGAACTTAATTTGAGTACTGTTCTCCAAACCAAAGGACAGGGTGAAGGATATAACCCAGCCCGATCCGTCCACGGCCTGCCCCTTGGGCCCCCACGACATCACCTGCTTCTTGGATATATACCAATTTCCTATCTGCACGAAGTCAGGATAGTTGTTAGTCAAATACCTTATCTGGATATTCAAACAATCGAAATTATCAAAAGAAATTATGTGATATTTGCTCCTTATCCGTATCTTCAGAAACGGATTGTTCCCGTAATATGCGGCGAATGCCGACACCACGGACATAGGATACCTTACGCCTTTTATTATCACCCATTTCATATACAATACCTCCTTATATTAAACTATTTAATATAAATTCATCTTCCTCCGTTCTCTCATTCATAGGCTTATTTTGTACCGTTTTGACAAGATCAAGCACCTCATCCCAAGTCCTTTCTGATAGCGTCCCATTATTTATGCCACAACACCTACATCCACTAGAAAATACCGGTATCATACTTCCATCACACATCCTAACGAATTTATATCCTACATATTCATTGCATAAGAAACATCTTCTTACTGGGATAAACCTTATTCTACCTCTATTAATGATACTTATTAATACCTCACGATTCATATTATTCCCTTAATTTACGTTTAACCTCTTTAACATACATAGGAGAATGCAATCCCCTATGCAACTTTATAGCCCGATCTATATCCTTTTTAGGATTGTGGTGAGATTGATATATCTCGAACATTTCCCTAGCCTTGACAGGATTCGTTCGATCTTCGTATCTATATCTCCTTTTCTCCCTTTTAAGGCGCAATATCCTATTAACCTCATCAACATATATCCTTTTCATTTGCCACCTCCCTAAAGCCCCGGATGAGGCGTTATACGCTCGATCGTCATCCTTTGACTCCACGAAAGACAGGGCGGCCGCCAGCTTATCCCATACCCTTGCCTCTACCACGGCAGGGCTTGGGGCGTGGGGCAGGCCACCGTTCCCTTTTGGCGGTGTCAATATTATCATCACCGTCAAGAGCAAGTATCTTATCATACTTCCTTGTTTTTATAAAATTCTTCTCCAAATCTCACATTATCCACATAATCCTCCATACACTCATGAACAACTATATGAATATCCCCCTCCGCATATGTTACCTCGGACATCAGCCTCTCATTAGTCATCCACCAAGAACAACTATCAATATACCGTGTCTCGAATCCATGATCATGCAACACATACATAACATTGTGATTTAAAGCCCGGCTCATCATTACACAATCATATATGATATAGCCGTTGATACTCTCATGAAACCATCCGAATGCGCAAATATATTTACTCATTAGCTTATACAACTTCCTCGCCACTGGATTAGGTATTACCTCATCCATATCAAAATCCATACTCTCCTCGATAAGCTTATCCACATCCCGCTCCTCAATACAAGCCCTAGGCATGCCTTTCGCCCTCACATGAAGGCGTGATCGACTATCCCGGCTTAATACCGTCCCGATATACTTCTTTCCTTTGGTATATCCAATATTATGATTCCCAGCAACGTGAAACATAATTTTATCACCTATGTTAATCTCTTCCATATCCAAGATATTTATATTATTTGTTATCCTTTTTATACGAAAAGGGGATATAATGGCATAATATTATGATATCAAGACACGAATACGTTATCTATCATATTATCATACATATCCTCCATATAACGTTATTTATGGCATTATATCGTATATGATGCTGCATACCATAAATACGTCCAATCAATCCTCTTTTAAGCTCTTATCGCTATTTAGACTATCAGCTATACTCAATATCTTCGAAATAAGAGCCTTCTTAGGCTTGTAGTCATCATTTACGCTTATAACCGAGTAATTATATACCACGCCTTCTTTCGACACCTCCACACCCACGTATTTAGGCGCAACAGCATCCCTATGCAACACGATAAACGGGTTTTTACCGTCCAATTCATTTATCAACTGGTTAAACTGTCGCCTTGTCATCTGATAGTGATATTATTTCCATGTTATAAATACGATCTCTTTTCACCCTTATCTTCTCGCATAGCTCATCGAAGCACCCATCTTCTTCTAACCTACCAACATAATATGATACATTCGATTTAGAGCTTCCTTGAAGATATATATATCCTCTTATATTCCTTGAGAAAAAATTAGGTAAGACCATCTTTTGTCTCTTATCCTTATTATCCATGTAAGATATAACGACAACCCATAATTCTGGTTCCCGTTCTTTTACCGATAACATAAGATCGAGACCCGATTGACCATTGATACTCCTCCTGCCAGTTTCGTTATAACGAAGAATAATATAATCATCCGCTTTATCATCCTCAATCATCACGACCATAGGACTATTACCCTTCCCATTATCACATAATACTCTTGCCTCTTTTCCGTTACGTAGATATACCTTATCGTAATCTCCGTTTTTGTATATCTCGAAATCAAACTCTATTACCATTTTATTTCCTCCTATTGATATATTGTTGCGTACGACCTTCCTCTATCTTCTCAAAATAAAACTTATTCCCGTATAACCTTGTAAAACAGATGTTATACCCGAAATGCTCCGCACGTCTGATTTGCGCATAACCTCTACTGATGTCCTTATCATCAATCAGCGTAACAAAACAATGTGATCCTACCTCTGTGTTTAAAACCAGATTTTCCCAATCTTTTACCTCCATATCAAATCTCCTTAAATAATTTTTTGTTATGATTATCGCTATTATACCATTTATCAATATTATCGTACTGCTTTGGATAAACCCCATAAGACCTACACCACCTAGGTAACGGCCCGTTCAGCACGTCTAACGCCGTCTCAAGGTCAAACGTAGCCTCCTCCTTGACACAACACCCCGATCCACTTCCACAGCTCGGTATATAAGCTCTACTATACGCTACGCTCATCCCATATTCCCCATGACTCAGATACCCGATGTTGGGTGAATCAGGGAAGGCGTAATACAACATTATATAATCACCCTTACTCCAACCTCTATTATAAGTATCATCCTGCCATACGAAAACCCTGCAACCGGCTTCTTTTAATTCCGCTGTCGCTCTTTTTAAAATATTATCTTCCATACTACTTACATTTAAGTTATGCCAAGGCGCCGGGAACCGACCCCGGACCATATCCGCACACGTACGATCATGGTATTCCTTCCGCCCCGCCAAGGTTTTGGTTCAACATTAACAAACTTTCATATCCTCACACATCTTAAAAAAGACCTCTCTTATGATCTTCTTGTATAAGATGTATATCTCATCATCATCCTCATCAAACTCCACTCCCCATGAACGTAATAAATATCTAATATCACAATCCGCTATATGAATCCTGAATATAGACGGAACGCTCATTATGTAATCCTCAAAAGCCTTCTTAATCCCGTCCCTTTTGATATGTTCTTTATACTCATCCTTGAACACACTAAGCATAAAAGATAGATATTCCCTATCATATTTAAACTGCTTCCCATAATTATCTGTATCTATATGATCCAGTATATATATTTCTATTATGTCTCTATCGTATCTTGACATACCTCTTCCTCCTCCTTTTGATATTTTATAACCTTTTTCTCCCCATACGCCTTCGCTAACTGGATAAGTTGACCGGTAAATACCTTGGTACGGTGTTTTACGATCTTATCCACCAGCTCCGGGCATCTGGTTCTCCATCTATAATTAACCTCACCTTTAGCTTTCTTCTTGTAATACCTGTAGAATGTTACGGCTACTACCACTTCCCCATTCTGTTCAAAAGCAACCAAATCGTAATTGTTGTAAGTTATTTCGTTCATCGTGTAATATATTTTATAAATTCAATCACTTTCTTTGGCAGTGAATCTATATCCTTCACTCTTTTACCAAAATTGTACATATGACTTCTATGCGGATAATAATCTCCCGCATACATCCCCACTCCTAATGGATGGAATGGATCCTCACTACATGAGAAAACAGGATAATACACCACCCCATAACCATCCTTTATATTTTTATTTACATATACTATGGTATATCTATCAGCCACTTCGTCGCCAAAATCATATACTCTTACTTTTACTTTCACGCCATCCACATTTGTTATAATATTATCCATATATACCTCCTTTGTTGTTCACTATCCGACTAATCTATTTTCCTTCCATATAAGGTGTATGTACCATACCATCCCCTATCCATATTTACCACCTCAATATGATGTATGTGATAACAACCATTAGCTATTCTGCCGCAATCGGCTATCACCATAGCTATATTCCTATACCCAGAATCTATGAAAACACGAACCAACCTACCCCCGCTAAATATAGACACCTTGATATCGTCTTTCTCTTTTATAATCCTTCTCATATCATATCCTCCTATCAAACTAATCTATCATTTTACCATAATTAGTATATGATCCACACCACCCACGAGCCTCATTCGACACCCTAATATGATCAATGGGCTTATCCCCGACCATATTATTGGCGTACAATATTACATCTGACATACTTCTGAATCCGGAATCCTTAATGGATTTTATAAGCGTCCTATCATACCCGAATACCAATATCTTCACAATATCTCTTTCTTTCACAGTCCTTCTCGCCCTCATAACATTCTAGCCATAAAATAAACAAACATAA